GCGCGCGGGTAGCGGTACTATCGGACATCTGAGTAGCGATTTCTACAGCAGCTGGAGAAAAATCAAACACTCCCTTACCGGCCCACTTGAGTATATATACAAGTAAAGTAAATTCATTTCCTGTTAGTACTTGTTGAGCTTGCTCAATATATTTCCAATCTATAGCGCGTAAAAATGATTCTTTACTATTTGTAGAATGAGCTACTTTATCAATAGCTTCTTTTGGAACTTCAATAGTTTTTTGATTTGCATAATTTGCCATAAATATTAGCCTCCTTGCCTTGCTTTTCGCTCGGCAGATAATTCCACTATTCTTTGATGTAATTCCGCTGTATCTTCAAAAATATATACATCAAATTGTGGATGATACTCATTGACTTCAGTGCGAATAATAGAAAATCCATATTTTCGTAATTCATAAGCAAGCCAACGAGTATATACACGATATTCTTTCTTTGTCATTTTTCGTCCTCCATAAGTTTCTCCATCCTAATTAATAATGTCGTGGACGGATTATCTCTCCTATTGATGATTTTGTTTAAATGCGAGCGGCTAATATGTAATGCTTCCGCCGCGATACCTTGATTTGGAAAATGTTCTTCCATAAATTTTTTAAATTTTGCTATTGTTTCCTCAATCAATATTCCCACACCTCCTATAAAAGAAAATATTACCTATTCTTTCATAGAATAAGTAATATTATTAATCTTAAATTCTACTAATTTTATCCATATATACAAAAAAGTTTCTTTCCTTCTTCTTCCAATTCCTCATACTTATCACGCAGTTCACAAAGCTTAGGTACATCATCATAAGTTCCAAAGTAATTCCGGCGCGCACAGGCAACTTTAATCATATCTTCAAGATTTTCTTGAGTAATTTCTACTGGGCAATCTTCTTCATTATTTGGAATAAAAGGACATTCTTCAACAAAATGCCATGCCTTACGAGAATAAAATTCTTCCTGTACTTGAGGAGAATCATACCACCCTTCGTGTTTGAAAACTTCACGATTACGTGCGCTATAGAGTGTAAAATCCATTCCCATTATTCATCGTCCTTTCTCTTTTTCTATAATAATTATATCACAAATTATAAAAATGTCAAATAAGAGGAGTTCAAAATTGAACTCCTCTTATTTATATCCATGTCATACATAATTTAATATAATTATCTGGAACTTCTAGATATTGCTTCATGATCAATGCATCATCAGCATAACGGCCTTCTTCTAAACGTTTTTGTACTTCTTGTTTAGAAGCAAGACAGAAATAATCCTCACTCATAGAAGCAAGACAGCCATTAGCATTAGCACATATTCCGCAAGCTCTGTTTCCAATTCCGCACATTATTTATGCTCCTTTAAAATAAGATTCAAAACAATTCCTACAATCATTGCTAGTGCAGTCGTACCGATACTAACAATTCCAAAGTCGCAAATTGCGCCTGATACGCCTAATGTGAGGACAGCTGCGACAATAGTAATATTTTTATTATTGTGAACTAAATCAATATGATTATCCATAATAGTTCTAATACCGCTTAATGTAATGTACCCGTAGAGCACCGTAGCGCAGCCGCCAAAAATGGCACTTGGAATACTTACAAGGAAAGCCTGTAACGGCCCAATAAATGCGGCAATACCCATAATGATAGCAGCTAATGTGATTACATATTTAGAACAAATTTTACTAAAGCCTGTGGTACCAACGCTCTCACCATAGCTAGTATTTGGCATCGCGCCAATTAGAGTGCCAAGAGCAGTTGCAGCGCCATCACCCATTAGAGTGTAGCCGAGGCCGGGTTTCTGTGTTAAATCAGTTCCGATAACAGCACTTAGTGCCTTGTGGTCTGATGTATGCTCACAAATTGTAACAAGGCTTAATGGTAGGAATAATAGTAGAATCTGTGGTAGATAACTCCAGTCCCAAGAACCAAAATGTAGGAAAGCAAAATCTGGTAGTTGGAATAGTTTTACGCCATTGAATACACTAAAGTCAATAATTTTTACGCCGCATACTGTAAGTAATGCTGCGAAAGCATATACAATTAGGATTGCTACAAGGAATGGTAGATTCTTGATAAATCCTTTTCCATAGTGAGAAATTAGTGCAGTAATAAGTAGTGTCAACATTCCAAGTCCAAATCCAATTAAACTGTACTGGCCATTAATTTGAAAATAGGTTGGCAGGAATGTTGCTAGATTAAGACCAATAACGGCTACAATTGGCCCAATTACAACAGGCGGCAAAACTTTATTAATCCAAGCAGTACCAAAATGATTGATTGCTAAACCTACAGCAAAATACACAAAGCATACAATTAAACCACCAATAAATACTGCAAGATAGTTAGGTGCGGTTCCAAGTGCCAATGCCCCAAGTACGGCCGCGACAAAAGCACCAGAAGAGCTAATAAACATTGGTGATTGGCCTTTAGTAAATAGCTGATAGAGCAATGTGCCCAAAGCAGCACCTAACATAGCTGGCGCGATAGGCACTCCACAAATCTGTGGAATTAGTACTGTAGCCACAAAGCAAGCAATAACCTGTTGCATCGCCGCTACGAATAGTCGTTTTGCAGGAAGTTTATCATTAATTCCATATAACATAATATTTACCTCTTTACTGAATTAGTATAAGTTTTAGGAACATTTACCCAAGTTCCAGTGACTGAATCTTTATAATCACTACCACCAACTACTGGATTTACATGAGTAGTATAGACTGTAGATTCCGGATGAATTTTAAAAGTATCTGAATCAATTTGTGCCTATGCCGAGGTGTCAACACAAGTAACTTTATAATCATACCACCATGGTTTTGTACAATCATCTTTGGTCCAAGTAATATCCCATTTATCCCATTTATCATTTCTAGAACAATCACATTGTCTTACCCAAGGCGCATTGATGCGGCCGCAACGAGGGCATTCCCAACCTTGCTCTGCCTTAGGTTGAGTATATGGGCAATGCCAAGTTGTACTTGTACTTGTACTTGTGGTTGAATCTCCAACCTAAATTTTATCTGTAGTATTCATATTTACCTCCAATCTGATGTATATTCATTATGTTCATGAAACTCATTTTCATGTTCTTTAATAAATGTAATAGCGTCATCAATATTACTAACAAGAATGCCGCCTTGTTTAATTAAACCAGTAACATATAGATTCTGATAGCTGTATTGCTGCTCGCCAAGTGAGGCTGCACCGCCCTTATCTTTTGCTTCACTATGTGTTAAGAACATTTGTCTATTGTCAGTACAAATTCCGACAATATACTTATGATCGCCGCGTTCAATTTTTTCATGGAACTTACCAATTTCAGCGCAAGTTCCCGCGGGAAGAACATCTCCATCTATACAAGCTACAAGAATATCGGTTTTATTTAAGCGTATATTATCTCCATTTGCAATTTCTTGAGAGCCTGCAAATTTTTTCTTTCCTTCAACTCCATTGATATCTGTATTTTCAACAGGAGAATATAAATCTACGCCTGGTAATGCGGCTCTTAGTTTTTGTGCCCATTCTGTGTTGCGTAAAAGATCCCCATAAGTAAAGATTGGGCCAGCTAAGTAAATTTTCATATTACTTTGCCTCCTTATGCGTCAAATCCCATAGAATATCATACATCTCTAGCTTAAATCCTTCTGGTTGCTGTTCAAGTGGTAGCATCCACCAAGCGAGTCCTGCATCTGGATGACGATTAAAATATTCTTCAATCATTTTATTATATATATTTTCCATATCATTTCTCCTTAATCTAATGTCTGAATAAAATAACTTATATCCTCTTTATTACCTTTCTTGTCCAAATAATCTAATGCTTTTTCATAATACTCGTAATATAAATTACCATAATGCTCTGATAATATATCATTTCCTTTATGATAATGATCCCAACACTTATGATTAATTATCATTACTAATTCTGTCAGATACTTAACATCGTTCTTCCATTCATCGTATGCGCGTTTAGCTGTGTCATCAATAGCCGCGCTGCCAAAATGTTCGGCAATATCAAAATCAGACCAAAAAGTAGTAAAGTATTTATAACTCATTTTATTCCTCCATTTTTCTTTTATTATATCATGAATTTAGGAAAAAGTCAAATATATAAAAATAAATGGCGCCCGAAGGCGCCATTTTATATTATAGAAGCTAATTCCGCAATTTCGGAACGTTCTGTCTTTAATAATTTAACACTACCAAATAATTTATTACCAGCGAGCGATTTAACTAATCTTTCAAGGCCATTATTACTTTCAAACTTTTTCCCATCTGTCTAATAAGTATCCCCATTAACCCAAAGTTCAGAATTTTTACCACAACGACTGACAAGTAGTTTATAGCCGCCGCCAGTGATATTCTGTCCTTCAGATACATATAGAATAGCATTATCCCAACTACAGCCGCGAATAAAACCCAAATTCACAGCTTCAATTTGACCTGCTTGTTGGGCTATATACAAGCCTTCTTCCCCTAATATACTTTCAATGGGGCCTAATCCCCAAGCAATTTTCTCCTGTAATGATCCTTGTAGGAATCCTATTTCTGGAGCATCTTTAAAAGGTACTAAATTACGAATAAAAATAATTTTATCTTTTTTACCTCGTTGGATAAGTTCCCAAGCATGTAAAAACATAAGGAAATCTTTGCCTCCACCGGGCACTCCAGATAGAAGCTTAACTGGAATATTAGGATTTTGTAGTAAATCAAAAGCCATTTTTTGCTCAAGATTTAAAGGAGAAATTGTTCGTCCAAGAAAGTCAGAATGTAAATCTTTATATTTTAGCGGGCGATATTCGCTCCCAGTCCAAAATAATATATCTTTTAATTCTGGGCCTTCATATATTTTACAAAATTCATTTGTTTTAGCTTTTAGTATATTAATTTTCGAGTCAGTATAAAGCATCGCCATTTCTTGTTCAGTAGGATAATATTTAGCCCAGCCGCACCAGTGCTCATCTTCTTTTTTATTTGCAGAGGTATATTCCGCCGTAAGGTGCGGCATTTGTAATGCAAAAGTATATTGTGCTGCATCACTAGTCATAAAAACAATATTATTGCCCTATTCTATTGCAGTAACTTCTGCCGCGAGTAAAATCCTATGATCATTAATGTTGCTTAGAAAATTATACTTTTTTAATAGTTTATCAATCTTTTTATTATCAACTATTACTGTCGTATATACATTATTTTCTATAATTTTTCTAATCGCTTCTCGTGCTTGATACTTAATTTCTAAATTATACTCGTTAGTTTTTATATGTTCTAATTCGGATAAAGTTAAAGGACTAATTGCAATATGGCTTCCTTCAAGATTTTGATGCAATATAGCAGATGTATCTGCCCAGTGAGTAATCATTTGTCATCAACTCCATAAATATGATCTAAAAGGCCAACTTTAACACATTCATGAGCCTTCAAGAACCATTGCTTACGAGCGTGGCTATCATATTCTTCAGGAGTAATGTTAGTATTAGTGAGTATAAATTCACGAATATCTGCATCTACTCCTTTATTAAATTCCATAATATCATCTGCAGTACGAGCTTCGCTAGATTCTAATGCTACATATCCATCATGAAGTAGAACATAAGAAGCAGGAAAGCCATATCTAATTACATTTTCGTTTTTACCGCCTCCTGCAAGAATAATTCCTGCCATACTCGCGGCCATACCGGGTACAATAATATTTAAAGGTTTGGAATATTGTGAAATATATTGAGCGAGGTAGAATCCATTTGTAACACTACCACCCGCAGAATTTAAAATAAGAGTAACCGGTTCAGTAGAATCATCCATTTCAAATTCACGTAGCGGTAGAAATACTTTTTCAACCGTTTCATCGCATACATAATCATTTAATATAATTGTACGCTTATTAAATAATTGATGAAAATACTGATATGTTTGAGGGTCAAAAGAAAATTTTTCTACCTCACCAAATAGTTCTTCTAAATCCATAAGAACCTCCTTCAGCGTGAGTCTTACTCGCGCTTAATTAAATATTTTAGCTAAAGTACAGTCTTTAGGATCAATATCGCCTTCTCGGATTCGTTTTAAAAGCGGATGTCGAATCGAGATGCCATTTCCCTCTGAGTCTGCTTTAGCTGAAGAAACCATCATGCCACTAATTGCTACAGGAACTTTCATCCAGCGTGATGGATTATCACGTAATTCAGTCTTAAATTCATCTGTAAGTCCTGCAACTTTACACAATGGAACTTCATTCATATCTTTATCATAAACGGAGACTTGTATAGCACCAGGCCATCCATTCCAATAGTTGCGGGTCACTGGAATATACGCGCCTCCGGATTGATACTCTCCGAAATATAAACCTCGTACTAATTCGCCGGTACGTTGTTTCTCCCACATATCCCAACTGGCGAGGTCTTTACCTGTATAAATTTTTTCACCGGGAATAATACCTGTAATAAAGGCATCAATTTCAGATGAGATTTCTTGTTTTACCTTAACTGTGTCCCATGCGTGCGGTCCACGTTTCCCTGGCACATACACAGAATCTTTGCGATAACAAACTGCGCCTTCTCCACCGGATTCAAAAATTTTACCCATTTTATCAAAAAAGGTAAAATCCATTTCATAATAGGTTACTCCTTCTACTAGTGGAGAATTAATACGCTTTACAACCTGAGGGATAAGCTTAACACGTTCTTCAAAATGAGTATTCATATAGTCTATGCCATCTAGTGCAAGTACGTCAAAAATACGCCAACGAAGCGGATTAACCTTTTGCCGCGCGAGTGCTTTTTCGTGGAGGCATCTAAGTATAGATCCGGTATCTTTATCAATGCCTCCTGGAAGATAAGTTTCTCCAAGTATTACAGTGGTTTTATTAAAAGGTCTTATTACATCGGACCAAAAAAATACTTTATCTTGAATTTCTCCATAAGTACCAGTAGTTTTTGATATACCTCGTGTTTGAAGGAGCGCTTGAGTAGGGGAAATTATAGCTCTACTCCAATTTCCATCGGTTTTAATACCGAATAGATAATCTCCTGATTCAGCAAGCTGCTCTAACTTAAGGCGCCGCGATTCAGGAGTCATTGTAGTCGGCATAGACCAATATTTCATTGGTTCTGAGGTTGCATAATCTATCATATTATTCTCCTTAAATATATTTTAAATCTTTAAGTATTGTAATAGCGCTTTCCTGTAAAGTATTTAAATCTTCGTCATTATGAATTACATAATCAAAAGCAAAAACATCTAATGAAGTTTCACTAGGATGTTCGCGCTGCGTTTCTGTTAAAGCAGGATTTATCCAAGGGGTACCATCGGCATTTGTACGCTCAATACGTACACTAACACTATTTTTTAAACTGGCTAAAGATATATCTACTTCATTAGGAAAACGAGCATCAGGAATTATAGCGACATCAAAATCACTAGTTGGTTCAAAAGCTTGAATTAATCCTACTACAATACCAGTCCAAAAATTGGGATGAATCTTTCTTACTAAATCTGTACCAACTAGCTATAGTAAAGATCGGCCAACTTGATCTTTCTTTCCATCCCAGTCTAGAAAATCTCTACAAAACCATTTTACCGCATCTGCGTAATGAATAATTAAAGTTTTTTTACCATGCTTAGCTAATTCTTCTTTCATGAATTTAGCTACTGTATCTTTCCCACTACCAGATTTTCCACTTAATATAATTGTGCCTTTCATTTATTCATCATCTCCATTTGTATGTTAAAGTAGAAACGGAGAAAATCTACTTCTTCTTGGGTTCCAGTAACCATATAATAATTGGTAACAGCATTTAAAAATTTGGCCATATCAATAGGATTATCAAACATTAATGCGCACTCCCAAGCTACTTCTGCGTATTCACGCGTCTACGGGCTTATATTTTTAAATATCTCTGTCATTTTTGATGCTCCTTTTGAATTTTACTAATAGCATTAAAAAAAGCTTGTACTTCTTCTCGTGAGTCTAAATTAATTTTTAATATTTGTTTTGGCGCGATTCTTTCATCCGCATCGGGATAATTGAATATATAATAACGTTCTTCCTCTAATTCCGTATTGTTAATTCGGCTACAAAGATGCTTATTGGATTTATTGCTGATGATTTTTATTATATGAATTTGGCCTTCCTAAGATTCTTCTATATGAGTTTTTGACGTATTTAATTGCCCTAAAAATGCTTTGTAATCGTCTTTCTCAACTTCATAAATATTATTCTCCATTATAAATTTTCTTCTCCTTGAAAATTTTCTTTCATATTTTGTGAGGCTGCTTGCGCCAATCTATCACATTCATTATTCCAATAACTATCTCCATGGCCCTTTATCTTAGAAAAATGATACCAAAAGTTATCAAAATAAGGAATAATTTGTATCCATAAATCTTGATTGGCTACATCTTCGCCTTTAGAATTAATCCAGCCATTTTGTTGCCATTTAATGTACCATTCTTGTAGATAGCAATTAATAGCATATGCTGAATCACTATAAATAATTACATTTTCATTTGGATGCCGGTTTTTTTGCGCGAATTCTAAAGCATTACGTATCGCTAACAATTCCATACGTTGATTTGTGGTCCCATATTCGCAACCGGCGATCTCGTAAATTCGTTCACCGCCGCGCAGAGCAATAAAACTCCAGCCACCAAATGTTGCTTTCGATCCTAATTTTTTACAAGATCCATCAGTATAAATTTCTAATTGTGCAACTTGTGCTTTGCTTCGTTTACTCTGAATCATTTTATCCTCCTTTTACTTAAATTAATTATAACTTAATTTAAGAAAAAAGTCAACTATTTGCGGGCGGCGTTTCAGGCAAGTTAATAATCTAATCATAATAAACTTTGCCTTGCCCATTTCCATTTAAACCTTCATGATAGACTTGGTAAATGTCGCTGACTTCCTTTTTCTCTGCCGCGGAAGCCCATTTACGCTCATCTACTAGAATTTTCTTCCAATTATATAATGTATCAAATAGTTCCATTTTTGTGCCTTCTCCAATAATTGCAAGTCTTCCATCAATATGAGTAATATGATTTTGAAGATTATCGACTTTAGTTTGAATTTCTGCAATCTAGCCGCTCATTTTATCGACTGAGTTTACTACTCCCTATAATGTTTCACTATTCTTTTCGGCTTTATCGAGAAATTTATCCATACGCATTAATCGTTTTTGCTCTTCATCATATCTGTTCTTGAAATATTTGAAGAAGTCGCCTATTTTGGACATTGGTATCACCTCCTTTGGAAGAAATATATAAATACCAATTGGTATTATACTCCTAAATTTTTTAAAAATTCATTAAAAGCTGCTAGAATTGTAATACGAACTTTGGTTCCACTTGCAGCAGTTTCGGCTACAGACTACCATTGCGCTATAATTGGTAATGGTCTATTAGTTAAATAGGATGAAATTGCGTTATCCACCGCAGTGGTACTAATAGTAGCTCTCGCTGCCTACCCATTAATAACCTAATGACTAATATCTTTCATGCCTTCATATGTAAAACTTAATAGCATAGAAGCTGGTACATATACTCCATTTAAATTATATAAATGAATCTATTTAGTAATTCCTAATCCAGTACCCTCTTTTGATAACTACTATGCGGCATTTTCTGCAATTAATCTAACGTCATCAAACATTAATAGTCCAGCAAATATTGAAAGATACTATTCCATAGTTCCTTTTAATTGACCGCCAACCGCCAAGGATGATAAATTCATTGATAAAAAATCTAATGCATCACGCTAAGGTAATGTTAGTTTTGCTAAACCATTAGCACTATATATTTTATCTAAATAGTTCATAATAGTTAATTCACGTCCATGGAATCCACCCATATCATTTGTTTCAGCAGATTTATATAATTTTAAACTTTCATGATAAACGAATAAGTTATTAATTGGTAGTTCTAAATCTTTTATATCCTAATCTAATTGATTAATAACTGCTTGAATTTCATCATTCATAGCAATTTCCTATTCGGTTCTATCATCAAATCTATTTTTTCGCTATTCTTGCTCATATTTAGTTAGAATAGATTCAATTTGTGATAGCGCTGGCATTAATTGATTTTTAATATCTGGTTTATTTATATCTACTAAAATTGAACCCAAATGTAATATGTCGGCACCAGTGGCTCCACGTATTTTAATACTATTTCCATCCTAAATAATATTAATTAATTCAAATAAGTTGCCATGTGCACTAGACTTTGCGCCAACATTAAATTCAATATATTTTAAATTTTGAACTGCTTGATTATTTTGAAATTCTTTAATAAGCTATTTATTTAAATTATGCTCTTCTGATAACTCACGTTTTCGTTTATTAATAATATTATCTTTATTAGCTCTACTGCGACCACTTTCTACACTTTCAATATTTAAAATAGTACGAGCAGCATTAAGAATATTACGTAATTCTGTTTTATCTTCATTAATAGCGTGCTATAAATTACTCTAGTACTGTTGGCTAGTATTATTATAGTTTGTAATAATTGCATTAAAAGTATCCGAACTAATTTCTGTTAAATCCATTAAATTGTTTTTATCAACTTCCTCTTGCATTTTTTGTTGCATATCTAAAGCGACTACTGCAATAGCTGCGGCGATATCTTCTCCAGAAGTTAACATTTCAATTAATCCAGACGATACAACAAAATCTTTTGCTGCCTATCGTATTCTTGAAGCATAACTATCTGCAAGGCGCTCCTATGCGCGTGTTGCTCGTCCAGTAATATTATTTAATAATGCCTACGTATCACCAGCGGCGCGAAAACGATAATCATCTTTTGCCAAATCTTTCATTTTTACTTTACTATGTTTTTTAAGATTTTCTAAACGTTTACGAAAATCTTTTGTAGATGAACGTATTACATTTAAATAATTTGTTAACTCAATGTAAAATGAAGTAAGATTTTTTGGATTATCTAATGCTCCGGCATCTAATTGCTTCAAAAAAGTATTCAATTTTTTATTATTAGGTAAAGCTTTTTTTAATGAATCACGATATTCTTTAATAACAGTTAATTCTTTTAAACGCTCACTTTCAGCAGCATTGCTTAAAAAAGTCAATGCGGACTAAATAATAGAACTATCTTTTGCTCCTATATCAGCGCCAACTGAAGCAACCATTTCACTTGCAGAAGCATATAAATTTTCTTTTAATGCAGCGACCCAAGGACTATTATTACCAGTATTTAATAAATCATTCATGTATACAAATTTATGAGCTGCATTAAATGCTGGAATACCATAAGTAAAATAATGTGGATTTAAATTTCTGGCCATTGTGTCACCTCCATTAAAATAAGCCATCAAAATTGATGGCTTTTCCTCTATAAAAATATGTATTTTTATTAAAACTGAATCACTTCAATTTTTTCAACTTGATTATCTTTCAATTCAAATCCTTGCGCTTGCATTGTAAGTACATTTAAAACAAAAGCACGACCAGTAAAAGCTGCACCAGTATCCATATCTAATTTTTCACCAGTATACGCTGGATTACTAGTAGGCGCGTATTTAATTGGCTGAATTTTATTAACTTGAATATCAATATAATCTGGGAGGTACGGAGTAGGTGTATGCCCAAAAATTGCTATACGATTTGGCGCCCAACCTATATTTAATGCAGATCGGTTCCATATTATTGCATCACCGGTCCATGGATCTATTGGAAGATTATCATATTCACAGTCAGCAACACGCTTAAATGTATTATATAGTCCACCGCTATGACAAAAATCTCGATTACCAATACTAATTGTGCGCGGCAATTTTTCAATACGTTCAATTAAATCCATTGGCATTCCATCCATAATCCAATCTAATAGAGTCGACATACCACCATTATATAATGAATCTTGAATAGCGGTGTATCTATAATCAAAATTCTTACAAGCAGAAAGAACCGTTTTCACTCGATCTCGATCTGCATTTTCAAAATTAAACATCTGTTTAATTTCTCGCGCCGCTTTTGTGAACATATCTTCATGATTACCCATTAAATATGTAATATGTGGGTCATCTAGAAGTTGCTTCATAATATTATATCCATCTGGTCCGCGGTCAATTGCATCACCGCCAAATATAATCCAAGGTGTGTCCTCCATTTCATAACAATATTTCATAATAGCATCAAATAATAGACGACAACCATGAATATCCGTGAAAAAAAAGACATCATGCATAATCTCACCTCTCTTCTTGTATAAAAATTATACACTAAAATATATAAAAAGTCAAATAAAAATTAGGGTTCCGGATGGGAACCCTCATACTGCCGAATTTTACGATTCAATTTAGCAATAATACCACGATTTACTTCTTCACCGCGGGCTTTCAATAGGTTCCGACGGTATATCCATCTGAGATACTTAGCATATTCACTCATTTTATCCACTCCTTATCCCATTTAGTATTATCATCTTTATCTTCAGATGATGCCCAAGTTATTGTGCCTTGTCGCGAGGGATCATAAGCATCCCTTGCATGTTCAAAACCACAATTATAAGCATTATCTAATAGTTCTACAAGTTCATTTTGAGATAAATCATATCTATCTCCGTTGTTTGGCAAGGGAAAACTATATTTACTTATTACCATATTCCATTCGCTCCAATAATCTAATAGCTTCATCATATACTTTAAGAAGTGTTTCTTGCTCTTGAACCAAATCGCATTGGCCGCAATTGCGATCACAATCACGGCTAATGCATTCACGTTCGATTTCTAATATATGAATTACTTCAGCTTTTGTCATCTATATTTTCACCTTTATAAAAATCATAACCGCCAAGAAATACTTTTCCATCATTTAGTAATCCATGATATTGAAGTGGAGCAAGCGCCATATGTAATGGAGATTGAAGTCCATGTACATCTTCAATCATAATGTTAATTTCTTTATCATCATCATATTTAGAAATAACTTCACGCAATTCTTTAACAGTCATTATTTACTCCTTAGCTATGATATTTGAGTAGGTACTCTGGAGAGACGCACTTGAAAGAATGAATACCATCAGGAGACCGGCATACAATACCTTCTTTCATCTCACCATCAATAACTGAAGGCTGGCTATTTACATATTCACGAAGTTCTTCTACAGTATCAGGAAGGATATAATTATCATTGAGAATAGGCACGCAAGGAATATTGTAACCCTTTTCAAGGATCTCCTTCATATCACAACTATTCCAGCGGCCTTTATCAGAAGTAATCAAGTTAAAAGCCATAAAATCATGACCATTAAGTCCATAAGTATTACGCTGAACTCCTTCACCATAAGTTTCGCCCTGAATAGTCACCCATTCAGCCGCGGGTAAAATATCAAGGAGCTGTGAAAGAACTTCAAACATATGATATTTCTGTGCCATTTCCCAATAAATGTTAGTATCATAATAACAAGGCTTATCTACGCTATCAAAACAAACATTCCGAGAACAAACGTAGAAATCTTTCTTTTTGAACTTTCTACGTTTCATGGTGAAAGTAGTGCTGGAACCATCGCATTTCTCAGTAACTATCCAAGGATGCTTATTCTGAAGCACAAAAGGCATATTCTCTATTCTCTCTTCATCTGTTTTTTGTACCCAAGAAGGCCATCCATTCTTCTTATCTTTCTTCTTACCAAAGAAGAAAAACATAATCTTACGGCCCCATTCACGACGCATCATCCAACGTGCCCAAGGCTTTTTAAAGATAACTGCATGCCGCTGAGCCATTTTCTTATACTTATCAACTGGTGCAGCCTTACGAGCATTATCTTCTTCATCTGCATAAGTTACACCCAACTGCTTAGTAAGAAAGCGCGATTCATCTACAGGAGTATGAATCTGCTCCCCGTCATCAATTTCACCCTGAAGAGTAACATGCCAACCAAAATCAGAGGGATGCATAAGCAAGCCCTGAGAAATAGTTTTGCACATCTTCAAAGTCTTAACTTTATAATTGCGCTTCTCAAGGAAAGCAAAACATTCCTTATCAGAAGGAACACGAGAATCAATTTCAAAATAAATAGCGGGATCGCCCACTTTAAACTGGCCTTTCTGCACAATTACACGCCAGCCGCCAACAATTGCGTGTTCTACGCGGTCATAACCAGGAATAGGTTCAATTCCATCTACAATTACTACATAAGCAAGTTCGCGCTCAGAAGCTGCGTTCAACATATTTTTCACTCCTCTCTTTCTTACATAATAATTATATCATAAATTTAAAAAATGTCAATTACTTTCTCTATGTTCAATTCGCCATTCGCCTAACTCATCATCAAACCAAACCATTAATACAACTCTTTGCCCATTCTTCCAACCATATACATAGTTGCGCGCAGAATATGAAGTAGAACATACTTCTTCTATCGTATCCATTGTTCCATATTCTAAAACAACTTCACATATTTTATCATATAAATAATCATGCATTTCATTACTCATACTCTATTTCCTTAAATACCCATTCTTCACCAATTGTACGCCACACACGGTAAAACTTAGTTTTATTTCCTAAACGTCCCTTTACGATTTTATCTGTAGTATCTTCTGTATGATAAAATTCATAAATTTCATCCATTAGATGATGTTCAAAAATAACATCTTCAATTTTTGTATATATCCATGATTCATAATCACACATTTTCTTACCTCACCACAAATCTTCACTAAAGAGCGGTTGTACATTATATTCTTCCTTTAATTGTTTATGTGCCCAAGCATGTTTATATGCTGCTATACGATTATAAAAAATACCATTTTCATCAATAAACCCTTGATCTAATTCTTTATAATCAATGTTTTTCTTATATCCAAGTTCATGAAGAATATAAAAGGCATCACAATGTCTCATACATGGAATAATAACTTCTTTATTTTGGCGCAAATCTGCTATACGAACTGCGGCTTTAACTATCATTCTTCCTCCTGCGTTATAAAAAATTCAGTATGTGATCCTACATCTATTTTAGTTCGCCCATCATCTTGCTTCCAAGTTCGAGTATAATAGCGTTTAAAAAGTGGTACTTTAGAAATATCAAAGTCATTGCCATGCTTATCTATTGCCGCAGCAATCTTTCGTGCATTACAATTTTCGATAAAATCATCAATTGTTTCATTAACATCTTTCCAATCGCGGCAGTCAGCGATAAGCCTTTCATTTCCATCAGAATTTTCAAACCACAGTTTCATTCTTATCTTTCTCCTCTTCTTTAATTATTCCATTATATGTTGGGTCAAAAGGAACCCAAATTGGGGTAGCGCACTGTGGGCAATTTATTATTTGTGTCTTTGGCACGTCATCAGGCCCATATCCAATAATAGCATAGCAACATGGACATCGCGCGATCCATCCTGCATAGCGTGAATATAACATTTTCATTTAAAACTCCTTACAGTACCAAACAATAGTACATTTCTCTCCATTAATTTCTTTATGCGCCTTTACTTTCATCCTTAAGTTAATAACCATACCAACTTCAAAATTCTTGGCGCCTGTCTCCCATACATAGATATTATCTTCGGTATCGCACATAATATGCGTATGCTTTTCACCGAAATGATCTTCACGCTTTGTATTTTTTGTAATAGTAACTTCTTTTTCAAGCCAATCATTTTCTTGTCCTTGATAGGTACTAATATTATTAATAGTGCTACTATAATGATCGGCAATATATTTAGCCACTTCTTCATGTGGTTTCATCCTATCATCATGATCTTGTACTTCTTCCCATTTAAGTTGAATAGCTTCGATTCCTTTAGGAAGTTCTGGAACTTCAATATGAGAAGGAGTATAGTAATTAAAAGTAAGATTGCGCCAAAATGATGTATGATGAGATTCAACGAACCTTTCGAGAAGATTTTCATCGCCGCGATAAATCGTTATATACCCAGGCTCACGAAAGCCAAAAGCATAACGAGCATTAAAATCCATTATATCATTTTCTTTTTGTTCAGTTGGATACATCCGCTGATATTCAGAATCTGTATACCAACGTACTTTCTTAATGCCTTTTGGTGCGATAACGTTGACATACATACGTCCATTTTCTTTAAATGGCTCGCCGCTAAGTTCTAACTTACTATACGTTTTCGCTACAGGCATTTTCTTACTTCCTTTCTCATTTTCTATAATTATTATATCATAAATTAAAAAAAAATCAACCATTAAGGTTGATAAAAATTAAAAAATTCAAAATTATCTAATGGAATTTTTAAATCAAGCCAGTTAAGAATTGGATATAGATATATAAGCGGGTCATCTTTAATTTTAAATGAACACATTAAATTATCTAATCCATCTTCACCGTTGCGAACTTTTATAGAAAAAACATTTTTGAAAGCAGGTAAATCTTCTAATTCAATTACTCTTTTCATTATACCATCCTTACTACATATTCAAATGGTTGTTTTTCAATCCAATTTTTATTATATTTACTTATAGGATAATAATAATATTCTCCATCTGATACATAAGCCTGTTCGGAAGCTTTAATAAAGTCTTCACTTTCAATAAACTTAATATATTCTTCTTTGGTCATGAAAATATCTTTGTAATCGCGCCAATAGTCTTCTACGGGCGTTGCGTCTAGAAAAATATCATTTATTTCTGCATCATGCAAATATGAAGCATCTTGACCAATAAATTCTTTTGGAATAATAGAAAGATAAAGTCCTTTATTAGTAAGTTTAGTATTATGTGCTTCAGTAAGTTCGCCAACTTTCCACTGACCATTATGCTTATATAGTACTCGTTTTCCTTCGTGGATATCTAGTTCCATTTTAACTCCTCTTATAAAATATATTTAATATAGTAATGCATCAATTCTTGTTGCATTTCTTCAATTAGTTTAAAGCCTTCTATTTCAATTGCATGCTGAATAGAAGTCTTTTTAAATTTATCACGGCAATCGTCTAGAATATTTGCAATACTTACGCATCCATCATTGTAGTATGCATCATGCGACTCCATAGTATCACGCTTTGCATGAAGTGCCTCTTGATAATCGCGCGGTAAGAGTTTAAGCAGCTGAAAAGTATCTGTAAAATTTAAGAAGTTATCTTTCATACTATAAAGCCGTAGCGCGTGTGAATAACGTTTTCCTGCGGACATATTGCGTTTAGTAAGCTAATGAGCCATTCCCGCCATTGCGTAAAGCATATGTTCATAGTTGCAATGAACCATTTTATTTAGTGTATTTTCATTATCTAAATACTTTGTTAAAATACTAGCATATTTTGGCTCATAATAACGATGCTTACTAGCAAAGCATTCAAGACTATTAGGAGAAGTCTTCTTGAGCAGATTTAGAGCAAGACGAATATCTTTATACATACATTTTCCATCGGCTACCTCAACTTCTCCACTGATAGGATCGCGCGCGAACGCCATATCCTTAAAACTAGGAAAGACAAATGTAAAAGTATCTACATCACTTTCGGGAGTATCTAATTCATAATTGTTCGAACCTATTAATACCGTCATTACGGGGCTGGTTTCGGGTAAATGTTTTTTAACAATAAAGTGATGTTGCTTTACTTTTGATAATAAATCTTCCATTTTCATACTCCATTCTATACTGAGTTGTCTCAAGCCGTAAGTCTTCTATTTTTATATTTTCTACATGACTATACGGAATCCTAATTAGTGGTATATTATTCTGATAGCACCATAAATTCTTTATATAATCATGTTCTTGAATTTTACTAATATCAGGAAACATACTTGAGGCTCTAAAATGTTGAGTTCCATCATACTCTATTAAATATTGATTATTGACATAAAAATCAAATTTAGCTTTAGCTTTAGTGTCTGGAAAAATACAATTGGAAAATGTTTGTTCTTCTGTAAAAGGAATATTATTCTGTAATAATAGATTTCTAATTAATATTTCGCCTACTGACTTGGTGGCATTACAAAAACGACAATAAACTCTTTTGGTATCTTTTAGAGTATCAACGCGTAATGACATAATATTATTACAATTAGTACATTGACACTTCCAATAATAATGTATTGACCCATTTTGAGAATGAGTAAATGACATTTCCTTATCTAGTTCTAAAACATATAAGTCTTTTATAGTTCTACCAGTAAAATCTTCTTTTCTAGCATGGTTAATCGCAGTAATATGATTGGCAGTAGTTTCAGAGCGTAAACAACCACAACTAGTAATTTTTTCAGACTTTAGATTAGAACTATTTACTACTTTTATATTACCACATGAGCATAAGCACAACCATTCTTTTTTATTAGTATTAGGTTTTAATATCGGAAATAATGGTAATAAACGTCCATGTATAATACCGCTCTAATCTTCCATACGAGAAGATAAAGAGACTCTTTGATATGTTATTCCTCGGCAATCTATGCCTTTATCTGGAATAGCTAAAATTTCATCTTCTGTCCACATACTATCATCTCCTTACTATAATAATTATACTCGAAATTAAGAAAAAAGTCAAGCAATAAGTTGCTTGACTTTTCAAAAAGAGAGAATTTATAGAACACTAGAAATTGGCGCATAGCGCTCTCCTTCTAGTACAGTTCGCATCATTTCGACGCCATCTTTACCAGAGAGTACTCCTTCAAGCGCACTCATAGAGAAACCACTGCAATAAGAGAACCCCGGGCCAATAGCTGGAATATTAGGCTGACGAGCGTCAAGATTCCAAAAGATTACTCTTGGTACTGTATATCCTGCCCGCATCCACTCTTTAGTTTTGGCTTCAATGAGTGTATCAATCTGTGAGCGATTCATCGAATGAACGCGTCCCCAACGATCAGTGGTACGTGCGCCGCAAGTCAAGCCGTCATCAAATTCCATATCTGAAAATATGTAAATTGTTTTAGGCATTTCAGCGTCTGGCACATGATTACGTAGACCAGTCTCCAGCAGCATATCAAATACTGCTTCGAGGTTCGTATTCTGTCCCCAGTCTGCTTCTATTGCGCGCTTAAACTTGTCATAAATATCCACGCCTTCGAATTCTACAAGCTGTGGATTAGCACTAAAGGTAATAAAGTGGTTCTGGAACGGGCCTTTTCCACGTTCGGCAATATACGCGCCCATAGAAACTGCGGCTTCCATAGGAGTGCCATTCATACTACCACTTACATCAACTACTGCGATGCCAGGCTCTTCGCGGCCATTGTAATAATCTTTTAGATTATCCCAATACTTCTGCCAAGCCTGACGTTCAGTAGCAGAGGGAGTGCGCCATGTATTGAGAATCTGGTGCGCGATTTCGACAGGATTCAATACACTTGCATTTACTTTAGCGTCCTTGCGGGACATAAATTCAGCATAGCGCTCTTTAGTTTCTTCACGGCGCATGAAGGCATTCTTATAAAGAAGTCCTGCGCGAGAAGGCAGATGATCAAACGCAATCTGATCCCACTGATTCTGGCTCATAAGAGTTTCAACCAGATGGCAAGCTTTACGACCTTCAGAAAGCATCTGACGATACTGACGCTCTGTCATGCCAAATTCACGCACGAATTTACGCCCACGAATCTTGCTTTCTTTAGAAGATGCGTTGATCGAAGGCATCCATTTATAAATAAGATGATCTTCATTCTTATTAAGAACATGAAAGATATATCCCATCATCGCGGCTTCGCAGTGAGTATCAAATAGCTCAAAAAGATCATCATAGCGGCCATATTCACTAATGAAAGGAATTAGGTGCTCCATCTCTTCTGGATACTCATTAGCGAGCCACTTGATGCAAATGCGGAAAAAACGTCTCTCGCCTGCGCCACCACGTATATCGCGCATATAGAAGAGGCACTTTAGTGCGAGAGTCTTATTCTCTTCGTATGCCTGCTTGAACATATTAATAACGTCATCGTCCGAGCGATTCCGCATAGAACCGCCCATAGCAAACATATCCAGCACCTTATTAAGGGTCGACTTATGAGTAAGGGCGCCATTTTCAGTATGAGTATAATTGGTTTCAGTTTTTAGATTCTTTAGTAGTTTGTTCATTTTCATTCTCCTTTTCATCTTAGTCTTTATCAAGACCGTAGGTTATTCCCATTCATATTTTTCTTTGATTTCTTTTTTAGGATGAGTTTTTTCCCATTCTTCACATAAAGTACAATGACCGCACATATGCGGAGGTGGACAATTATCACATGGATGTTTATCTTGTTCCATATTTTTATCCTTTCTTATTCTAAATGTACAGCTACTTATACAATGTTCACATGGCGACCCAATTAAGCACTTATTATCTTCTAACATAATTATTATACCATAGATTTAAATAAAGTCAAATAATAGAAGTATATGGATAAGTATCTTGCGGCTGAACTGGTACTGGCAGACGCCCAATTTCTTCCCAACGCTGACGAATATCTGTGATTACTTCATCAATATGAACTGGCGTATTATTATGGGAGTCTAGGCCAACATGATAAAGAAAGGGGTTTTTCGGGTCAAGCCAATTTGTTTTCTGATGAGTGTGCCCGTGAAGGCTCAGTACATGCTGGCTGAAGTGTTTCTGATCATAATTGCTTGTAAGCGTGGGATAGTGGCTCATGTAAATGGAAAGTTTACCATATTTAATAAGCCAAGCATACCAGCCGCCGAGCATTTTATGTATGGTACGGTCATCTGTAAAAAGCAAATTATTTCTAGCATTAGTATCATGGTTTCCGTAGATAAGAAAAATCTGTCCATTTAACCGCTTGAAACATTCAAGTCCATGTACATTATCGTTGAGCATAGTATCTCCAAGATGATATACTATATCTCCTTGTTTTACTACTTTATTCCAATTTTCAATAATGGCTTCATCCATTTCTTCTACAGAAGAAAAACCTCTAGGCTTCCAAAGGAACTCGGGCTGGTGCCCGAAATGAGTATCACTCGTGAAGAAAATCTCGCTCATACTTCAATTACCTCTTTCACACGTTCATCTTCTTCAATAGAAGGAGTTCTAAAATCACGGCACATATTACGAATTACAGTTTCAGGCACATTCGCCCTGCCTTCACGATTGGCGTTATGTTCAATACATGTATCTGCGCTTACATTAAAACTAACATAAACAATTTCATAATCTTTAAAATACATATCAATTGCTTGTGTTAGCTTACGACGCGAAAATTCATTTAAGTGAGTGGCGTCGGCAATACAATCAAAGCCATCAACAAGAGTATGCCGAATGGTATTAGCAAAGCACCGAAAGACTTCTTTTTCGCGCGAAAAATAACTCTCATCGGGTTTTACCAATTCAAAACGAATTTCATCCCGAGATACATAATGAATATTATCATGTTCTTTCATAAAATTCATAGCCCAGGTAGTTTTTCCGCATCCACTCGGTCCGCAGAGAATATACAAAATCGGCATAATATCAACTCCTTTTCTTATATAAAAATTATACATTAATTTTAGTTAAAAGTCAAATAAAAAGTGGGACAGCTATTGCTGTCCCGAAGTAAATTTGCCAGTCTTAAGGGGCAACTTTTGCTTAAAGCATTATCCCACTGACGCCGTACGGTGGCGATTTTAGGTGCCGCCGCCATCACACCTATGATACACAGTCGTTATTATACAGAGTGACTGGTACCTCTGAGGCCGATTTAACGAGCTGGCCGCGTACTCGAAGGCGCCTAGCGTTTCAAACTCTTTTTAGGATTAATATCCAATCACGCATAGTCCATTAGAGTCATGGGCTTCAGGACTCATCTCGTATAGCTGGATTCATACTCCCTATCCCCTACTTACGAGAGATGGTTACATATTTTTAATGCGCCTGCACCCATCAAGCGCTATATTATTAATCTTCCTTGAAAGTAGATTCAAGATCTTCCTTAGAAAGACAATAATCTTCATCATCATTCACTATAATTTCTTCAAGGTAAAGATTAAATACAGTATCTTTACCATATGAATAAATTACTCGATTCGCGGCGGTACCGTAGTCGTTAGCGCATACAATACCTTCGCTGTAAGTTTCCTTATCCTGATAAGAATCATACCAACCAACCTTATACTTATAAAACATTATTTCTTCTCCTTTCGATAGTCGATGCGATTTATACGTACATCAGGAACTTCTTCCCAGACTTTACAATCTTCGATAATAAAGTCATTAAAGTCTTGCCAAAAGCGCCAATCCATATCAAGCCCATCATACCATTTATTACGAGTAATTCCAGTCTTATGGTCATGCATAGTAAGATAAGCGCGCATTATGCCGCCACTTCCATCTTCAAACCATTCCATACGGGTTTCATTTTGAGTTACATAAAAACGCCCAAGCCAAAGGTCATCTTCTTCCACGCTCTTGTTGATATAACGTACATACTGATTAAACCAACGCTGATGGTTCTTACGCTTATGAGACTTCATACTATACTTACGCATCTCTATCTCCCCTTTCTGTAAATATATTATAACAGAAAATTTAGATAAAGTCAAATATTAGGATTCCATTCTTCACATTCAATATTATACGTATGAAACCAATTTTGAATTACTCCACGTTCACTACAAGGTCGATATGGTGGTTCAAATACAATAAAAGCAAAATCGGAATTATTATATTTCTTACTTAATTCTTCCATATAAGAATAAAACTCATTAAAATTAATCTTTTCTAGTTGTGCTTTATAGGTTTGAAGAAAAGCACAATCTTGTGGATGAGGAGGGTCACACTCTCCTCGACACAAATGACCACAAGCATTTCCGGGCACTAAAGGTTTACAATTTAAAACAAGTACTCCATTATTATCATACCCAAGTGGTCTATAACGCGGAGGAAACATTGTAGTATTTAAGCCGATTAAATTAGTAGGAAATTTCTTTACTTGAGCCCAATATGATGTATATACTTTCACTTAATAATCCCATCCTTCAAACTTCGGTTTCCGCGCAATTTCAAATTTTTCTTCTTTTTGATTCCATAGAAAGTACCAATATTCGCGCCGAGAGGGAACGGAATAAAGACCGGGTTCTACTTTACAAATCTCTGCGGCTTGGGCATAGTGGTCTTGCAAGTCACACCAATTTTCTTCTACCGCTCGGATAGCATCTTCTTTATCATAATAAAACCCAACTCGTTCTCGTATACCACAATTTGGCATCTTTTTATCATCTAGATACCAAGGATAACTCATTACATAAATTTCATAGATTGGAGTTTCATTCTTATCCATAATAATCCCTCCTAAAAGCAGTCCCTGTTGGAATCGGACCAACACATACGGAATCAGCTGGGGTGGTTGGATTTGAACCAACGATGCAGGAGTCAAAGTCCTGTGCCTTGCCGCTTGGCTACACCCCAATACTAGATAAAATGCGGGTGAGGATTTGCACCTCACATAGATCCGTTCATGCCTACACATTCTTACTCTGTTGCTCCACCGCATAATTAGAGTAGGTGGAATCGAACCACTGCGGACCCTAATGAATGTTTAGCGTCTACACCTTTTCCGCCACCGCAAAGCGACACTAGCACGGCTCGAACGTGCATACCCTTTTAAGTAACCGCAGATTAGCAATCTGGTGCGTTACCATTCCGCCATAGTGTCATTTTTGATATTGATATTCCTCTGGAAGAATAACATGAAGAAATTCTCTATAGTATTTAGCCATATCAGAGGTAGATTCAAATCCTTTTACCGTTTCTGGTTCATAAGCATGTTTATAAAGCATCATATCTATCACTTTTAGACAATTATAAACTTCATGTAGTTTATCTTCCATAAATACTCCTTAAAATTAGATGTGCTATTACGCCAAATTTCTTTTTCTATTACCCACCGCACATCATACTTATAGGACAAATAATTGTAAGCCCATAATACATTTCGCACGCATGGAGAAAAGAAAACTCTTTAGCTGATGGCTGCTTCTAAGCCTACAGTTCTAAATTAAAAACGCCGCGGAAGAGTTGCGGATACTACTCCGCCTCTTTCAAATAGGGCTTTTCACCTATACGGATCCCAACGCGGTAATCTATTTACGCCGAAGCGCGAATATTTAAATACTAGGCCATTTTAATAATATGCAATTATTCTTTCCATTTAAATATGATTATGCTGTAATGGCCTATAAGTCGGGGCGACGCGATTCGAACACGCGACCTGATGGTCCCAAACCACCCGCTCTAGCCAAACTGAGCTACGCCCCGATAAATGCGGCTTTCGCCGCGAGAAAGGAGATGTTTACTATTTAATGTTTTGCAACAAACTCTATCAAGTTGCCTCTTATGTATATCTTATCTCCCTTTTTCTATAATAATTATATCAGAAATCTTGTTCATTGTCAAGTATTTGATCTTCCATTTCTTCGATACGGCGTTCATCTTGTACTGACCAATTTTTAGATGGCGCATAATTACCATGAATTTTCCGTTTCCGTCCACGATTATTGGTCTTATTATATCGTTTACACATGCCACAACCACAAGCCCAATGCCCTTTAGAATATTGATGTAAATATTCAAAAGTATCATGGGAAAATAAAGAAGTACCTTGCGTTTCTCGATCAATACGACGCTTACGAATAGCCTTTTTCCAATCATTATGACGCTTTTCTGCACGATTACGCATACACATCAACTCCATCTGATATAAATTATTCCATATACCTCACTGGTTTATCATGCAAAATTGCATATTCAATTTCATTACGGGTACTTGTGCCAATATATTTACCTTTATTAATAACGAAGATCTCATCAGCCATATCAATCTTACGCTTATGGATATCATCGAGCATTTCTTTCTACTCTTCTGTAAATACATCTCCGGCATGGCCAAAACAACCAACACTAATTACTATATTGCCCTAAAGTGTAAGTTCTCGATTAATACGTTCAAAATCTTCCTTAAAGCGCGTTGAACCACATAATGTAATTACTTTATATTTCATATATAGTCCTCCTAAATGAAGTGGAGATACGGGGTGACGCTCCCCGGTCTGAAGCTTGCAAAGCTACTGTTTTACTGTTATACTATATCCCCATAACAGCACTTTGGATGGTGTTTTCGCCCCAATTAACAGAGGTCCGGCGACTCTAACCTGTGCTATTACTTCCGGAATTATTTACAGTGTTACCGATCGCACTCTATTCACCAATCATGCTCCAATAAATTGTTTAATAATGTGAGCTGGAGCTCGCTCAGCGCGCCTCAATGCATAACCTTTAAATCTCTTGGCGCAATACTTATCTTATTGCACGAAGCCCATAAAAGTTATATCGCTTTAGTATACTGGGCTTAAATCAGATAAGTATAAAATAGCCGGTAAACCGCAGGGATGTAAACCCGGCAACTCCACTTCCGCCTCGCTCAGACGCAGGAGTCTTTGTGCGTTTCGGCTGGGAAAAGAGCGAAGAAGGCCCCAGACACTCGGTTTAAATAGTACCCCACCTCGGATTCGGACCGAGACTTTACTGATTTTGAGTCAGTTCCCTCTGCCAATTGGGGTAGTAGGGTATAAAACAAGACTCGTTTATAGCTAGTCAAATTAACAATTAGATGCTTGAAAAATGTTGCTGACGAGTCTTTAAGCAAGAGAGCCTGGATTTGAACCAGGACGAACGGTTTTTGGTGGAGCGCCTCAGTACTGCCCTTCAATTACTAGGTCCTTGCTTTCCTAGTGTGTTCTTTACACTATCGCCCCGGAGACCGCCATACTACCGTTATATGATTCTCCTATGGCCCGAGGATCCTACGGGCTATTTGCGCTGGATTTTACTCGCACGACCGTGTTGGCCATCCACGTATCTTTGAGCTTCCCGCCTCGGTGGTCGGGCATTCTGGAATCGAACCAGAAACCTCAGACTTATCAGGTCTGCGCGCTAACCGATTGCGCCAATGCCCGGAAGCTTCCCCTGTGCCAACCTATAACGTAACGGGCCACAGGGAGACCGACTACATACATATGTATATAAAACTCACGTTATATCTCGCTCTGCTCTGTGTTGAGCTTTCATCCCAAGGGTGTATATCGTTTCAACTTGCTTGGGCTAGAGATTGCCGCCACCTTTCCGCGCCTTGTAGTCACAGCCATGTCAGGTGGATTAGTTATTACCAATCTTTATTTTGTCTGCCATCTTTTACAATTTCTTTTATATAGCTTTCAAAGAAGGCAAACAATTCTTCATCTTCAGTATAAAAGAAACCATTGGGATTTTGTACTGCTTGTAGCCTTGCACTAAGCATATTTTCCATGAGTTGCCCAAAGCGCCAATCTGGCACTTGATGCCAAATCGCTTTAAGCTCATCACAAAACCTATCAATACGATTTGGATCTCTCATATTCTTACTTCCTTTCCTTCTTACTGAAATAATTATACTATAAATTTTATTTAATGTCAATTATTAGTGCGCCATCGGAGACTCGGACTCCGCACGCCAGCATTAAAAGTGCTGTGCTCTACCAGATGAGCTAATGGCGCATATTCCGTGGCTCTTTTACTTCGCCACGGCGAAGGTTATTCTCACTACCGCGAACAACTTTAAAGGGCGTCCATAGCGTCCATGCTATCGCTGGCTATTGTAGGATTTATGATGTTTGCATTTACTCGCGTATGAATATTTGCTACTACCGACATCTCGGCGGAATAGGCTGGTTTTCAATACCATTTAACTTCTGCCTTTTGGCGCCCAAGTCTTTTGGTACAGCTCGTCAAACTGCACTCTTACCATATCCTTGATTCGTTACGAAAGCACCTATTCTCAAAATATTAAATTACGGCCACTCCCCAAGCGGCATCCCAAGTCCCGCGCGTTCAACATTAGTATTAAAGAATACACCTTCAGTTGCGGGTCCAGTTAGAAGCTCGCTGGCAATTGTCTCATATAGAGTACTAATTACTCCATGACAGTCATTTAGATTATCAGCCGCGAACTGTACTACACAATTATTAAATACAACATAAGTAGTACCAATCCACTGATAGCCCTCTTCTGCGGGGCATACAGAATACGCATAGGCAGGATTCTTAGCAAAAGCAGTACTAAATAGTTCAACCTTGCTCTTAAAGGCGCGATTGCTAGGCGTGCCATCAACCATTACCTTTAATGTAACATTGCCAAAGTTAATTTCTTCAGGTAGAATCTGCATTAGTGCAGCAACTTTGTCTCCATTATTACAGGAAAGAACAACAGATGGATGCTCGCCGCTAAAGTCAACATTGAAAGCAATCTGAGGGTCACCATCAAATAGAGCCTCTAGCTTCCTTACTAGAATCGTCCATGGGGGAAGAATCTTTAGTCTTGGTTCATTCATATTATAGGTACCTCCAAAATGAATTTGCGCTTTTCGCGCGAAGTCTCCCCGGAAGGGTACGATCCTTCAATGCAACGTTCGTAGCGTTGGAGTTTATCCAGTTAGCTTACGGAGAGTAATATTACCATCTCTTTCCCGTGGGCTCTTGTTATAACGGAATCTGGTACCAACCCAAGCTTCTATCCTTTCGGTCTTGCCATACGCCAAGAGAGATGATATAATGTGCTACCTTCATGGGCCGTGGTCCGCATGCAAAGCCTAGGCGTGAACCCTCTCGCAGTAGTAGCACGGGATGCGTCAAATCCATCCACTGGGTTGTCAGCTGAACAACAATCGTACCTCTCGTAAGATTTGAACTTACACTGTACACGTTCTAAGCGTGCTATCTCTTCCAGTTGGATTAGAGAGGCATATGATGCGGTCTAAGGTGCCGCAAACCCTATCCTTGAACCGCAGGAACTCCGGATAGATTAGTTCCATATAATAAGCAGAATATTGTAATGGTTTTGTCCTTTCAGGGTGCTATACTGCCGCGCCTTCTGCTATAAATTACCAACCACTCGCGTCCCACCGCCCTGTTCAATATCACTTATAGGTTAATAACGCTTACGCTCCCTCTTCGCTGATATTGTCATGCGCCAAAGCCTTGTCCGTTGGTATAGAGCTCCCAGTAAGAATCGAACTTACAACCTATACTTTACAAGAGTATTGCTCTGCCAGTTGAGCTATGGAAGCATATTGCTTAGTATATTTTACATCCCCTAAGCTGGGCGGCGGTCTTACAACAGTTCAGTTTAGAGTCCTAACTGGGATGGCGCCAAACTGTAAAGGACTTTTACTCAGTTTCCCTTTCAACATAAATATTATAACAAAATTTTTATTATAAGTCAAATATTAAAATTGTGGTCTATTATTATTGTTATCTAAAAATTCTACTACTAGTCCTATAAATATTAAAAGCCCTACTAAAATTAAGCCTATATCTGTTTCAAGCAAAGTATGAATAATAAAATACATTAATCAAAACAATCTCCTACATGATTTATTATAATTTCTAAACCTAGTGGCGTATCATATTCATTAATAATATGAATTGGTATGCCAGGTCTTTTTGGAATCCGTTTTGGATCAATAGTAGGCGTTATAGTAGGGGTAGGAGTAGAAGTAGGTATAATAGTAGGTGTAGATGGAGTCTTTTTTGGGGTAAAAGTTGGGGTTGGTTTGGGTGTTATAATAGGAGTATTAGATGGAGTATTTGTAATCTTAGGAGTTGATGTATGGGTTGGTGTTGGAGTTATAGTAATTTTAGGAGTTGGGGTTGGAGTTGGAGTTAATGGAATTAAACTTGGTCGTGGTGTATTTGTTTTAACTAAAGTTGTAGTAGGTGTTGGAGTAATTTTAGGCTATGGAGTATAAGTAACAATTGTTACTATTGTAATAACTGGAGTTAATATTGGGCTTGGTATTTTATTAGTAGGAGTTGGCGATGGACTATTAGTTATTTTAGGCGTTGGAGTAAATGTCTAAGTAGGTGTTGCAGTAGGCGTTGCAGTTGTAGTTGGAGTCGGGGTAGGAGATAGAGTTGGAGTAGGAGACGGAGTTGGGGTAGGAATATTAGGAATACCATAATTTACATGTAATTCCGCCCAATTAACTGTTACTGTCTTACCTACTACAGAAATTCTATTATTAGAAGATTGTATTATTATATTTGCTTTTGGCGCTATAACGAACCCAATAATTCCTGCAATTGTTACTGATGTAGCATCAGTCCAATATACAATATTACTTGATTGTTTTGTTTCATCATTTCCCTGCGCCTGATATTGCGTAATACCAGGCGTCGACCAACCTACAATATCAGCATGTCCATTACTATCTGGCTCAATATAAACACAATTACTCTCTTTTAATTTATCAAGTATATTTATCCAATAATTAGTAGTCTTATGTACCGCCTCATCTGTTAATCCATTATATGCGTATTTACTCTGCTCGCTAGTTCTACTTTTAAATTGGATTGAGGACTCATTGTTATAAATATAACTGGTTTTCGCGCCTGAATGATTGATAGACCCATCATCTACAAATATCCAATCAGCACTTCTTAAAGTTCCCCCAACCCAAAGAGAGCCACGAATATGACCTTGTATAGTAGCATCTTGTAACGCTACTATACTAAAATCATTTAAATTAGACTATTTTACTACATAATTCGATGTTGGAATTATATGTATATTAGTAAAAAATAATTCAGAAGTAATTAACTCTTCTGCATAGCTTACGGAGCCTAGTAGGAAGCATAAAAGGAATGCTATGAGTTTCTTCATACTCCCACCTTCCTTACCAAGTCACACGAACTATTACTCGCCATTGATGTGTTACATTTTCAGCTGTAATATTAAATTTATATTCGGTAGAATCTGTACCAATTTCCTTCCACTTATCGTTTTCACTCTTGCGCTCTTGCCAAATATACTGTAAAGTATCGCCTTCACGCTTGCCAGAAAAGTGCGCAGTTAAAGTTACTTCTGTACCAGATATAACACTTTCTTTTCCATCTAAGGATGAAGTGATGGTTACGCTCCAATCACCTTTTGGTGCCAGAACTGTTACGGTTTCAGAATGCGGTTTACTTATTACGTCTTCAGTCTATTCTGCATAAGTTAAAGAAAAACATAGCATAAAAGTTATTAGTAGTGCGATAAATTTCTTCATAAAAATTCCTCCTTTTTGATTTAAAAATAGGGACGCCAAATTATGACGTCCCGTACATCACAGCCAAAAGGCGGTAGGTTCCAAGCTCCACCTAATGGAAAGTGCCCAAGGCCGGATTCGAACCGGCACGCTCATACGAGCAAGGGATTTTAAGTCCCTGGCGGCTGCCGTTACGCCACTTGGGCATAGAAAAATACAGGATTTGTCCGCCATGCGTCCATGGTCTAGTCGAATATTAAGCGAAATAACTGCTCATCGCTCCTGTACTTATGATAGTATGTAACCCCGTATGCGAACTATCTTTGCGCTCTAGAAACGCCAGCTTTACTGTCTCGGGGACCATTTGCGGGATATTCATCCCGCTCTTATTTAGGGAACATCCCAGAGTCAAGAGAAACTCATCTACGGCGCGGTTGCTGCACGTCTCAGCGGTGTCCGGCGTAGGGGTGGACCATGGCCTTACAACCAATCCAAACGGTAGTTTTTCCTCATACTGGAGATCGTAGTATATACGAAGATCGTGCTCATTAAACACAACCCATAGCAGAATCCGATTCTTTAACGTACACTTTACTGCTCTATTGCACGGCCAGATGGTCTATTTTTTACTTGCTACTGCCACTGTGCATCGAAAGCGCAAGCTACATATTTCTCCATCCCCTATAGCGGGTGGCCCTACTCCAATTTATATACCGCTTTCCGAAGCGCAGGGGCGGTGGCCATCTCATATGGTAGAACGTAGGATGTTATAGATAACTCTCCTCGCGATGGCTCTAGCATACTACCAAAAATACTAGGCGCAAATAATGTAGCCATAAATATTATCAATATCTTATAAGAATTTGCTGTATGCGCCTGACCCACTTACTTTCGTTGTCTTTTTATTATAGTGTGCTACTAAATGACTAAGCGGGCGCTACCCGTAGGTTAGTGGGAATCCATCCTTTCCACACACTTACTATTTTAGTATCACTCTTTTGGCATAGTTGCCTCACCACGGCTGTCATCGCTCACGAGACACATATCCAATGCTTCAACAAGTCCACACTGGGTATGCCGCCAGACCTCAACTGGCCAGTCATATCCTGTCAATTCAGGCTTTATGTGGTTGAATGGTACCCTATCCCGGGGATGATCCGGGCCCTCGTGCTTGAAGGGCACGTGACTTAACCGATTGTCCAATAGGGCATAATAGCCTTTTAAGGTAAAGGCTTTCATCATAACCCCACATCTGCATTAATGTTTATTTACTGCCAAGCTACATTTGGTCATCAAAGCACGAGCGGGAGATAGAGGAGTTGAACCTCTCTGGCGCGGTTAATTGTCTGATATAGGACCTGCCCCTATTATATCTCTTTGGTATCAGGCCAGCCGCGTGCTATTCCGATTAGCGAATCTCCCATACCTTTCTTACAAATATATTATAGTATATTTTTGTAAGAAAGTCAAAAATTAAATTTTTTCCCATTCTTCATCAGAGTAAGAATTAATTTCTTTTTTAGTTTTTGGTAAATTCATATTATCACACCATTTACGTATTGTATTATCTCTAACGCCAAAATGTTCTCCAATTTGAGTAAATGGTAATGTGCGAATTAATTTCTTTAATTCTTCTCGTGAAGGTCTTTCACAAACTCGTCTGGCTTTTGCTGCACAACTTGGACAGCGAGTTGCTGTAGAGTCTATTTGACAATGACAATCAATACAATAATTTAATTTAGCAGTCATTTTATCATTGCGTTCATTAATTAATCTTTGCGCTAATTCATTATTGAATATATGTTCTGTAGGAGCATCATAATAACCACTATGAACTCCTCTATGACAATTTGCACACAATAAAAAACATTTTTTTACTTCATTCAGGTCAGTTTCAATATCATGGCAAGTCCCTTTTGAAGAAATTCCATAATCTTTTTTAGTCGGGTCTTCATGATGAAATTCTAATGCATCTGCAAATAAATCAAAACCACATATCTAACATTTTCCACCCAAAACCTCAATAAGATTTTGTTTTCTTCTTCTACGATAATTACTTACATCTTCTGCTCTACTCATAATAATTCCTCCTATGAATTAAAATTATGGCCGATGATAGGAGCATCTTCACCTCGTTGGTCATGACTCCAACGCTACCCATATAAGAGGAATTTCTCCCTCTCAACATAATAATTATACATTAAATTTAATTTAAAGTCAAATATCTAATTGGGGTAAATTCTTCATTTTGTAATTCTTTAATAAAGCGCATAATATTAAAAGAAATATTTTTTGGCCAGCGCTTCATTCTACTACGAATTCTTGGTAAACTAACCTAAGAGAAATAAGTAGATAAATTTCGTAAAGCAAATTTTTCATACGTACGATAACAATTTAAATAATAATTACGTATCACTGTCCATATATCATCAGCTAAATCTGGACGTTCCTATATTATACATAAAAAGAAGAAATATTCTTGAGCCATAATATAATTATATTCTTCTATTAAATATTCTTCTTTAATGCCCGCTTTTCGCGCGATATTGATTGCGTGAATCCCATTTGTAATAATTCCTGGACTTAATTTGGTAAAGAAAAATTCATCATTATTTGCTTTTGTTAAAGAATGAGAATCAATATGCTCATAAAATACTGGTATTTTTATATGCTTTCTAGCATCTGAAAAATGGTATCTTTCCCACTAATCTAAAATTAATTTACAAGCACGACTAAAACCATAATCCTCATTAGCGTATGAACCTTCTTTACTAAAATGAATATTATACATTTCAATAAAAGAACGTTTATATACCGACCCAATAGTTTTATCATCTGGCCTATCACTTAATATATTCCTATCATCATATACATAAGAAAATGTATATAGTTTAATGTATGTATTTTCATTAATAGCATTTAATATAGTTTGAAGTCCATTTTCATAAAAATAATCACCAGTATCAAGGAATGTAATATACATTCCATTACTGTGTTCTAATCCATATTGTCGAGCCATACCTGGCCCTTGATTAATTGATAATGAATAAAAATGTAATTGAGGATAATCTATTAATATATCAGAATAATCTAACTCTGATGCATCATCAACTACTATTACATTAACATTTGGATTAGAAGGAATAGAATTTAATGTTCGTCTTAATCCTTTTTTATTTTTATATGTTGGAATAATAATATCTAAAGTAACTGGTGTTGGAACATTTCTCTATAGTTCAGCTATGGGTAATTCTTTATAATAATTAAAATGAGGAAATTTATTTAATTCATAATGTCCAGCAAAATGAGTAATCTTCTCATGTTTGGGTGGAGCCGCCTAAATACACGCATTATAATCACTTGGTAAAATTAAAATATTTCCACGAAAAACTTCATTGAAACAATCTTGTTCTTTATATCTATACCAATAATTATTTAAAGAACTAATTAATTCATCATCTTTTTTATCTTCACGAATTTTTTTTAGATTTAACATTGCCACACCCATATTGATATAGGAGCCTTCTTTTTCTGATAGTTCCTATTCTTCAACCGCGGCCAAATAATAATCTGTTAAATCTAAATCCCATAAATCAGATATATTTTCATTAACAACGGTATCCATGTCAATACTTAAAATACGATCTAATTCTGGAAATATTTTAGAATATGCGGCTCTAATTAATACCATATAAGTACATACATTATTAAAATTAGGGCCGCTACTAGGAAAATAAGTTTGACCGCTAATATTCATACATTCTATTTCTTCTGGCAACTCATACGGATACTAATCATCTTCAATAAGAAAATATATTTTTTCCACATTTGAATGCATAAGTAAAGATTTTGCCGCAATTAACATTTTATCGTAAATGTTGCGTGTGCCACTATAAACTGCTGCTCTCACTCATTCATCCTCCTTTATACACCAAATAGCAGTAGGTTGCTAGCCGCACATCGGTTTAGTCACCGCTTTTGCTAAGGTGAGAGTAGCACCTATCGGAGTTGCACCGATTCCTCAAGCGTTATGAGCGCCGTGACTTAACTGTTTGTCCTAGGTGCGATAAAACTAGACGTACTTATAACCGCGCTTCTGCCAATTGAGCGACCTCCCAACTGTTGGGAGGGTTGGAGTTGAACCAACACTTGACGGGCTCTCACATGCAAAAGAAGATTGCTGATACGTCTACAAGAGCGACTAACGAGATTCGGACTCGTGATTCAGCCTTGGCAAGGCCGCGTATTACCACTATACTATAATCGCATAAAATTGCCCTACTCCGAACTTCATATCGGTACGCCACATATGGAATCGAACCATTTATTGCAGTTTACTGGCCGCCGAGGAACTCCATTCCTCCCTATGGTTTTCGGACAATATTCTTTGATTTAATCCTCTTTTATAATGCGCCGATCAAATGCTGGAAGAACATCCAAAACTTTGCGCCGTACCATTTCATAGAATGGGCTTGATTATTTATCCTCGGTCTCTCCGAGCAGTGAACGATAGCTATCTTCGGTTTCCATTTGCCTTCACACTCCGTCGTATAACCGATAAAACCATTCCGCGACCTAGCCGACACCTTTTGCTAATCCGTTTAGCTGAGTGGGGAGTCTAGGTTTACCTTCTCTCACACGCCATCTATCTTTACTCACAGGCCCTATAGATGGTAGTTCCTGTCCCTCAAGCACTTCAGTTCGCGCTCATCCATGCTACCCTATTGGGAAATACTAGGCACGATAAACTTAATTGTTTAGCAGACAATTGTTCAAAAAAAGTTTGCTGCGCGTGCCTAATTGGTCGGGCACCCTGGACTCGAACCAGGGACACACAACTTATAAGGATGCTGCTCTAACCTGCTGAGCTAGTGCCCGATATAAGTAGTGCAAGCGGTGATCTTGCCAAACGCGGTATCGCCTATATCCGTGCGGCGAGCACAAGTGACCAACTTGTTACTTTGAGCCACCGCAAGAGGATTTGAACCTCTACACTACGTTCCTGCCCTTTTAACATACTAATTATATCTTAAATTCTGTGAAAAGTCAAATATTTATTAATCATAATCTAGCTCGTCTGGAAAATATTCCTTTGCTTTTTCAGGTGAATATCCAATTACTTTAAGAAATTTAATAAATGTCTCACATACATCTTCAAGATGAACACCATTTTCATCAGATACTGACAAATCAAAATCGAAATCAGGCATCTGTTTCTTTTCATCGGTGAAATTGTACCAAAACTTAATACTTTCCATCTCTTACTCCTTTATTATACATTAATTTTCTTCTTCTGTCAAATAATCATTTTCCAAATCTTCAATTGTGTAATATTCGTCTTCAAGCTCTTCCCAAGAGAAATTCATAATGAAATCATCTAACATTCTCATCTCTCCCTTCCTTACGAATAAATTATAACAAAAATTTTATTATATGTCAAATAATTATTTTGTTTAAATCTGCTTGAGTGAATAATTCAATAAAATGATCTTTCTGCTCTTGGGACATGCTATTCCATTCTAGCGCAAGTTCCTGTAATATACTTTCAGTTGTATCATCTTTATCTAGTCCTACTCGCGCCAATTCTTTCTTTAAATCTTCCATATTCTCTCTCCTATAAAAAATTCCGCATTTCTACTAAGCCACTTGCAATGACGTTCAAAATACGGAAAATCATGGCCATAAGGGTTCGCAATTCCCTTATCCACTAATGATGCGATATCGTGACACCTTACGCCGCTCCATAACGCCTTAGCGGTACTGCGAATACACATACGTAGCATTAATACGGTTATATCATTTTTACAGACGTTATAACTCGTCGGATACTTTGCTTTCCTAGGCAAGCTAAGGCATAGTATTAGTGCCCGAAGTACTTATACGGCGCTTTCATGCCGCTTCTCTATTGTCGCGATAGGTTGAGAGAAGAACCTAATGGCTGCCCTGGTTGGAATCGAACCAACTTCGTTTGCTTCAGAGGCCACGGTTTTCTATATCACATTACTTTCGTATTGTGGTCTGGACTTTATCTTCATCTGTTCTAGATGCGTCGTGTAAAGTCTCTACACATAGGATTTATCCCTTGCTCGGTATTAGCAGTTAAGCCTTCACCGACTTAGCGACGTTTTCACTTATATGTCCCCATATAAGGCTCCAATTAAGCCTAGAGACCGTCTGTCCGCCACGGACCGCAGGGCACCAGAAAAAGGGCTGATTAGGCTCAGCCCGAGCCATTACCAGCTGAATACGTTTAGTACGTCAAACAGATGCGGAAAATCTTCTACATTATTAGAAGAGAAATGATAAGTATGATAAGTCTTAATGAACTTATCCAGTTCTTCCTTATATGCTTTCTGGGCATCTACCATTGCTTTGCGCGCGGCTTCTACCTTTTCAGCAGCAGCCTTACGCTCAGCGGCTTCCTTATCCTTCTTTTCCTTGAGTTCACGCTCTTTGCGTTCCTTCTCAATACGAGCTAGGTTTTCCTTTTCCTTCAGTTCAAATTCAGCACGATTTGCTTCGTCTACTGTATTATAGAACTTTCCGGTCTTATCACTGTAGATTTTAATCATATCTCATTACCTCCTTATGTAATGAAAAAAATTATTTTATAGAAGGTGAGTTCCTTTCCTCATCTTCTGTAAATATTATATCATGGAATTTGAAAAAAGTCAAATATTAAGTTATATCAGTTGCGATTGCAGTAATTGCTCCGCCTCTACTTACTAAAATATAACCACTTACTGCGCCAGAAGTAGCACTACAAGTTAAATTGATATAGCCTGCCGCACTTCCCCATGTAATAGTAGAATTAAGATTAGATTCACCACTAGTAACTACAATCTAAATAACATATGAAGCTGTGGTAAAAGCTGTATGCTCAAGTTTTACTCCAGTTGTTCCTTCATTAATAGTGAATTCACAATACTATACAGGAGTCACCACTGTGGGGACGCCATCATCCCAATATATTGGAGTATAGGCATCTCCATGATTATTGGCATTACCAATATATAATTTGGCCCATCTATCATCAGTAGAGCCTAATATTTTAGTATTATTCGCGCCAGGAATTAAGTTTCCATTAACGGTAGTATTTCCATTTAATAGGGATGTTCCGTTTACATATAAATTATAAGAGGTATTGCTGCCATTTGCGGCAAGACGAGCAGCGGTTATCTATCCTGTTACTCCTAATCCGCCACCGACTAAAACCGCCCCAGTATCTGTAGAGGTAGAAGCAGTAGTATTAGCAAAAGTTTTTATTCCAGCAAAAGTTTGCTCTCCAGTAGTAATAATACCACTAGCAGTATTACTAGCAGATGGTATTGCTACCGCTGTGCCAGCTATTCCATTTACTGTAGTTTTTATTGTCGGGCCTGCTGTTGTCCCTGCAGTCCAAGTATTTGATACAGAAGTAGTAGCTTTAGTAGCACTTATTTTACCATCAGTTTGAGAAATTTTACTAATATATTCTCCAGTATCACCACCAACTGCGGTAAAGTCAAGCCCAGTAATTGCAGTATTAACTGTAGTCCAAACTGCTTTAGAAGTTGGAATTGTTGTATCATCTGAATCAGTGGAAGGAGCGGTTGTTGTGAGTGTTTTACTACTATTTTTTATAATTCTACCGGTATTACCGCTAAATAAAACAATGCCATCATTTGTTGCTGTTGATGGACCAATTACTGCTCCATCTTCGTTAGTTTCAACTGAAGTCCAGTCATCATTTGATGCAACAGTACCATCTTTAACACAGATTATTAAGGTACCTTCTTCACAATACTTACCTGCCCAAGTACCAGGAGTTATTACACGATATGTATCACCTGCTTCATGAGATGCTGGTAATGCGGTAATAGTACCGCCAGTGCCTAATGTACCTTTAAAGCGCATTGCATTTACATATGATAATGTATTATTAACAAATTCTGTTGTAGCAATTTGAGTTGTATTCGTTCCATTCACCGCGGTAGGGGCGGTAGGCGTACCAGTTAAAGCTGGAGAAGCAAGTGGGGCATAAGCGGCTAGACTCTAATGAGCAGTTAATGCTGTTTGCCATGTACCATCCCCACGTAAGAAAGTAGTGGTAGTATTAGAAGTAGGCTTTGCTATATATGCAAGGTCTTTTAATCCTTTTACACTTACATTCTACCCAGCAATCTTTACCTATCCATTATTATCACCAGTAGTTACATTTCCACTATGTGCCAGTAAATACCAAATAGGTGCTGTAGCATGTGGAGTATTAGCCTCTCTCCAAATTCCATGTCCAACATACCATTCATTCTAGTGCGTGTGTCCATTTATAATATAAGAAGCATGATAATTACTATGAGAGCTAATGAAACCATTATACCATTCTTCCTTAGGCGCGCCAACGGGCCTTGATTTATCAAAAGTAACATATTTACTTAGTGGTTGAGTATCTGTAAAATCATAATCACTTAAATGATTATAAGAATATCTGTCATCGTGCGTATGTCCATTAACAGATACCTCAGTTCCTCCACTGTATAATTTAGTAGCATATAAATAACCATTATAATTTAGACGCGTAGTACCATCCGGTACGGTGGTGCCTGTATAAAAATTGGCTCCTGATTGTTTAGAAGAGTATGGAGCTAAAGCATAGGTAACTGCATTAGTTCCATTAGTTCCAGTTAAATTCCAATATCCATCAGTTGCATTAGCAGTAATAGTAAAAGATTTTGTATCCGTAAATATAGCATTTTGAGGCACCGCCGTCTATACAGTTAAACCGTTTACCGTTGCTGCATCTCCTGCAATATTTCCAGGTATTTTATCGTCAGTTCTAAAATGATAATTAGTACCATCGTAATATACAAGGTACTATCCTCCCGGTAAAAGATAGTTATTCGCAGAAGATGGTTCACCATTAATATAAATTGGTTTAGCTCCTGTACTGCCAATATTTAAAGTTAAAGCTGATTGTGCGGTATTGTCATAATACTACGTAAACATAAAATATTTACCGGCAGTTAACTAAAATTTCCATCCTGAGCTGCCAGTTTTAGCTGCTATATCGCTTGCAGTAGAACCATAAGGACGCATATAACTATAAGTAGTATTATAATTACCATTTAATAAAATCCAATATGTACCGTTATATATAAAAGCTGAAATACTATCTTTATTTAATTGTCCGGCAGCATTTAAATTATTATTACCAGTTGAGTTATATTGCTATTTAATAGATTTAGCTTCAGTTGTACTGCCACTTGAATTTGTAATCTATAATTTTAAATTATCATTAACAGCTGCACTATTAGTATTAGCAAACTTTACTATCAAAATATCGCCAATAGTAAGAGTATCATATTTATTACAAATTACTTCTTTCGGCACCGTACCAGCAGCAGTAGAACATGTTCCATAAAATACTCTACCATTACCACGCGCGGCAGCGGCGTCTTTCAAATCATATGTACTTTCATCTGGAAGTGTTATTTGGCTAATATAATCCGCCATTTAAATCACCTCCTATTAACTAACAGTAATTGTTTGATCTTCAAATGTTGGAGTAGCAGTATAGCTCGAAGGGACAGGAATATTTCCAGTAGTTAATTTTGTTCCAGTTCCAGTAAAAGTTGCGTTAGTAGGAACGGAAATATTCCCTGTAGTCAACATTGTTCCTGTACCAGAAAATTGATACGCCGCATCACCAGTACGTACACCAGTAACATCTGAGGTTGTAATAGAATCTCCAGTGGTATATCCTAATTGATAAAGACTTAATACTTCTCCAGAAACTGAATAATATGTTAAATTATTATTAGGATGACTAGAAGCACTAGGAGCCTATGCTACAACTGTTTTAGCTACTGTAACTGCAGTTGGATTGTGAATTGTAGTATTGCTTCCAGCAGTCTTTACCGTGATATTTCCTGCAGGGGTATAATTTGCAGTGCCTCCAGTGGGGACAGCAGAACCAGTAACTGCTGCAGTTTTATTAGTATTAGTAAATGATATTGTTCCTGCTGGAGTATAATCTGCAGTCCCACCACTTGGTACCGCTGAACCGGTTACAGAGGCAGTTTTATTTGTAGTGGCATTTGTTGTAACTGAAATTGATTTTAATTTTGAATACGTTCCAGAAGCGCTATCTTTATAAGCTAACGCGCCAAAATCAGATAAGTGGATATCAGTATCACCAAACATCTCCCACTAATATCTTGGAGAACCGCTACCTTTATCAATAGTAATATATTCATTATAAATAGTTTTATTATTACGAGTTACAGGCACTAAATAAATTACATTCATTGTTGTACTTGCGGCGGCAAGACTACCAGTAATAGTAGAACTACCACTAGTCCAAGTAACTCCTGAAGGGGTATCCGCTGCCACAGTACATAATTTATATGTAAAAGAATTTAATGCAGAAATTAAGTCTCGTGCGCCCTAGTCAACAATATCATATGTAGTATTATTTGGTAGGGTAATTTGTTTAATTTTTGGATTATCTGCCATTATAATTCACTTCCTTATAGTCTATTTAGCTACAGTATTTCATCTGTAACATCACAATTTAATTTATTATTCCAAAAAGTGCGTTCTTCACTTGTTATATGTTTTACATTATCATTTATATGATCATTTAATTCGCTACGAATAGCCGCAGCAATATCATCACCTACAAATGGTAAATCTACTGCATATGCCAATCCGTCACTAACTTTTATTCCAGGAACTACAATTGTACTATTATTAGAAGTATAACTACCTCTATCAGTGTAAATAATAACAGTTCCCGCTGGAGCAACAAATGTATTATGCGCTGCCCATTCTGCTGTAGTACCAATCAATATATTTTGTCCAGTAATATCACCTAAAACATTCCAATGTGATCCATCATATATAAATGTATATATATTATCTGGAGTAAGCATATTGGCGCTAATCTATATATTATTATAATATATATCTTTCGCGCCAGTATTACTAACATTAAGTGTGGCATTAGATCCAACTTCACTTACTTTTATATTTACATAAGCTCCAGCAACTAAAGTAAAATTATTAATTCCTGCAGTTAGCGCTACTCTAGTGCCACCAGCGGTGGCAAATAATAATGGTTCAATTAGATGAGTAGTATTATCTGGTGTCTATATTGAATATATATATCCCATTTACCTCACCACCATTATGGCGTTGCCACTGGAACTACTACATTAGTAGAGGTTACTGTTAAACTAGGAGCAATACTATTTGTTATTTGTAATACTCCGCCAACTACTGTTGCACTTGAAGCACTTCCAGCATTCCATCCAGAAGCAGAACCAATATTACCTGTAGTCTATGAAGTTGCTAATACATAACTTCCCTCGTCGCCCAATAGTTCCCAGTATCCAATATGTGTATTTGGATCGGTTTCGGTCCAGACAAATTCTTTATCTCCGTATAGTACTACATCGCCGGGCTCTTTAGTAGTAATTTCTGTTCCTCCAATAGTTGGATTTTGTGTACCTCCATCAGTAACTGCTGTCGTTGTTGTTCCTTTGAAATGCATTGCCCCAGTAAGGCCACTTAAACCAGCAGTTTTGGACTACACATAGTCTATTGTAGCTAATGTGCCAGATGGAGAAGCATCGCTTACTGCTGGCCCGCTAACTGCTCCAGTGAAAGTACCGCCACTAATTGGCATTGCATTATCTGCTAATGTTCCTTGTGCTGCCGTAGCATAATCTGTTGCTGGTGTATATGCTGCAGTGCCTAAACCATGTACTGTTGCGTCCTATCCATTAACTTTAATCGTACCATCGGTTGTACCTTCGGCTACAACAATATTAGTATTCGCATACCATGTATGCTCTGTACTGTCTTCATAATACGTAAATGGAATAATATCATTTTCATTGCATACGCAGTTGCCAACAACTGGATAAGAAGTTGTGCTACCTACTGCAAGTCTTACATTACTAGTTATACTATTACCATTAATAAAACGTACATGAACTGTAATACCTTTCATTAATGTATCAAAGTCTGGTAGAGTTACTACCTTATCTGCGGTCGTTGCAGGAGTACTACATGTTCCATATAAAGTCGAACCTATTAATATTTGCTCCTAATCTGAAGGACCTATCTGTACTTTTCCAATATAACTACTCATTATTCTCCCTCCTTAGTAATACCAGTTACTACCTAAACACTATAATGGCCTAAAGAAGGAACAATTCCAGGGTCAACGATTAAAGTATTATTAGCAATACGTATGTCAGTTGTTTTACCGGCATCCCAATATGTAATTCCTTCTACATAACCTGTCTATATATTATAATTAAAATTAGACAACTATTTATAGCCAGTAGCTCCAGTATAGTGATATATTCTATTCGTAGATAAATCTATATATAATTTATCTGAGTTTCCCGGAGAGGGAAACTCATTAAATGTACTTTTCTTTACAAGCTCGACTTCTTCTCCATTAATAGTTCCACTATCAATAAAAGGAAGTCCTACTACATTAGTGATACCATCGCCCACCTTTAAACGACAAAAAGGGTGAGTTGCATCTGCTGTATAGACGATCAACTCACCCAAAAGTGGCACGAAACCATTAGACCCATTCTTAGGGCCGGCTTTATTCCAATTTTCTTCAGTGTCACTTTTCAACTGAATTCTCGTCTTTATGGTATTATTTGCAGTTGCCATAAAAACACCTCCTTGACATCATTCCAGTCAAGTTTAAATAACATCTGTACTGCTTCCGCAGTTTAATATAATATACGTATCAGCAGTTTGCCGCAAATCCTATACATTTCCAGTAGCTGCGATACGCTCTAATTGTAATTTTTTAGATACCTAAGTAACATCTTCTCTAGTATAACCACTAGCAGTCGGGATTGTTGCTCCTTCAAGGACATCTAAATTAAGTGCAGATTGGTCCAATCTAATATTGACCTATTTATTTGTATCTGGCGGCCAAACTACTCCATTTATAGCAATAGATTCAATTACATTCTCGTGCTTTATAGGTGTAATTACTACCTTACGCTCTGCATCCGGTACTAATTCCTCTGAGTCATATATAATTTTTTCTATCTTATTAACTTCTGCACTGGCCTAGATACCCTATAACTTAGTCCTTGATGCGTCATCAAATTCATTTATCTAAAGATTAATGGCTTTAGTTAAGTCATTTACAATAGCAGGAGAGATTTCTGTGCCATTTAATAAAATATGTTCAATAACATTAGCCTAAGCATTTTCAGGTAAATTCTCTAATTTAGTTTTTAATTCATCAGTAAAGTCATTTGAAGTAAGAGTTTTACCTTCTTTTTTATCTACTTTTCCCTCAAATGCTTCTGCTAAGCCTGCAATCTTAGATTGCTATATCGCGGCCTCAGCATCAATGTCTACATCCTTAATGCTACCTTTTACAGCATAGCTACTTTCATCACCTAATAGTTGCCAATTGCCGCCATTCCAGACAAATTCTTTTTCATTATATAAGATTACATCGCCTGGCTGAGCCTAAGCAAAATTATAATCAGGAATACGTGGGTCTACGGCGCTACCTTCTCTAATTACAACTGCTGCCTCACCAATAAAATGCATTGCTCCACTTAAACCAGCAACTGCATTATCAACATATGCTTTTATTACGTTATTAGGAACAAGATGATTATTATTGGCAATAGTTTCTGCAATTGGAATTAATTTTATAGAATCTGTGCCATTACCCACTAATACATGATTTTCAGCTAAAGTAGTTTGACCGGTACCACCTTTTTCTACATTTAATGTACCATCAATATTACTAAAAGTTGGCCTCGCACGTTCAACAGTAATTTTACCGGCAGTTTCATTGACAGAAGTTACAAATTGATTTGCTATTGGGGTATCTGCTACATTTAATACATTAATTTTGCTGTCGATATGCGCGCCGCTAAAAGCGCCAAGAGTAGGAAAATTTGGATTTGTAATAATATTAGTGCCAATCCAATCAACAACTTTCTAATACATAGATAAATCAATTGGATGATTCGTATCAACTACCCATTGAGCATCTTCATTATTTTCTTTATATCGTAAATAATATTTATTAATATTATCGCCTGTTCCTTCAATTATTTGATAAATACGAGGAGCAAAGGTTATATCTCCACTTAAATGAAAATTTTCCTCTAAAAAACTCTATAAGCCACTAATTTCTGCTGCGGTATAAGTTGGTTTTGTACTACGCTTTGCCCAACTATATACATCTGCGGCAACTCCCTATAACCATGGTAATTGATAAAAATAATGTTGTCCATCACCAATTTTAATTCCAACAGCAGGAGGAGTATTAGAAGGAATTCCATTTGAAAGTGACTCAATAGTACTTTCACTTGGAAAAGTACATATCGCGGCTTCACCTTTATGAAGAATAATAGAACTATTCATCCATTCGTTAAAGGTTCCATATCGTAATTGGATAATAGTCTATAATATATTCGTAGCCATTTTCCCACCTCCATTATCTTATTAAGCTGTACCTCCATAAATAATTAGCGTATCACCGGTCGGTACAAATAATTTGGAGGTTGATACTTTATTTAAAGTCATAAATCCTTCTTGTGTAACACTAAGATATTCTGTATTAGGATGCTGAGTAATATCATCAGATCTAACTCCACCTAACGCAGCAAATGTAGCAACTGGTAATTCATAGCCAGTATGGCTATCACTGGTAGTTCCAACTGTATCCCAAACGCCATTAATAAGCATATATTCAGTATACCCAACACCATTAGTTACAGGAACTAAATACATAGTATTTGTATCTGCGTCTGCAATCGCTGGTAGTTTAGTTACTACTTCGCGGCGAAGATGACCAGCATGGGCTATTGCCCACTCTAAGTAACGTAAATTAACGGGATCGGTTGGCTCAACCGGATCATCGGTAATAATAATTTTAGCATCTCCGCCTGCCTGTGCAATTAAGTTATTTATTTGTTCTACAAAAGTTGGATTAAGAGTAATGTCGCCATTTACTGTTTTAGAAAAGTATGAAGCATCAAATTTATTTAAATAGGGTAAATGCTCCCAATTTCTTACTCCATCTCCAATTTTAAGCAAAAAGGAGTTAGCATTACTGGGATCAGTTTCGAGCGCGAGTTCACCTTCTGCTAATACCGGATTTCTCGCAACCCAATCATCTTTCTAGTCATGACGAATTTGTAGAGTAACTTGTATAGTATTAGATGCCATTATGCTTCACCCCCATTTAATATAGTACGAGCAATAAGCATTGCGTTTACTGGAATATATTCATTGTTCCAATAATAAAGTATTTTTTCATTTAAGTCAAAATATAATTTATCTACTTCACCTGTTTGTGGGAAATTATCATAGGTTTCAAATAAAATTTCCCATTTATTTGACTCTAAGTATGAGCCAAAGTACCGATGAAATTCTTCGCGTGTCCCATGATATCCGCTTCGTGCCGCGAGTAAATAAATCTAATCTCCAAGCATACTTAAACCAATTGATTCCCATGGGTATACTGTAGAAAATTCTGCTGTCTCTGGAATAGGTAAAGTTACCCAATTACCATCAACATAGTTACTTTGTAACCATGGATATATTATTCCTATGCCCGCCGCGCGCGGTCTTGGTGGCATGATATGTGTATCATACTCAAGCAATAGATCGCGCGTGCGCGCTCTACTACTTTTATAATACATTGCGCGTCACCCTTTTTATCACACAGATTGGTAAAGTAAAAGCGGCGTAATATGAATCTACGCTATCATAATGAATCAAATTATTGTCTTCGTCATATAATGGATCACGTTGAATTGCGACATCCCAACGATAACGTCCGCCCGATTCTTTTTCATCTGGTTCTATATTTAATGTATCTTCAGATACAAAATTAAAGGTTAATGTTTCTGCTGTTGCATCAATTTTTTTCTCTAATACGGTTGTATGTGTTAATGTATCATAAATAGAGAAAATAGCTACATCCCCCTCTTCAACTGTACCTTGGGTTGGAATAGTAAAACTACCAGTATCGCCTTGAGGGATTATTAGTTTACGCTAAATTAATCTAATCAAAGCTATCACTCCTTTTTATATTTTTTATACATATGCTATTGCCAACTAATAATAGTTTCAATATCATATCCTATTGTTTCTAATTTGATGAATTTCTTTTCTGCATGAACTAATTCATCATCTACTTCTTTAATAAAGCAATCTATTTCTAAGGCCGCGGCAACTTCGCCCAATGCGCAAAGCTCTTGCCGCATTTCCTAGTATAATTTCTTTGTATCTTGCTCCCATTTTACCCATTTTCCCATCATTTCCTTAACTGCGCTACGCTTGGTGTTTATATCTACATCCATTGTTGTGTATTTATACCAACTTTCAGGTATAATAGGTTGACGTATTTGAGTATCTATTTTTAATAGTTTATGATAGTGAGTAGAATAATAGTGCGCGAGCTTACGATAAGCGCAAGTTTCTTCTATATGCTAATAGTCATGCAATTTAGCAAAACCAAATAATCCTAAAAAGTCATAGGCATTTGCCATTTCATCATGTACCATAATACCTTCTACCATATGGGAAGCAATTTTATTAAAAATCTCTTCTATAGTCATAGTAATCCTCTCCTTATAAAAAATAAATGGGCGGGTCATGCCCGCCCTTATATTAACGAATCTGGGTTACTACAACATTTATATGGGCATCAGAAATTGCTGTTTCTCCATTTAGCACCTGAATAATAGTTGGAGAAGTAAAACAATTACAATTACAATTATTTTCTGCTACACGGACAAAAGTTTTGAAACCAAAATTATCTGTAGCAGTTACCGCAGTACCCATAAAACTACTAATAGCCTGCGGCTGAGGAACACCATTTACATAAAGCTGCGCGCTTACCATAGTGGCTGCATCTGGGGTAGCAAAACCATCTACTTCAACAAGATAAATACCACGTTTATTGAGCTGAATAGTTGCTGGACCGCTAAGAACCTCGCCGCAACCTTTATCTACTACTACATTATTAAGTGGGAAAGCCGCGCCAGCGGCTACATCTATATTATTTGAATAAGCCTATAACATAATTATTCCTCCTTATAATATATAAAAAAATAGAGGACGTACTTATATTAAGTACGTCCTATGGTATATTGTAATGGTGTACTTAATACACTCTTAATTACATATTACATCCTCCGCAGAATGGAGAATTGCCAGCATTATATGTCCAACCCTGTGGATAGCGTACAACACCCTGTAACTGGTTCTGTAATTCAAGCTGATTTACTCGATTCTGTAAGGCTTCCATCTTATTACCCATAATAGCATCTAGAACCTTCTGATTCTGTGCAACAATATTAGCATTGGTTGCAGCATCGCGCATTGCAGCGTCATAATTTACTTGAGCGATGGCAGCCTGTGTATTGCAGCAACATTCATTAATACGAGCAAGTTGATTTGCTTGGCCAACAGCTAAACCCGCAATATCACGTTGAAGCTCAGTATATTTATCAGATAGACCATTCATTAAATCATGATAGACATTGTTGGTAGTAGCTACTGCCTGAGCAGTACCATAATTAATAGCTTGCATAATATCACGATTCTGGTCTTGAAGATCATTAAAATTGAAACCATTCTGCACAAAATCCTGAGTTGCATACTGTGGACGATAGCCATTACCAAAGCCAAAGCCGCCACCCATCATAGCGAGGATTGCAAATAGCCAAATCATACCGCCCCAACCATTTTCCATATTATTACCATTTACTGCGGCAATATCAGCTGGAGTTAATCCGTTTTCACCCATATTAATCATCTCCATTTTATATTAATATTAAATAGTAAAATTTATTAATGAACTAGTAAATTGAGGATAAGGTTGAATATTCTTTCGCGCGAACCTTTATCTATTATATGATTTCATTTCATGATAAATTTTACTAATTACTATCCCTATAAAATATGTGTTTTTGAATGAGGAGATATATGATAAAAATTTATACAAGAATAAAATTTTTATCGTACATAAATCCATATTCTGCCATTAACTGGGATTTGGCTCTCTTCTCCATCGTTTAAATACCATGAATCATATGTAGGTACCATTGAAACGATACCTATAATTCTTTCTGGATATTGCACAATTTCTTCACGGGTCATAATATCAACTGTGCCTCCGGGCGCGGAACAAACAGCATCACCCGGATGATATAAATTGCGATCTTTATATGGATATACGAGTACACGTCCACTAATAGCTATAGGAGTGTTGCGGCCCTTATTATTACCGACTGCCATACCAAATGTATCAGATATTACTTTTGCTCCCGAGATTAATCGTTCTTGGCATAATACTAACGTATCTGAATTTCCAGATTCTACAACAACTCTACCTGGAGCATTTTCTAAGCCTTCTCGATATTCTGCAATATCACCGCCAACTGCAACAAAAGTACCATTTTGCATAATGCGTGCACCACGCTATGCATTAGACTGACCAGATCCCCAATAATTAAAAATTAACGCATTAGAATTGGATCCCGAGCTACCATGATTACCAATACTCCAATAACCATTAGCAGTCTATATAGACATAGCAACATGATAATTTGCTCCGCCAGCAATTCTTATAGGAGCAGCAGTATGACCGTTATTCCAACTTGTGCCTGCAGCAGTAGCGACACAACCGCTACAATTACCAGTTATAGTTGCTTTAATTGTAGCTGGTAATAATAAAGTAACTGCGCCACTTCCATTTACGCTAACAGCCGTACCCGCATTGGTGCTTGATGAATCTTTAATAGTGAAATTTCTTGCAGTACCCCAATTAGCGGTTGTAATGGCCGCAGACCCATCAAAGTTAGTGCCATTAATTGCTCGGGCGGTTTGTAATTTTGTTGCTGTAGCAGCATTACCTGTACAACTGCCCGAAGAACCACTACAATTTCCTGTTACATTACCTGTAAGTGGGCCATTAAAATGTGCTGCATATACATTACCATTTCTGCAGTTAATAGACACAGCATTGGTACCTGTATAAGTTTGTCCAGTACAAGATGTAGTGAATGATACACCATACCAAGAACTAAATACTAAATTATTTAATGCGCCACCAACACCATTTACGGCATCATTCGGGCCATTATAAATTATATTTGTGCCTCGATTGTTTAAATATAAACTACCAGGAAAAGTTGTATTCCCATTAGCATCTAATAATGTCAATGTTCTTTTTAAAGTAGTAAATACTCCTGTGTATTGTCTAACATATATAGGTTCATTTCCATCGTCAGCAGTTGCTAATTCCATATATCCAGCATTAGATGCAGTTGCTGCCCCACCTATACGCCATTGATCATTGTCACCCATAGTTCCATAATTGATACCGCGGAAAGCCGTACCACTATTTGCGAATATTAAGTTTCCTCCAGCATGTATATCTCCTTCAACTTCAAACCAAGCAGGAGTAGCGCTTGTCCCTCCAATCACTTTTAATCCAGCCGGGGCACGATAGGAATCCGCATCCGTATATATCAAGTATACAGGTTGGGCGCTCGCGCCCTCTGAAAAGCAAATTCTAGGATTAGTTGAAGCGGAAGTCATAGTTGCATCAGTAGTTCCACCCAGATGCAAATATCCTGGTTCTAATGATGTATTTTTCTGATATAATACTAAATTACCATCTATCTATATAGTTTTATTAAACCAAAAAGGAATATTTGCACTATTAGTAATATGACAAAAACTAGAATTTTGCGAACCAATCTATACAGTATTACTATTTAAAGTAGATTTTAAATAACCACCATTAGCATGTATAGTTCCACTAACAGTTGTAGTTCCTGCAATATTTACAGTCAAAACATTATCATTTGTTTTCTATAAAACAATACCGCTCCAACTTGTACTATTTTCGACATTTGGAACTAAATAAATATTAAAACGACTATTTCCAGATATATCTAAAGTAGTCTCTAATAAAGCAACACGACTATTATTTACATCATTATATTCTATAGCAGAATATGTCTATGAACTAGGATTCGTTCCTTTAGTCCAATTTTTATTTATTAAATATATATGTGCGCTATCATTTCTTCCTATATACATATGGTCAGTAAAATAAGAATTACCATTTACATACAATTTATATGTATTTCCGTCAGTAGTTGGATCATATCCAATCCCAACTTTTCCTAATATATAAGTATCACCAGTATCTAACTATGCCCAAATACTTGATATATAATGTTCTTGATCATCTTGCTACCCGCCATACAATTCAATCCTATCATGTCCATTATTTACATTATCAGTTTCAGTTGTATCATAATAATACTTTATACCATACAACTCACTCCTATTCGTTCTATGTAAGATCCATGTATCTGTTGCAATATTTGTTCCAGTCTACAATAGCGCACTACTCTAACTCGCCGCGGCCGTATCACCTATAATCCTTTTAGCATAATAAGAGGTTAAGTTGAAATTACCTGCTGTCACTTACCTCACCTCCATAAAAAAAATAAGGGGCCCTTATCAAAAGGTGGCCCCTCATTGTTGCAGTATAAAACTGGCGCGAAGCTGCAGTTCAATACCACCTTATTATTATAACATATTCTATTTCTCATTGTCAAATATTAGGTCTTATATAAATTTTGTTTAATTTTAATCTATGCAGCCCAGTCAATAAATTTTTTATGAAGGTATTCATAAAGAAATTTCATAGTTTCAGGTGGCTCACCATTAGATTTTTTATATTCATTTATTATAGCTACAACCTAGTCATGTAGCATACTCTAATCTTTCATGCGCTAATCGCTTAATTTATAATAAATTTCTGCTAACTAAGGATAATCCTATTGTACGTAAATAGCGCAATCTATATATTTTTCTGCCTATTTAAGTTCACATTCAATTTTATCACAAATCTCGGAAATGATTTTCATATATCATTACCTCACTTAAATATCATATTTAAATTGATACTCATATGATCACCGCTAAGATACTCAGTAATGGAGTTAATTTCAGCATTAAGATCAGTGATTTCATAAATTGTATTACCATTAGAAACAATTTTAATAGAAGTAATAGTCTAATTTAGCATACCGTTTAAAGCATTTACATCTGTTCCATAACCTAATAATGTTGCAGTAGCATTGCTATATATATTAACACCATCAAAATTTGTGGTCTTACTATAACTTTCTACTTGAAAACTGTTTTCATTATTAAAAATAATAGTATTCATATTACATTCCTCCTTGCAATTGTTTTAATAACCAATTAATATCTATACCTTTGCTTGCGGCCATCTATCTTGCATATGCCTCTAAACTTCCGCCGCTACGTACTAAATTTGCAATTGCTGGATTTCCTTGTAAAATCTAATTTAACATTGCTTGCTAATTAGTTGCGGTTTTTAGCTACTGCATTAAATTACGCGTTGCTTCCACTTGCAGATTGTTGTTCTGCGGCATTTGCTGCATTCCGTTTCGCATTTGACTTATTCTACTTGCCATTTATCCATTCCTCCACAGCTGCTAACCTTGCGGCTAAATCATTAGTATCAACAGGAGCTGGCTCTTGATGCGGTTTAACATCAAAAGGCATTACTGATCTATTATTATTTTGATCAGTTCTAATCCACCAAATGATATCCTTATCGCTATCTGGTAAATAAATCTCACTATTCGGCCCCATAGGAAATTGCCACGCGGCATTTTCTCCATGAATTGGGTCAGCGCGATAAGTAGGTAAAGGCTAATTAAAAGTTCTTGGCTAAGGATTAGGGAAGTTCCAAGAACTATATGGATTAAATTGCGCTTGTCCCATTGTCATATTATTCTACATCTATGGCTGATTCCAACTATTCATTCATTGGCACCTCCCCATATTTTCGCCCGCACTTAGGGCAATAATCGCATACTTTTAAATTATTTGCGGCATCCATAAACCATAATGGTTTCTTTTCTTTCTAATGCTTATTATCATAACAATAAAAACATCCAATTTCATCAAATAGTTGTTCTTCCATTAAAGTAACCTCACTTTAAAATGTCTTCTATCATTTTTAGAGCTATAGATAGCTCATCATAGACTTTTTTTAAACTAGCTTTTGTAGCTGTTGAATCTTGTAATTCACTTAAAAATTTACTCATTACATATCCAGTTCCACTTTCATAAGTAACAGGAACCCATTCTGTCGATAGAGTTGAAACTTCCAATTCTGTCCCATAAGGAATTTGTGCAAGTATTTTTGCAGAAGAGGAAGGTGCAGCACGTAAATTTAAAGCGCCTTTATTAGCTGTTTTTACAGAAGCTTTCATTAGTCTTTCTTAGCCTCAATTGCATTCTCTACAGTAGTTTTTTCTAAAGTTAATTGTTGTACTTGCGCTTCAATTGCTGCACGAATTATATCTTCATCAAAAGATAATCCCTTTTTTGCAAGTAATTCTTTAGCCACTCTTAGAGCATAAGCTAATTTGTCTGCGCCCATCTTCGCGCCAAAAATCTTTTCTGCGGCATATACTACAGTTTGTGCAATACCAGTTAAAATTCCAATCTACTCTGTTGTCATATGCGCCTTAAGATAAGGAATTACAAATAAACTAATAGCACCGCCAATTAAAATAATAATCCCAAGTAAAATTTGAGTAATGTTCATACCATTACCTCCTTTTTCTTTTATTATATCATATTGAATAATAATTTGTCAAATATTAAAGTGCGTGCCATCCTCCCGGATAGTCCGCGGGTGACCATATATTATTGTCTATTGTACTTTCGTATACTATATTATTAAATAATACTTTGTCTCCTTTCATATAAGGATTAGTACTATCTGGCTACTCCCATTCAGGAATAACATTTTCATCAGGAATTAATACTTTCGCCCATAAACTTGGAGCGGCGATAGGAGTCCACCCACTCTATGAAGTATGCGCTTGAAGGCATTTATATAATATTTCTTCATATTTTACTCGGGCATCCTTTTCATAGGCTATACCCTCATGCCAATTAGGAAATAAATTAACTGCCTCCAGCGCGTCTTCATCAGATAAAGATATAGCCGCTTTCTCTATAAAAGGGCGAAGTTTTCTTGCTAAGTCTAATAATGTCATAATTAATCAACTCCTAGTAAGATTTTTGCGGCCTTTAATTCATCCTCTAATGATTTTATCTTTTCATTCTAATAAATCATATATTCATCTTTACTATATTCTGTACAATCATACTTGTATCCACTAATAACACGGTCACCTAAATTTTCTTCATAAGGAGTAATATTTTTTGCTATGTAAACAGCATTGGGAGTAAACTCTATTTCACTAGGTTCTATTGAGCTACTTATATTTTTATACTCTCGCATAGCTATCACTCTCCTATTTTATTTTTCCATTTATTTATATTAGCTGTATAAGTTGTATTTTTAGTTGGAATATACATTAGACGGGCGCCAAAATTAGAAGCAGAGCGTGTTACATTATTATCACAAGCATAATAGAATAATCCATTATTATCTTTAAAAGAATATGAACCGCCTACTGCCGCTGTCTTCATTACATCTACATTGGCTACTGTCCATAAATTATCGCCTACTGGTAATAAACTATTCGCAGTATTAGAACATTCAATAGGCATAAATATCCAGTCATATTTCTAATTAGTACAGCCCATTGCGCTAATCCAACCATAAGCATTTGGTAGATTAAAGCCAATATATTCATAATTATCGCCAATGGTACTTGGAGTATAATTAAAGTCAATACAAATATATGGAGAACCACCAAAACGAGTACCATCTCCATAAATATTACATCCACCAATGTAATTCCATAAATTGCCCCAAGGATTCTCTAATCCACGATAACTAATAGCACGTTCTCCTGCTTGAGTGTTTGTTACTTCGACTCCATTATTATCATTAATGGTAGATTCCGCATGCCCGCTCTCATTACCAAGTGCGGCGGTAGAACCAGTAATTGCGCTACAATTAATATTAGGAGTAATTTTAGATAAATTGGATATACCATCTTCAAAAGATGCCTATCCATTCATACTACCATATTCTACAACCTATAGCATCTAATTAGCACTAACCGCGGCCATGTTATTAATATGCCAGCCATTTCCGCGAGCAATAGCATATGTTTCTGCCTGAGTAATATTCATATTCGCGGCAGGCTTAACATTTGCAATAGACGCTAATTTATTATCAACTAAACTACCATTATAGGCAGAGAATAATATATAATCAAGTTCTCCGCCATTGCCATCACTAAAAATTGGATGAAGCTTAAACCCGGTTTGTTTTTTCGCGCTAAGAATTAATGTCTCATGACGTACTGCGCGGCCATTAGCAATATCTTGTACATTTAATGGAATTCTTTGATAATAGAATTTTGGCTAATAAACCATAACCTATCCATTCGATCCATCTTCTTTATAATTTGCGTCTCCATAGAAAGCAGTTATTGTGCCGTCATCAGCAACATTACAGCGCATACGGCCGCCATACATAATATAGTTATTAAAATCAGTACCCATATTAAGGCCAACCGCTTCTTGAATACGAGAAACTGCTTTACCGGCATAGTCTATTTCTAGTCCAACTGCTTCTCGTGCGACATAAGTACCACTATTAATTAAAGAACTAATTAAAGTCATTTCATCTACATCGCCAGGTTTAATATTTCCATCTTCGCCAACAACGACTAAATAACCGGCGTTTTCACTTCCAAGATTAGTGTTTCCGCCGCCTCCTATAACTGTACTGCCACTAGAAATTGAAGCAATAGCACTATCAACATACTATTTAGTTACGGTAGTGGCAGTATCTGCTTTTTGAGATAAAGCAACATTAAAATTAGTTATACTAACTTTATCATTTAAAGCGTCGGTTACTGCTTTCTGAGTCATATAACCATCTGTATTTTGTCCTGTTGTATTATAGGATTCAGGGAAATTAATTTGCGCTTGCTGAGCGGTTTCTAAAGTATTTTGCGCTTCTTCTAATAATGCCGCGGCTTCCTCGCGTGCGGTAGCTATCTCATCTGCGGCCGCCTCAACAGTACTAATTGCAGTTGCTGCATCTTGTTCTGCTTTTTCTGCTTTTGCTGCGGCAGCATTGGCCTTTGCTACATATGTTTCGGTCTTCCCTTGCGGTGTCATAGCACGCGCGAGCATAATATCAATTATATCCATTATGGTTCACTCTCCTCGTCACTAGTGGGAGTCATACTAATCCACTATTTATTACTATTTGCAATATAGACTTCCATAGTATCAACTATAACAGCAACAGACCCAAGATTAATTTCTGAAGCCGGAATTTTATTTAAATCACTGGCAGTATCACAGAAAAATTCATTAGTGGTTTCATTATCTAATGATCCTCTTTTTGTCATTTTATATGCCATATTATCACTTCCTTTAACAAATTTAAGGATATTTCCCTATTTTAAGGTAATAGGAGAAGAGAAAAATATTACTATTTATTTTAAGATATAAAAAAATAGTGGGCTTTAATTGCCCACTATTTTATCGAGTTAAAAATTTACTCATCATATATCCAGTTTTCCCTTGATAGGAAACTCGAGTCCATTCATCATCTAATACCTATACTCTCTCGCCTTTATCTACGCGAGTAAGAATTGTTGCGCTGGTAGAAGGAGCAGAACGTAAAGCAACTCTGGTAGCATTAACTAGTGCAGAACCTATAGTTATAGGGCCGGGCTCTATTGGTGTTAATGGAGTACTAGGAGTAGGTTCAACTTCTGAGTTTATACTCTTATAATCAACTCCTTTTAATTCTCCCCATTCTGCCCATTTTTTATCGCTCACATTACTATAACAAACACCGGCCTATGTACCAGAAGCTTCAATAACTTTACCGCCGCCAATATATAAGCCCACATGAGAACGATCAGAAGTTCCCTTGAGAACAAATACTGCGGTTCCCGGCTTTAATTCATTGCCATCAGTACGTTTTCCGCCAGATAATTTACCTTTAGCCACGCAATATTTATTCCACATTGTATTAGAACCATGGTACATATACCCACCAAGTTCTTTAAAAGCCCAGTAAAATAAACCAGAGCAATCTGTGACCCAATGGCCGATCCATTTTGCGCCGTAAAGAGCGGCATAATAATATTTATCTCTCTTGGCGCTAGAGCTGGTTTTCCAGCCATCTCCATATTTACTTTTTATATAATTAATTTTCTAATTCTACAATGCTTGTGTCCACTATGCATGCCATTGTCCTAAAATATAGCCCCATTTATTATCTAGGGCATACTAAAATTTAGCAATTAATGCAGATGGTTTTATATCAGCCATTTTCCTCACCTTCTTCTTCTTCTTCATACACTTGTTCATCTTCTTTAGGTTCATGCCGCAATGAAGTTACACGTCCAATCATATTTTTTAGGCCGCCTTTATCTAGCCATCTAAGAATAAACTTATCGCTATAAAGATATTTTTCCCCAAGACTATTAACTAAATAAGTACCCTCATTAACTAGCATAATCCAATCTAAATTATATAGAGTTGAAGCTAAAGCTTCCGCGGCTTCGGGCCGAATTATTGAACCAATTAAGGTCGCAAAACGATAAATAGCCCAAATCCAACAAATAAAACGACTAAGCCACTTGCTATACTATAATGCTACAGCAGCAATTTTATTCGCCATAGACATCACCCCCGTTATTCAGTTTTAAGGGTTTTTAGTACCTCAGTCTTATATTCTTCTGGAATAGAAATTCCATATGTAATAGCAGATATTTCTTCTATTGTCTCTAAACTATTTACATATGTTTTTAAAGAATTATGATAAGTTGTTTGATAAATTTTATGCGCAGATGCTGCGGCAATAATTTGTTTTATTTCTGCTGCGGTATAGAACATTTGTTCTTCATTATCAGCATGATAAGGAATGAAGTCTTCAGTTTCAACTAGAGTTTTAAGATCCATTAGATTAAGTTGGTCTTGCGCTGTTAGTGAAAAATGTTTAGTTTCACCACGAATAGTAAGATCAATTCCATTTTCAATGGCGCGGCGGCAAGCTATAGACAGTTCTTTTAATTTAGAAGAGCGAATAAAATCTATAGATAATTGTTCTATTGGATCAACTGGAGTTGGCTCATCAGGTTCTATAGGAATAACTTCTTCATCAGGCAACTGTTCATGATTAGAAATAGCATCCATATAAATATTATATTCTTCTTCACTAATAGCAAGTATTAATGCATCAATATGAGATATTGTTTTAATCATTGGTACCATCCAAGTAGCCCTATAAAAATAACCGTTATAAGCTAAATATTCTCCATTTTCTTCTGTTGCTCTAGTAAAACTACCAGTTTCAGGCTAATAACGTACAAAGCTCTAAGAAGTAACTGCACCAATAATAGTGTTATCTTTTATGATTTTAAAATATTTCATGTTATTACCTCCAAGAAGGAGGCGGCTAAAAATAGCCGCCTCCATTTAACGTTAAATTGTGTATGCATAAGTTAAATTTAGCTTACTATCAAAGCTACTTTGATTATATGCCTAATCGCTTCCACTACTTGGAACCACCATATTACCATCCTATTTAATATAAATAAAATTGCTCTATTGGTTACCATAAGAAACTGAACGAGTTGGATAAGCTATACTTTTAATCCATCCACCATTACCATTTGTATTAAGTCTAGAGTCAGTATTGGAACTAACAATATCCATGACATAAGGAGTATAATCAGTACTACTTATATACAAATAAGCAATATTATTTAATATGACAATATCATTTGTTTTTATACCATCAGTAATATTAGAATTAATTTCATCATATATTCTACCATTAATTAAAGTGGGATTAGGAGCATTAATACAGAAAATTCTTAAATTATTATCTTTTCCTAAAGATAATAAAGATTTATTTGCGAATCGAATATTAAGATAATTAGAGTTACTAACCATATCTGATTTTACCCAATGCGTTTCTGTATTTATATTCCAATCATAAATCTATATTGGAGTATTTAACCATGGATAAGGAGTAATATCACTGGTATCATTGCTAGAATTTCCAGTACGTTCAACTATTGATTCCTTATTATATGTATTCATACTAGATGTTAAGCTACTAATAGAAGGAACATATACAAAGGCCCCATCAGTTAATAGATTATTATTTATACCATAACTTGGCGCATTATATTCATCAAGAGTAACATATGAATTATAATAACCAATATTAATCTTACCTATAATAGATTGCATTCTTATTGGTAAACCAGCAAAAATACGATTATCACAAATCTACTTAATTCCAGAATTACCCCATCCAAGCTCTGCTGTAGTATTCCCTAATGTTCGTGGCTATACTGAAGCATGCTGAGAAGCATTTAGATTGCTTAAATAAATGTTTGGAAGAGTTGTTTGATTAGAACCTATCGCGGCAATCATAGAAGTCATAGATTCATGCGGCCACGCAGCTAGTTGTTTACATTCACCAGCACCCAAGTCTTCTGGCCAATATTTTGCCCAATAAATAGTTCCGTATGCATTACCGGCATTATTAATTTCATTAGTATAAGAAGGATTATCAGAAAGAGCAGAATCGCCACTAATATCAGTACGTAAATTCCCTAAACAAATAAATGCATTGTTATCAATTAATTGTGTATTGACATCAATTGATTCTACGTTTGGTAAATTAATAGCAGTAATATCATTCTTTGCTGCGCTGGAGTAAATATATAGTATTGATGATCCTTTTGGATGACGTATAACAACAATATTTCGTGCACCACTATTATTAATAACTTTAGATTTATTACTGTCATTAATAAAATCTCCATATCCTATACGTACTTCACCAGTTGAAGCACCATTTCGATAAAGTGCAAAACCAGTAATATTTCCTTCATTTTTATTATAACAGCCTACTAATACTGCGGCTTTAGAATTTAAATTCTAATTTTTATCAAATTGATAATCTATTGCAATAGTAAAGCCATCATTATTAGAGAAAGGAGCAATACGTTGTCCATTAACAGTAGCATATTCACCGGCAATGAGAGTAGCTGGGCTATTAATAAAGTTTTTATTATTAGCAAATACCAAACCATCTTTTAATCCATCATATCCCATTGTATAACTAAATTTCTAATTAATAGTAATTTGCTTACTATCTGTAAAACTATTTTTCATTGAGCTATCCATATGAGATAAGATATATAGCTAATCTAATGTAAGATTAGATGTATCTTTAAATAGACCATTTTCTCCAGTTAGCGACTTAGTCTCCTCATACCATTTAGCATCAATACGATATATACTAGTATCTGATTCTTTTAATGTTGGACTAATATCAGTAGGAAGTTTCTCCCATCCATCAAAAATTTTATAAGTTACTGTATCGTCTTTAAAGGAATATGAAGCTAATTTATTAGAATAATCAACAACACCTGTTCTCATTTCTTTAACAGTAGGAGCTTCTAGAGTATATCCACCATGTGCATCTTGATTACTCATGGATTTAACTATAGTATTATCATCTAAATACCATCTTACAGTATACTTATGTGCTGATGCTTTATAATAAGTATATAATGTAATTCCTGTTTCAACATCATTTGAAGTAGCTCTATATAAATTATTAATACCATAGTTGCCGCCATTTAAACTATTCAATGGAACAGCATTAGGCCCTTGAGTTTTAGACCAGCCAGAATACATTAAATATTGTCCATCTAAAATTTCACCAAAAGAGAATACTTCATCAATAGTAGAAGGTCTAGTTGGTAAATCGCTAAGCTGCTAACCATAATAAATATCGGGGATAGTGCGATCGCTATCTTTACCAGTTGCTGCAACATATATAGAGTCGCCTATTTGTTGTGCTTCTACCCAAGTATTTCCTTCCCAATGCGCGCTCTCCATATAAGTTACTTTAACTTTCTATTGCTCCTTAGCGGGAATTGTTGTAAAAGTTATGGGCCAGATAGACTGATAATCATCTATCTCAATTTGTGACCATGCGCCAGTAACTGCGATTTGACCACTTAACCACACTCTGTAGATTTCGTCACCAGCTTCATTAGTGGTAGTACCTAACTGATTCTTACGCATAGCAAAAGGTTCTAAGTCAGAAATGTTTCCAATGTAAGCGGATCTTAAACCAATTAACTGTAAGCTAGATATATGACTCAAGGCACTTGCCGCGAGTTTCATCCAATTAACGGTTGGCAGTTCACCGTTTACTGAAGAGTAGTCACTGTCATTAACTAATAAGGTAGTTAGATTAGAAGTATTAACTGTTCCATCACGCTCTTTTAAGGTGATTTCTTGTAGGCTCTTTGCAGAGTATAGAGTAATGTTATTAATTGTTTCTGGTAAGTGGAGTACTTGTATACCAGTGTTAGGAGGTAAGTTAACAGAGGTAATCTGTGTACCTTGTGCTTCAATTCTTTGAATAGAAGTGCTCTTACTTAAAGGAAGTTGACCACCTAAGTTATTGCAATTCTAGATATCTAAAACTTCAAGGATTGGGTTGTCATCTGTAATATTAAGTGTAGTAAAGTTACCATTTTCATAAGCAGTGTTAGGAGTACCAATGATTAACTTACGTAATTTATGTGTATGCTGGAAGTTGTTTGCCTTCATGTAGAAAGAAGCAAGACCTTCAGCACCGATAATTTCACCCGTTTCCGCATCACGGATTGCTTTACCTGCTAGAGCTTGAATATGATTTGCACCATAAATACGAATACGAGAATCATTCATATCATTTAAGATAGATTTAAACTCATATGTTTTACCAGCTTTTGCACGGAAAGGACGGGCAAACGTTTCAGCATAGGATATATTAATGTACATATCCTGATATGGAGTAATTGTTAAATCCCAGTTCGGTGTTACAGCCATGCCGCCAGGATTATAACAAGAGAACTCAAATAGATCAGCGAATACATTTGGAAGTAAATATTTACTACCAAAGTAAACATCTTGATCTTTACACCATTGACGACGTTGATATTTCTTACGGCCTTGCATCATATCACGTAAGAAACGAGTTTCTTGGCGGGTAAGGAATACCTTTTGATATGGGTTAGCCTTAGTGTATCCGTAGTCACCGGTGAAGGAACGAATATACTTACGTTCTACATCTAATCTCCAGATTGCTTCTGGATAACATCCTTGTACCTTATCGAACTCTTGAATCAAATGTTCTGCATTGAAACATCTTTCATTTGCACCAGTAAATGCGCTAACAATATCACTATTACAGCTCTTACTTAAGCGGCGCCAAAAGATGGAGCCTGCACCATTAAATACGTAGGAAGAAGAAGCATCGCCATCAATACGATAGTCAGTATCTTCTTTACCATATGGGAATACTAATTCACCGTTATTATCAATACCAATAGCAGTATCACAGTCATATACCCACATATCGAAAGCGTATTCGGTATAGTATTGCTTTTCAGGGTCAAGGTCGGTATCAGAAGTACGAACGAATGTACCATTCCAAATATCTGCATCCTGTGCATCAGCTACAGCATCGCCGCTTGGATTTTCATCATAAGTATGAATCATTTCCTTCATAGGATGTAGCACCTTACGGTGTTTACCAGTCTTTGCGAAATGCCAGAATGTATTCTTTGCACGGTTATCCATCATGGTATAATAATGAGTAAAGGCATAGAAGAATGCTACTGAGCGCCTTACTACCCACTCATCTAGTTGTTCAACAAATTCTTCATCTGTTGCAGTTATTAGCCAAGTGTAGAAAGCGCGCCATACATCGCTATTACGTTTTCGTACAGCTTCAGATTCTGCCTTATTACCATTAACTAATTTACCATCACGATAGTTACCATAATATGCATAACGCATTTCAAAGGAGTGATCACCATCAAATTCTTCGTTATATAATGACCAATATCTCATGTTTCGAGGCTCTTCATTTTCATCTAAGCCTGCCCATTCTTCCATTGTAATTGGGAAGGCATAAGCCATAGGCTGTACACTCTCGCCTGCATCAGATTTAGCGGTGAAAGTATCAAGTAAAGTACCGTCATCGTCTTTATCTTGTTCTGCATGATATGCTTCAATCATACGAGCTTGTACATAATAGGTCTTACCATTATCAATTTCAGTATCGGTTGTTAATACGAAAGTACCAGTGTAGCGATTGGATTCGTCCTCTACTAGAGTGACTTCCCCATCAGCTTCATAATACTTACCGATATCAGCAACTACTGGGCTTTCTACACTATCATAATAAATAGTAGAGTAGTAAACACCAGACTAGAACTGAGAGTTATTGGTATTGTTATCAGAAATTTCAAGAGTAAATTCATTAATATCAGTTGGATCATATGCACGAGTGTAGTCGGTTTTCTTAGAGTCACCAATATTACCTAATGCATAGAAATGCCAGTTTGTATCATTAAACTCTTTGTGGTTAGTATAGTTAATGACTTCATTACCCTCAATCATCTCAGTAGTATGTTCTTCATCATTTTCACGCACAAATAATAGTGCAGGAACAAATTCCATATCATTCTTAATGCGACGATCACGCATATAAGCTGGAGATAGATAAGTAAGATAGTCATTGTATCTCTTCTGTAGTAATGCATTATTAACATTTTCAGAAGATGCGATATTAACCTTTAAATTGAAGAAGTTATTTGGAATAGAGGTACTAGTTAAAGAAACCTTACTAGAGTAACCTTCTTGTTCTTCCCACTTGGTCGCATCAAAGGTTTCACCGCTTGTATGTGCTTCTAAACACTTATATACTTTGCCATTATAACGTACTAACATTGGATGAGTACTATCATCAGACATAGTATATAGTAAAGTATAATCAGTATTTGGCTGCCATGTATCCTGGTCCTTCCAATCTAAACAGTAAGTAGGTTCTTCTGCTTCATCAGTACCATAGCCGCGAATTAATGCGGATTGATAATTAGGAATGAATTTTTCATCCTTAACCTTATCAGAAGGATTATGTATGCCATCGCATTCAAATAAGAAGTCAACATTACGTCCAGCATTACCATACTTGTCAGAAGTTGTGCCTTGACCAGCATGATAACCGTTATAGAATAGCCAGTTATCTTCCTTGCCGCGACTTGGATATACCTTACCACCTGGCGCATGAATACAACGTAAACTAGAGTTAGCAACGAAATCTTTCTTACTGGTAGTGAAATGAGGAGTATCTAACATTAAGATTTTAACATCAGGCATCTTTACAGCAAGACGTTCTGGATCTAGAACGGTATCTTCACCTTCATAAGGAGTATAGGATGCATTCTGAGTGTTCCAATAAATACTATTGCGTTCATAACGGCTAATACTTTCTTCAACATCTTTACCATCAGCAATGAAGTTACGTAATACATCTTCAGTGTCAAGTGCTGTAGTATAAATCTTGAATCTGTAAATGTAAACATCACAGTCATCGGAACCAATTGTAATAATGGATTCATCATTAGTAGTATGATATAAAGCTTCAGTAACACTGTAAGGATATGCTTTACTTGGGCAACCATCTTCATAAGACATTAAGAAGAGACCCTTAGTTGCAGCATCAGCCTGTTTGTTAATACTAATATCAAGTTCAATCTTATCTTCTTCAGAATATGGGAAGTATAAGTAGGTATTGGTTGCGGCGACTCCATTAATTTCTTTATCAGAAGCAGAATCAGTTCTTAACCAACCTTCATGAACTTTCAATTGAATACCAACTTCTTTTGCTGCGTCACTTTCACTAGTTTTACCCATGTTAGTAAACCAAGTTGCGCCCGCGTCACGAACTGCCGCAGTCTTGAAGATGATTTTCATTTCTGCGCCATCACGGAATACTGCGCTGCGAGTTTCGTAAGTATTCTCACCAACAGCGTGCTGATAACTCTTAAACATTTTATAATCAAAGTACGCACGAGTACCTGCCTTAACAAGGAAGTAACTACCAGTAGCATCACTACCATAACCACCATTATACCAGTCAAAGTTATTAGATACAGTTAAATGGTAATTACCATTGCTCCATTCACGATTAGTAGAATTGTTATTTATACCAATTGGATTAAAGTCAATTGCTAAGTTAGAAACAACAGGAGAAATATCAATATTATGAAGAGATTCAACTGCTACTTCAATTGTAATATAGGTTTCACCGCACTTGATAATTAAATCATGATCACCAGCGTCAGTAGCACGATAAGTCCAAGAACCAATATTATTATTGACAAAGGTTTCTTCATTAATTAAATTATCAAAACTATCTACATAGTATTGAACTGTGTAGTTATTATTAATATTACCAGCCAAAGTATACGGAATGGTAATAGTTTTATATTGCTGTAAAGCAATACGCTCTGATCTATCACGATACGGAGAAGAAATGAAAATCGTATCAGCTGTAGGATCTCTCCAAATAATATCTTTGAAAATATGATTAGAATAGACATCTTTGCCGCTAACACGCGCACTTAAATACATTTCGACAGAGTGTACGCCCGCAACATTCTTCGCCGCAATATCATAGGTAAATTCTTTATTCTGATCAGTACGTGCTAAATTACGAGTAGCAACTTCTACACCATCAATCTTAATGTGTGCAGTTTTTTCAATATTACCTACAGGAATGTAAGTAAAGGTTGTTCCTGTACCAAGATTTAGAATTGTATTATCAGAATATAGAGAAGAAACAGATAGATTAATAACACGAACACTCCATGCTGGTTTCTTGTTTTGAGAAGTATCTTCAGCATTGAAAACAGATAGAGTATAAATATAATCTACGCCAGTTTCAGTACAGTATGGACCAATATCGATTTGGTAGAAACCTACTGGTAAGTTTGGATCATCTGGTTCCATAGCAACAGTAACAGTTTCACCATCAACTTCAATCTCTTTAGTTGGCCATGAATAAGACGCATTTACTGGATCACCACTAAGGATTTCCTCGCGCTCAATTAAGCTGGTAGTCTTATTATCATGAGTTACAGTTAAGTTGTAGAAACCACTGCCACTTACATCGCCTGTAGTGAAGAAGAATTGCAATGGTACAACATCAGTAGTTTTTTGTACTGCGGTAACACTATAAGGAGTGATACGACGTACATCCATCACGGATTCAGTGCTACCACCACCTCCACCCATAGGAAGTTCAACTGATGTAAGAAGTTTTACGCCAGTTTCAGATGGATTAAAATTATCTTCATTGGTAACTCCATAATCATATTCATATAGATCAAGATAATTAACAGGAACATCTTGATCATTGTCATCTTTTTTAGTCGTACTACGTTTAATGATATTATATTTCTTAATATTAGCAATGTCAATATTCGCAGCCGCACCGATTTCAATCTTAGTCCATAATTCATCAGTTTCATTATAAACAAAACGATAATGATGATAGCCAACTTCTTCTTCAAAGACATAGTAATCAGTATTTTCATCTTTGTCATTCGCGGTTGCAGTATTAAATTCACTTTCAGATTCATAGGTAACAGCATTGTTATTACCAGCGCCACCTGCGCCGCCCATTAAATGCCATTCATTATTAATATGCTTCCAATAATAGTACTTATCATCTTCAGCCTATAATAAATAATCATTCTTGTCCTCAATATTCCAAGTTTGAGTATTGCTAGGTACTCCATTTGTATATGCTACTTCTTTGTTTATTTTTACAATAGTAGTACTAATAGCATCTACAGTGGCTTTATCTGCCTTTCCCTCTAGTGCGCTTGTCACATCAGAAGCATTTGCCTTTGATGCAAGCTAGGTATTTACATAAGTAGTGTCTGCTTTATTTGCAAGACCTGCATCTGCATATGCCTATGCGGCGTTTGCTTTCGCGGTAGCATCTGCTGCCGCAGCAGAGATAGCATCTGTAATTTTCTTTGCAACAGTGTTAGTACTGTCGAAGCCAGAACCTAGGTTTGCTTCTAATGTTTCAATAGCATCTTCTGCTACCTTCATACGTCCTGTTTCAGAGTCATCAAGTCCGGTTAAACGAGTGTCTAAACTATTAACATTAGTATCTAAATCATCAATACGAGTATTAGTATTTTTAATTGCGTTACCATCAACCATAGCAAGTTCTTCTGCAATAGTATTTACATTTGTTTCTAAAGCAGTTGCTCTACTTGCTACAGAAGTAATACGATCTTTTAATTCTTTGCCTTGAACAGCATCTAATACACTGCCACTTACAGTGGCATCTAGATTATTAACAATATCACTTTTATTAACCTTACTTTCATTTAAACTACTAATACCGCTACTAATACTATTATCAATATTATCTAGTCTTGTATCTAAATCACTTTGACTTCCACGAGCAGCCGAAATTTCAGTTTCAATTGCACTAAAACGTGCATTTAACGTGTCATTATCAGTTCTATGAGCGGCGTCTATTTCAGTAATAATATTGGGTAATGTACGAGAAGGTTTGCTATCATTATCAATATTATCTAAGCGTTCTTTTAGTGATCTTTGAACTTGTTCACTACCTTGCTAAATTGGACTACCACTGGCAGCTGTATAATTACTCTTAACAGATGATACTTCAGTTTCTATAAAATTAAAACGATCACTTAATGTATCATTAGGCATACCCAAACGTTTAGCATTATCAACATTCTATTGCACAATTGTTAAACTCTTTTGTGTTCGTGTCAATTCAGTGCCAATATTAGTACTAACACCGTCCATCGTATCTAAACGCGTAGCTAAATTTGGATATTTATTCGGATCAATTCCAGTTGTTGCTGCAGTAATCTGCCCTAATGCTTCGTTAGCAGTTTTTACTGCATTGGTTGCCTAAGAAGAAACTCTATCAACTTTACCTTTTAAGCCATATGATTCTGCATTTATATCATCTTTTAATGTATTGACATCATCTTTTAAGTTTTTATACGTAGGATCTGTCTGTGAAACAGCATTATCAGCTGTGGTCTATGCCGTAGCAATACCATTTTCAATGTGAGTCATTCTATCCTGAGTAATTGCTGTTCCCGGAATCCAAGTCTATACATCATACGCCATACCTTTTACCTCCTTTTTCTCAAATTTCAAAGTTAAAGAGTATAAAACTCTTTCTAACAGTTTAGTATATTTAAAAGCAAACAATAATACTTTTTAATTCTAGTAATAAAAAAAATACGGCCTCAAGCCGCATTATTTAAATTTTTCTTCAGCATATCCAACTTCCGTAGTATAACAAATTTTTTTAATCCCAAGTTCTTTTAACATCGCCATGCACGATTCACAGCATCTACTTGGCGCAAGGCTCCCATCTGCATACTCTCTATACAAATAAATATGTACCTTGTTCCACTCAATAGAATCACCAAATTTCCATCTTAATTTTTGCACAAGCGATGTTTCGGCATGATTTTTTGCTAAGGTATTTCCATCGTCTTTATATCTATATACATTATATCGCGCTTGTAAAGGAGAAGTTTTATTAGAGTTCCACCCAGCCGCAACAATGGACTTTTTATATACGGCTACTGCGCCAATTGCGGGAGAAAACTTATGCGATCCAATATATGTTGATTGCATGGCGGCTTCTCGGGCAAACTTAAAATATCGTTTATTCATAAAGCGCTCTCCAATAAATCTACTATTATTTCAAAATATTCTTTTTCAATTTGTATATATATAGCTTTCTTTGCATCATAACAATGAATCCAATACTCAAGTATTTTTTCTCCATCCTGAAAAGTAGGCAAGTCTTCTTCTTTTAATACATACGGTTCCCATGTAAATGTAATTGGAATAAAATTTATTTCAAATCTATTGCCACAATATACGACATCTTTAATTTCTTTGTCTTGTAAAAGTCTAATTAATTGAAAACCAGTTATATCTTTTGAAGCTAAACCTTCATTATTACGAACCTTTTCTACAATTTCAGAATACTGCATAATCTCATTCCTTTCTATAACAAAATTATACCATAATTTTAATATAAGTCAAATACTTATACAATGAGGTGATGTATATGAAAATTAAAGTCAAAATCACAACAGCTGGGAATATGAAATATTATGGGTGTAAAAAAGATACTATTAAAGAAATTGAATTAGAAGATTATATTAAATGCGTAGTTGCTTCTGAAATTGGTAATGCTTCAATTGAAGCATGTAAAGCCTAGGCTGTTGCCGCGAGAACTTTTGCGGTTGCGCGTGGAGTTCTTAGCGGCAAAATAATTAGTGATAGCGCCTCAAAAGCATAGGCTTTTCGCGCCGAGAGAAATAATTATGAAAATTGTAATAAAGCTGTTGAAGCTACCGCGGGAGAAGTGCTTACTTATGGTGGAAAATATATTGGTGCCTACTTCTCTCATTCTAATGGCGGCCGAACCTACTCTTGTGAAGAAGTCTGGGGCAGTAAGCGCCCATATTTAATTGCCCGAAAAGACAAGTGGACAGAAGCTTCAGGAGAAAGAAAAAACGGGCATGGTATTGGTCTTAGTTAGGCAGGATGTAAATACGCTGGCGCGCATGGGGTAGATTATCGGGAAATATTAAGTTTCTATTATCCGCATACGACATTAAAGAAATTGGAAATTAAATAGGAAACTAATTTAGAGCGAGTAAGGGATATAGTGGCAAATGCATTAGAAACAATAAAGGGGATGCTTTAAGCATCCCCACTTTCTTTTTTATCTACTAGTTCATTGATTTTATTTTCCAGACGGAGATGCTTATCTTCAAGTTGTAGACCAAAATTATTAAAACATTCAATCATATCATTAAGCCGCCGGTCAATGGTCTGTATAAAGTGATTTGCGCGTCTAAAAAAGCTCTTATAGCACTTGTCTTTCGCGCGAGAAAACGCAATCATCTTACCGACTTCTTCATTCCATTCGTCATCTGGTGAACAAACTGCTTTGCCCATAAATGTATTGGGCATTTTTAGCTTATCTTTTAGCTTTGATTCCATTGCATAATCAAAATCAATTTCTGGAAACGTAAAATTATCTGAAATAAAATCAGTTACCATATCACTGGTAAAATTACGCCAGTTTCCTTCTTCAACAAACTGTGGAATTACACAAACAACCGTTCTTTCGGCCTCATTTACATAAAACCGACAATCAGACATCTTAATACCTTTCATTTTGTACCTCTTTTATTTTTAATTTTTTTATAAAGATTTGTGCAAAGCGCCAAAATGGTTACTAATACTATTATACTAATACTACAAGTCCCAATTATTATAAATGGAGAAAAAATTAACCACCATTCTAAATTTATTACCTTAAATAATCGAAGAACTATGATAGTTGCATATGTGCCAATAAGGCACCAATCTATAATTTTATCAGTATTCATTTTTCCTCTTAATTAGTTTTCATCCATCGTTCTTTATTACAATACATACAATGATATAAAGATTGCATTCTCCCGCGATAAAGTACAGTCCACCTATGGCGGCAACGCCTATGCCATAATTTCCTAAAACACATATTATGCTCCTTTTCTATTTTCTATAATTATTATAGCATAAATTTGAAGAAAGTCAAATAAAAAAATAGCGGCATTTCTGCCGCTATTATTATTCAGATTTAGTCCAAGCTTCCGCACGATGTTCTACGCCAGAACCGCCAGTTATTTTGCTGGAAACGAAGCTTATATTAGCATATTTACTATTACCATAACCGTACTCCAATTGAGTATGAAACGCACGAATTGCGTCATTATAATCTGTATATATATCAATTCCTTTTGTGTAGGCATCTCCATCATGGCGAATATAATGAACGAAAAAATCAGTTATAACTTCTTTACTCCAAGCCTCATTATAGTCTTCCACAACATTATCCTGTTCATCAGTTACCATACAAGAAATATATTTCATATTAGGGTAAGATGGATTATTATATCCCATTTTCATTTGAGAATGGAAGGCTTGGATAGCGGCATCGAGAGTATCGTGTACTTCAATGCCCTTAGTATAAGTATCGCCCTCTTTACGAATACGATGTAAGAAGAATTTATTTTCCATAGTGTATCACCTCTATGTTAAGTTAAAGCTTCCCATTCTTCTTCCATTGGCTCACGTACATTATTAGCAGCAGTTAAGCGACAATATACATAATCAATGTCAGGCGCGTGGCCATAGGCATAGGCGCCAAGATAAGAATGGTATGCTTGTAAAGCCTCAGCTTCATTATCTTTTTCTGGATCAGATTTTATTACGACACCTTTAGTCCAAGTATCGTTAGTTTTGTTATGTTGTACTTGATCGACGAAATATACGTTTGTCATTTAATTCACCTCATTTATGGATCAACGGCGGTCCAGACGCCATTTACTACCTTTAATATTTTTCCTTCATCCGCAGATGAAACCTTGGGAAGACCACTTTTAAGAGTAACAACATTACCGCTCCAAGATACAGTGCCCGGATCGTTACTATCAACTTTAATTTGTTTAATACTTGCTTCACGAGTCGTAACGCTCCAAGTACCTTTATTATTTAATTTATAAACAAATACTTGGTCGCCCATTTGCGTAGCACTATGCGAGCTAACAGAACGATAGTATTGAAATTCTACTTCTGTCGGAGAAGATGCATTATTTACATACGCCATAAATGCCATACGTGTCTAACTACCGCTCGCGGGATTACTATTAGATGAAGCGCGGCAATATACAATAACATTATTATTATAAGCATTAATAAAATCACTCCAAGTAGAATTTCCATAACTTAAAATAACCATAGGTAATCCACCAGATTTAAAAGTACCATCACCAGCGAGGAATTTATCCTAATCTCCCGCTTGTGGTGCTGGAACAAGACCCGTCGCGCCATCTAGACTTGCAGAAGCACCAACCATTGGAGTAGATACTCCGCTACCACTTGAAATAACAGCATTTGATACAGCGGTGTCAACATAATTTTCGCTAGCTACTTTTTGTCCATTAAGGAATTCAGCATCACATTCCATATATATATCGCCACGAACAGAGAAATGATTATTGCTAATATCAATTTTATTTAATTTAGTTTTGTCTGCCGCTTCTAGTAACCCTGGTGCTGAGGTAGTCGCAAGTGAAAAGTTAATAAGTCTAACAGTTGTATCCCATGCATTACTATTTCGCATAAGTTTATATACATGTACTTCATCTGGCGCATATCCACTAGTTATATCTCTTGATCTATAATAGTTAAATTCTGCATTTCCGTCATTTAAATCAATATATGTAAGTGGTACAATTCTCCATTCATTAGTAGTGTTTTGTACTTTACAATAAATGCTTTTTCCTGCATTATATGCGGTAAGAAAATCATTCCACGTACTTACATTATAATCTAAAAACACTACATTGGTATCCCAAGTTCCATCTGCTTTTAAATATTTATTCTAATCTCCCATATTTGGTGCTGGTACTAAGCCAACTTCTCCATTCGCAGAACTAGTAGCTCCAGTCATTTCGTTCAATGGCGCAACAACCCATCCGCCATTCTATACCTATAAGATACTATTGTTGTCTAGTACGGAAATAGCAGGAAGCGAGGTGGGCGCTTCGCCTACGGTCCAAGCACCGTTATCAACCTTTAGAATTTGTCCATTGTTATTAGAAGTAACAGAAGGTAGAAGGGCATTGGCAATTGAAGTGCCATTAATAGAGTTAGCGAATATATTCCATTTATAATTTGCGTTTCCTAGTGTGTAAAGACTGTCTAATTTAGGGACTAGGTTTACGCCAAAATTTATATCTGCCATTTAAATCACCTTCCTTATGCTACTGTCCAGCCTTTGTTAGTTGCAACTGCGATGTCTTCTGCGGTTACTTTGAGAAGATTTTCCGCGCCGAGAGTAATTGTTAATGAGTTAGAGATGGTTGGTAAGCGGCTGAAAATAGATCGGATGGATTCAGCTGTTAATTTAGTACTCGAAAGATTATGATTAATATTAATACCATATCCTGAATAATATATTAATGCCATACCGTTAGGATATCCAAAGTTAGAAGTTACTGGGAGTCCTAATGGAAGTCGACAAATCTATAGCACCCATGTGTTCTCGAAAGCACTTTGAAAATTAATATTACTCCAATTTGTTATATCCCAGTCTTCGATATCAAAGATTTTTAAATTATAACAGCTATTAATTATATTACGCATATCGTGTATTTCCCAATTTTGTGTATTCCATTCATTAATATTTAATTCTTGTAATGAATAACAACCTTGCCAAGTCGAATATAATGATGTTAATGACCAATTACTAGTATCCCAACTATTTAAATCTAATTTCTATAAACTATAACAATATCTCCAAGTACCTGACAAAGTAGTTAGTAGCCAATTCCCGGTATTCCATTCATCAATGTCTAATTGTTTTAAACTATAACATTCCTACCAAGCATTCTGTAGAGATGTTAATTTCCAATTTGAAGTATCCCATTTATTTAAATTTAGTTGTTTTAACGATCGACAACCATTCCAAGTCGAGGATAAGGTAGTTATCGGCCAATTGCTAACATTCCAGTTGTCTATATTTAATTTTTTTAAACTATAACACTAATTCCAAGTACTATTTAATGTTGACACTCGCCAATTGGAAGTATCCCAATTATTTAAATCTAATTTTTCTAAATTATAACAGAAATTCCAGCAGTCCTGTATCGTTGTAACCGCCCAATTCGAAGTATCCCAAGTACTAATATCTAATTCTTTTAGGCTATAACAGCGAAACCAAGTACTCTAAAGATTCGCTACAGACCAGTTGGAAGTATTCCAATTACTCAAATCCAATTGTCGTAGCGATAAACATTCCGACCAAGCATTCGCCATATTATTTACTTCCCAATTACTTGTATCTAAATTATTTAATTCTAATTCTATTAAAGAAGTACAAGATTTCCATGTAGAATTTAAACTTGTAACTGCCCAGCCACTTGTATTCCAATTACTTGTATCTATTACGGCTAACCGTCTCGCTTCAAGCCAAAAATTGCGTAAACTAGTAACACTTGCTTTTGTTCCGAATGTTAAGGCGTCATGTTCTAGCCAGAATGTTGTGCCAATATAGCTATTTGGACCTCTATAGCCACTGAAATTATCAGCAGGACCTACCCGTACACACCAAGGCAATATTCCCGCACGGTCAACACAGGGCTGTAAGTTATTGGCAAAGTTTTCTGCTTCTACCGTGGTATTTGGCACAAAACCAAAATGATTAATATGTCCATTAGAAGTTAACCGCCAAACCTATACTGTACTATTATCCGGTTCCTCAGTTAAGTCATACCTTATTCTATCATTTTTTGAAGCAGATAGATGCGTATGAGTAAATTCACCCTCATCATATCTATCTAAATACCAAGTGTCTCCTTCTGACATATTTACAAATATCCCTATCCAGTGATAATCAGGGTGAACAGTTAAATCATATGTAAGATATAAGCAGTCTTCTTCTCCATCGCATTCCGCGGCTAGGGCATCTATGTCAGGCCAAGTTTCGGGACGCTCCCATTTTCCAGTAGTTGGATTAATATGCAAATTATTATTTAATTGTATGTCAAGTAGACTAGTATCTGCCGTATTTAATGTTTCAATCATTTCCAGCGGCGTAAAGGTATCTGTTGTATCGAAATGCTTACGCATAGCATCTCCTAATCCATCCAATGTGGATTTCTATAAAGTATAAATATCATTCATTAAAAAGATACCTCCTCAGCCGCAATTAAATTCATCTAGCTATCCGTCACCGTTGAATTCCCTTCATCATCCACACTAAAAACAATACGCGACCAATCACTAGCAGACGCGGGCGCAATAGTATCTGGAAAATCAATATAAAAATCATGTGTATTACTTTCTGGAACAGTTAGCTAAATCCCATCTATATTCTTATTAACAGATGGATAATATCCTGCTATTACATTAACCTCAGTGCCGTCAATAGTCACATCATTCTATGTTTTTGCCTAAATAGTACCAGTAACTATTGCGCCCGAAGCGTCGTGCGCGGTATATCCACTTAATAATGTGTTTGCCGCAACTGTATCAGCAGTCAAATCAATTAAGGTCTAATCCCCATAACTTATTTTATTTATATAAGGATTATTTGCCATTATGCTTCACCACCTCACGCTGGCGCAACAGTACCAATTGTAACTGTGACACCACCTGCGGCATTATCACTTTCTGTATAAGCAATCGCGGCAACATTGATTTGAGTAATACTATTAAAGTCACCTAAACTCGCAGGTGTAATTGTCTATGCAGTAGTATATGGAGTAACGGATGCGGCAGTGGCTTTAACACCTTCACTACCACTCATAGTACCAGTAACACCTAAAACAGTAATACCTTCACGAATATTTGTAGCAATTAGTTTTGCCTGCTCTGTCGCCGCGATAGCAACCTTGCCGCTACCATCATGATAACCTTGTGGTACTGTATATTCACCTGCAACAGTAGTAATAGAGCCAGTAACCGCACCTCGATTAGGCATAGTACCTGTTAACTTCGTACCATTTTTATATGCGGTTTTGTCGCTAAGAATTTCCGCGGCGACCGCAGTTGCATCCGATGTATCGGCGTCATAAGTATTAGTACCAGTTGCGGTCGCGCCAGAAGGTAAGTGAAATTTCTTGCCCGAGGCTACATCGGCAGCGGTTACATCGTCCTAGGTTAAGTCAATTAGTACATCGCCGCCATAAATAACTTTATTCTTGTATAGATTTGCCATTTAAATCTCCTCCTTATCCAATTATGACGGTATAACCGCCTGCTTCATTTGTTGTTTCATAATATGGTATAGGTTGAATAACTACGTCATGCTTAAGAACTTTATTATGAGTGCGTAAAATTGATGCTACATTAGGCAATGGTGTTACTTCATACTATCCTGTATAAGTATCATAATCTATAATAGATTCGCCCGATTCTAAGTATTCACCAAAATGCGCCTTAAATTCTTCAAATGTACCTAAATATCCTGTTTTTGCGGCAAGTGAATAAAGTTGCTAGCATAAGACAAATAAGTTGGTACGTTCCCAGGGGTATACTGATGATTTCACAGCAGTCTGCTATGGCGTTACAGGTAAAATGAATTGTTGCTTTATTGCTTCCATAGTTATTCACCCCCATTTATATAAAAATAAAGAAGAAGTATAAACTTCTTCTTATATTGAGTAGGAGGGAGAAATAAAAAGTATTGTTTATTTTTTTAAAAATAATTTAAACTAAATATTTATCTCCTAATAAAGTTTCTATAGTAATTTCTGTTATAGTATATGGAATACGTATTAAAGGAATATTATGCATATGAGCATAATTATTTTTTATATTATCATTAAGCTATCTAATTTTAAAATCTGCCTCTCCACCAAAATGTTCAATAGGCTAATAATGCTGTTGTCCATCATATTCAATTAAACGATAAGGCTAATTATTATTATCAAACAATATAAAATCATAACGGCCTAAAAATCCTGAAGGCAAAATTAAATCTTTAAAGTATGCTGTATTATATATATAATGAATATGATTAGCTTCTAATAACTATTTAATCTATTCTTCTCCGCGGCTTATCTTTATACAACCGCAAGATTGTGTATCTCCTCGTGTTAAACAAGTTCCTCGTACATCAGTATAGTTGCCGCAATCACAAAGACAATGCCACCAATATTCTTTACCTGTATAATTAATATTTTTAAATGGGGATAATGCAACTAAATGTCCAAATCGCTATCCTGTTAAATCATTCATTTCTTTAGGGATAAGATTAATCTTATCCTATTGTTCTTTTAAGCAGCCACATGACTTCACATCTCCATGTGTTAAAATATTAATTCGTACAGGAATTATATTACCACAAATACATCGACATTTATAATATGTATTCGTATTACTAAAATGTCCTTGTTTTTTATATTCATCATCACGTGCAATTACTGTTAAATAATTATAAGTTTTTCCTATATATTTTTTATCCTACTCTTCACGTGCACCACAACCGCAATCTGGAATAAGATTCTTTTTTAATTCTTTTCTAATCCACTACATACTAATACAATAATCGTTTCCGCAATCACAATGCGTTAACCAGATAGCATTGGTGCTATCTGGCTAAGTAACTAATCCTTTTACATACACAGGACATTCTACAAATAATTTGCCAAACTTTTTATTAGCATATCGTTTCTATTGCCATTCTTTTGGTATAGCTTTCTAATATTTTCGGCCTTTATAATCTATTCCATCAATATAAGATAATTCTGTCATATTATCATCTCCTTAATATTCTTCTATTTAAGAGTATTAAGAAAAAGGTCTGACTAATCATTTTTATTCTATTTTAAAAAATAAATAAATCCAAAAATTCCGGTTCCAATCCCAAATCCTCCCGCAAAATATCTTCTGCAAGATTCAAATTTCCATCATAGAAGGCCGCTTCCAATTCCGCGGCGGTATCTCTTATCGCCGCCATTTCTTCTTCAAAACTAATTCCATCCCGTTTTGACAGCATTTCAGCTAGCTCTTCAAGCGTCCGCGGCATTTGAATTATCCTCCCAACTAATAATGGTATTAGTATTATCAAACTTTACGGTATACCCAAGCTCTAGTAGTTCGTCACGAATTCTAGGCCAAATAATTCCCTTAATTACACAGTTATAAAATCCCTTACAAGCGGCGCTATTAATGGTTTCAGCAATACGCTCCTGCTGCATTAGCATCCGACTATCCTTATTTTCTCTAGTTAGTGCCTGTACTTCTTCTTTGTTCAAAAACTTACTCATTCCCAAGAATACCTCCGTAAATCTATTTTATATAATTTGTCTTCAGTCCTTTCGGCGCCGAAGGCATCAAAATCTAAATCTTTCATAACGCTTCCTTTAAGAGGCCCATTTACAGTAATTATATCGAATTTATTATCCGGCGATACATAAGTCACTACATACTCAACTCCGTCGCGGCTAAGTACATCTCCAACCTCTACATACTTATGTATTAACTCATCTTTTCTTTCTATAATATCCTTATAGGATAAGATATTTTGTGAAGAGGCTAGTAAGGCCGAAAAACCTTTATTTCCAAATAAAATATTGCGTTCTTTATCACTTAGGCTATAAATTTTATTTATGATTTGAGTAGCCTCAATCATTCCCTCTTCGTACGTCTTCACGTTCTTCATCCTCCAAAGCGGTTAATACGCTTTCAGCAAGTGTAGCCCAAGTATCAAGTAGTTCTTGAAAAGAACTATCTTTAGTAGATATGGTATATAGCGCATTGATTCCGCCGCACAAGTATTCCAAATTTTCAATCATGTCTTGTCTAGTCATCTTGTAATTCTCCTTTCGGACATATCAAGCTGTCCGGGCACCTAATATTAGTCCAATCTATACGTATCATTCGTTCCGTGCCCTCATAGTAGAGATGCGTAACCTCATATCCAAGCGCTCGTAGCGCCTTAATTACGCCTTCTGTAATTTTTCCAGCATAAAGAATATGAGTACCACCATGTTGTACGCTATCAAGAATACGAATCTCTATATGCTGATAGAGTGAGTAATCTTCGGATGATACCAAATATGCTGTTGCGCGAGCCTCTAAGGCTGTAAACATTGTTAGCATAGGTTATTTTCACTCCAGGCTCTCTTTGCTTCGGAAGATGATGAAAACATAGGGGTTTCGCGGCAGCATTCTGGACACTCTACGCGCCATTTATATTCAGTAGATGGTTCTAGCTGTTCTACAAGTCGAGGCGAATGGTTGCCACAGGCACAGTAATGGGAACGGATAAGCGGCGATAGTACAGTATATCTTTCAGTGTAAACGATTTTCATATTTAATTACCTCCAGTAGAATTCAAATAATTTGGCGCATGTTCCAATTCCTTTTTATATTCTTCAATTGCGATTTCTTCCCAATTGGAAAATACGGCGGAACAAAATCCACAACAAATTGGAAGTTGGCCCTCTCGCGGGTGAACCTCCATCATACAATTCGAGCAATGGAATTTCGGCCCATTGCGCTTTAATCTAGCTGTCATCGCGCACCTCCTTAATCCCACAGGGAGTAGAAAAATTGAGAAATCCTATTTAGAGCCTCATGAATATTTCTTTCGCCTTGGTCCATTAGTTCATTCGCGCGCGCAAAGTATTTCTTATCAAGCTCAGTAGATTCGCGCTGCTTATGAACAAGAAAACCATTTTCATCTTTGACTGGTAGTTCCCAATCATCCATCAAATGCTTTATATATTCCTCATAATACTCATTATGTTTATCTTGCCAATCTTCAAGGCCAGTTTCTAGCAAATCTGCGGTTTCAATGAGCCAATCTTTCCAGCGCTGTGGGCCTTCTTCGCCATCAAACGGCTCAACGCCTGGAAATGTATGGCCATTTTCTGCTAGATAACGAAGCATTGGAGGAATAGTATGGAGAAACCAAGTATCCATACTCCATACGTCCATATACGTCCAGCCACGAGTTGCGCGCTGCCATGCGGCGCGAATATTATAGCCAACTTCTTTTATCCACTTCCAAGGATGCGTTAAATAATAGCGTTTGCCATAGGCAAAATGCCATACATTGTTATAGTTCATTTTGTCTTCTCTCTCCTTACAATATATTTATCCATAAAGGCATTATAAGTAATGGAAAAACCATTGCCATCTACATATTCAAGCAAGTCATCCATTTTATCCGCGATAAAATAATCTTGTCTATGGGAAGCTAGTTCCGTTAAAAGTTTTACATGTATTGGATATCTTATCTTTAACTCCGACAAATCATCGTCATCATAGAACTTAACACACTCTCTAATATCCATTACTTATTCCTTTCTACACTAAGGTGGCTTTATAAGTTCACTCAATGGCCTTCCATCAAATGTAATATCATTTATTAGAGGCATTTTCGCGCGCAAACCCCTATGTGGCGGATTTATTATTTCTGGTTCATCTAGAATATATTCAGTTAATTCAATTTTTGATTCAACTGTAGCAGTCGTTTCTGGATAAAGTGGAGTAATTTGTCCAATAAATACTACCCCTATTCGAGTAGAACCATAATCTACTTCAAAATTATTTCCGTCTAATAGTTGAATAAATTCATATTTTAAATCATTTTCATCACGGTATACAACACTAAATGGGCCTGCAGCATGACTACGTAGAAGACGTCCAATTATACTCATTAAATTTGGAAGACTATCACTTAATTCAGCAATACGATAACGATCGTATTCTATGAAGTTTCGTAGAAATTCAATATCTTCATCCATTTTATTTTCTCCAACTAATAATATATGGCGCGGCGCCAGAAACTCGATAGCCGAGCCGCCGCAAGGCAATACGTGTTTTCTTGGATAGGGTGCGGCGCATATAATAGCATTCGCAATTGCCGCTACGAATCGCATTAGCAATTAGAGTACGAATTGAATTAAGTTCGTGGTTGTTAATAGTAGCAGTGTAAGCTTCCGCGGCCGTAATCACTTGGACACACTTCCTTTTTCTTTAATTACTGGTGTTATTCTAAATATACCTGGCATTACGGATTCAATAATAAAGCCATTGCCATCGAGGAAGTCAAATAATTCACTATAGACATCGTACGCTTTGGCGCTAAAAAGAGTATAAATACGCATTTTACAATTCTCTGCGAGATATCGGGGCAGGAGATTTGGGTTATCTGCGTCTACGCGCTCAATCATATCATCATAGCCGATTGTATTTTCACATTGCTCATATATTTCTTGATATTTATGCATATTTATCTCCTTTCTTTATTATTATTATATCATAATTTTAGAAAATGTCAATTATTTAGAAGTGTCAGATATGTCAATATTCTTTTCATCTTGGCGCGAAAATGTTTTACAAAAGCGCTGCCAAAGCAGTCGAATAGTAAGCACAATTGCGCCAATTAGAGACATTAGAATAATGGTAGGTAATGTTATTAGAGATAGAAGGAGAAGTAGTATTGCAAGTCCATTATTATTGATGCGTTCACATAGATTTTCATATATAGTAGCATGAGCTGGGAAAAAGTAGGTAAAGAACCAATTGAAGGTGTGATTATTAGAAATACAAATTAAATCGTTACCATAATCAGTATAATAGGAAAGGTCCAGATAGAATGGAAGCCATAGTAGTAAGAATTGCGCGATTGATATAGCAAAGCTGATTCCAATTATAATACTAAAATTCATTTTATACTCCTTTCATTATCGGGCGAAGCCCTTTTTGCGCCGTTGGGCGCAAAATATTATATTATATAAATTTAGATGGAATCTCATTCCATTCTTGTTTCCATTCTATATCTTCTGGTAAATTTAATTCATCAAAAAGATACATATATTCATCTGCTTTATAACCACGCGGCCATCCTGCTTTATTACGTACTACATAATCTCCTGGTTCTAAAAATGAATATACTGAACTATTACGGTAGATTGTAATTGTCTTAGTTGGTTCATGATATTCTGCAATGTCTTCACCGATGAAATCTATTATTTCTTGTGCATTAAATCCATTATATTGCATAGATATTGCATGTATGGGGTTATGTTGAATAAAATTTATCATGTTTCCTCCTGAAATGGTAGCGAAATACTACCTTTATACTTAATTGTAAATAGATTCTCTAAAACCAGTATCTTGCGTACTTGGCCATCTGTTATATTTTTTATAAAATTGTATAACTTTTTTATCTTTAATAAAATAACTATTATATTCTATTACATCAGTAGATATTAACCATGGCGTGCTAATAGCTGTTATAACATCAGGATTACCGCTCCAGATACGCCATTGTGCTAAATAATCAAGAGTATAGGAATCAGTACTTCCTAAGCATACATCAATACTATTAGCGGCTTTTTCAGCGGTTGTTAACCAGCACGCTTCACCTAGCATATGACTCTAATAAATTACTTGTTCTAATGGCTTTGTTTCTGCCAGTTCACGCAATTCTTTAAAAGTTAGTATTTTATTAGGAGAATTACTTATCAGCATTGGTAATTTTTCTATAATAGTTTTTTCTAATTCTATCATTCGTTCAAAACTAATGATTGGAGTTATACTTCGAGTTTTGGTGGCCTTTTTTCCACCCTCAGTCCTATTGTAACCTTGGACTTGGCTATTGAATTTTTTAATATAATATTTTTCTAACTTATCTGCCTATTCAGATGTTAATCCCGTATGTAAGATTTCTTTCTATACATTATTCCACCCATCTAATATAATAGGTACATATACTTCTTGTCCTTTATAACCTTCACCGTGATTCCATCTATCTTCTACTGGCTAACTTGTCTATCCTATATAAACTTTTCCATCAGAAAAAGTAAATTTATAAATTGTATATTTCTTTTCTTCCATAATAAATACACCTCACATTCTTTTTGCAATTTCATGCAATTGCTCATCGCGCTTCTGCTGCAACTGCGCCAAACTATCTTCTAAGTTATATTCTTTTACTAATTCATGTTCTGCCATTGTTTGTCCTTTATCTTCTGGTAGTACATCAATAAATTGATATAAATGTAATTTTGGGTCTAAGCAATAAATATAACCGCTATTTACTAAATCATCAATACCTTTTTTCGCGGAAGAATAAGGCATACCAGTAAAGTTAGCTATTGCCTGCGGCGAAAGCTCGAACGGCCGCGGGCGATTATTCTTTACATTCTTCTTACCATCATAACTATTAGGTACTTGGCAACATATGTAGGCATAAACCCCTACTCCTACATAAGTCAAACGATTATATGCGCTAAAAAAATCTACATCTCCTATCTTAATATAATTGGCTGGACCAGGGTCATGTCGGTCTATCCACATTTTCTTTTGTTCTTTCTCTGCCATGGTTGTCCACCTCATCTGCTAATATCGCGGCAAAAGCCTCGCGTAATTGTGGTGTATCTTCAAATTGATACACCATATATTTGGGATTCTTTTGATTTCGTCCCATATGGAGTATCGGGAAACCTGAGTTGCATAATCTCGCGGCCGCCCAAGTCATAAATACAGAATATAATTTCATTGATTTTCCTCCCGCGCCGACGGGCGCGAAAATATTATTATTTAAATTATTATTACATTATTATATATTATTTATTATTATTGTAGTAGCTAACTTGTAATTTTTTTAATCTAACTTGTCAAATTTTTACAAGTTTTGTAAAATTCTACAAGTTTTGTAAAATTGCGCATAATTTGTAAAAGTTATTATAGTTTTTGGCGCCCCGTAAAAGTATAAGTTTTATCTGCTATTTTTTCAAGATATCCTTCTCGCGCCAATTCATTAAATGCATTGCGTGCAGTTGAAATGCCAATACCTAATTCTTCTCCTACTGCTTGCGGCGAAAAATCAATGACTTCACCGCCAGTATATGAAGAAAGATATACATAGACTTTAAATGCGGCGCCATTAAGAGTGCGACAAGCATTTATTGTATCTTCAAAATCAAGCCATGCATATGTTTTGTTAATATTAACGGTTGATTGATTATTAAATTGAGCCATCACTATCACCTCCATATTATTTGTGTTATAAGAATGACAGACTCTGTATATTTTCTTCTAAAAAATATTTTTTATTATAACTTTTTTAAATCCTATTATTTTTCATCAATTATAATATAACAAAAATTGAGCCAATTGTCAAATAAAAAAGTGGGAGCCTTTCGGCTCCCGGATGTAATTAAGAGTATACCTAGGAGGCTCGCGCCTCTAAGTACCATATATTAAACGATGCACCTATACTTTTCTCTCACCTTACTTAGATATTGCGGCCACTATTCCACATCTTTAAGTGTAGCCTATCTTTCTACAACGGTAATTCCCGCTTCGGCGAGTAATGTGGTACATCCTCGTAATGACGTTATTTTTCTATAATTCTTATCTCTAATATCCATACTCTCAAAATCCTATATCAATGCTTCCTAGGCGGGGCCCTTTAAGGGAACGCCGCGCCACCTTTCCACAATCTCCAATAGTGCGTCTTTCTAATTTGAAATCCGAACTTCATTGGGGGCTAGCATTTTAGGACTGGCGCCCAAATATGAATACATCTCCTATACAGCGGTTTCTGGATTTGAAATTAGCTTTAAGTAGTCCCGGTGGTCTTTCAGGAGGTGTAAATATGCCTACTCATTCACTTCATACTATTTGGTTCCATTTTGAAATTGCCTTTCTACTATATATCTAATCTTAAAGCGTGCGCCCTTCATTAAACCATACTACTTCGCCAGCTCAATCTAATCTCCATCTGCCTATAACTTCCTATAATACGCAAACATATCGGATTGGATTTGAAAATCCCGCATCGCATTATTAGGATTAAATATAATAAAAAGCTAGTCAAGGTTGCCGCGAAAGCGCCCAACCTTCTATCTAATTTCCACTTCCCCATACCCATCTATAATCATATAATCAATTTTGGGAAATGTGAGACTCATACCTTCCTATAGCGTATCCGTTACGATTAAAATTGAAATATCATCAGGTAAGTGCTCGTTCTCCAATGCTTCAAATAGCGATTCCTTGCCTTCAGCAATTCTCTATTTATCCGCCATCACCTATAAATCAGCTAGTGTAAGGCCGCTTTCGCCGCCGCTTAAATCCAATAGCAAGTCTTTCGCCGCAATATTTGCCTATTCAGTACTAAGCGCGAGTGATGTCTAGTTCGCGCGCGAAACAAGCATCGCAACCTATTTCTTCTAATCAATCAAGCGAAAGTACCAATCCTTAACCTTACTCGCGCTCTTCAAAAATATAATACCGCGCTTACCTTCTTCCTACTATATAAAATAACTAAGCGTACTATTCGTATTCCTAGTCTTAATAAACTATATCTCCTTCACATACGTATTACTAACATACTTAGTAAAGTCCGGAAACAAATAAATAAAATTACACTCTTCCGCAAAAAACTACTTCGATAGCTCCTCAAAGTACTCATCATTTGCCGTAATAAATATTATATGCTAATAGGTGCGGCCGCTCCTAATCCATTCCCCAATAATAGTAGTATCTTCCGCAAAGCTAGCCTCACTAAACAGCCCATGACACTCATCAATCACAACCCAATTGTAATCAACATTGCCGCGCTTTATCATGTTTGCGAATCCCATTCTCTAACAAACATCTGTCTCTCCATACCTATGCCGCAGCTGCTCCACCGTAATACTCCTACTCTCCACAACAAGCATAGTTTGCGGCCCGCGGCATTTCTAATCTAGCACTTCAAGCACACTATTCATAATAGCCGTAGTCTTACCAACCCCAGTACCTCCATTGAGTACCAAAAACGTATTCATATCCGATAAATCCGTCTTGCGCACAAGCTCTATAATATCATTCGCGGCAAATTCCTTAACTTCCTCATGCTATCTCATACTTTCACCCATCAATTCAATCTCTTAAGTAGCTTCACATACTCCATAGCATCTTCCAGCCTCTCATACACATAATACGTACTCAAACTACTATTATCTTCCAGCCGCTATTCTACTTGCGGCAAGCCCCATTCCATTCCTACCCTATAAATAGCCGACCACTTATCATTAACGCAAAACACATATTGTGCATGCTCCCTATCCCATTTCCTATACCTATCATACTCACCAATTATATATGCCATTCCGTCAACATCTCCCTTAACATATCACTAAGCCCCTTCTCCATTATTGACTTATTGGGTTCTCTTGGCGTACATTTCCCACTTAAGTAATCGCGCAAAGTACTACTAGGAACGCCGCAATACAAACTCAGCGTACTAATACTAATATTCGGGCCATCGGGGCTGTGAAAATATCGAAGTGCTTTAATTATTTCTTGTTTCAACTTACGCTCACCTCCAGCGTACGCGCGGTTTAAATCTTTCTAAAATATTAGAAACGGGTACCTCTAACTCAGAAAAAAGAGAGGGAAAGGATGGAAAGATAGGGAATCTCTGGGCCCGACGAGCACCTCTATACTCTTACTCCCCGATGCGCATCGGGAACGGAGAGAAGGGAGGAGTTGAATATGTGGGAGTGCCCGATTTCCAGCTTTTGTCAAGAAATAAATTATTTTAAGCTCGACAAAATAATATTGTCAAATATTAAAAATTCCTTAATATTTTCTTTCTAAAACCATTATAACATATGAAATATTTGGTTGTCAAATACTTGACTGTAATAGTCAAATGTTAGATTTCTCGATGATTTTCCCATCCCGCTACCTAGTACATTGACCAGCTTATTTTAACCAACTCTGTGGTATTGCGCAATAGGATTCTACGTCGAATCCCCCTTATCTGACGGAAATAGTATATATATATCAAATCCGTCGGAAGTGGGGGATAAGACGGTAGAATGGCTTGCGCATTGCCACGCTATGATATTATTTTAAGCAGCTTAAAATGCTACCTCTTTGGATAACAGGAAGTCAAGCTTTTTCCTACTGTTCACGCTAATACCCCTTTTCAGGCATAAATAGAGAAAAAATTGGATATAATAAAAAAGGGGATTCGCGCGGCGGCGCCTATTTTTTGAGGCAAAAATTGGCCGCGAGGAAATTAGCCCCAAAAAATGGCAACGACGAAAAATCCTATCGCGCACAGCTCCTGAGTTCTCGATAACATCGAGAATAGCGTTGCCTTGCGCAATAGGATTTTTCGTTAGCGTAAAACGAATGAGGCACCTATACGAACATTCATATTCAATTAAAATTGAAATTCAATTTTCCAGCTTAAACATGTATCCAGTATACATACTTGACAGCAGCTTCTATAACCCAGCTTATCCAGCTTATGTCAAATACTTGACACGAAATTTTCCAGCTTATAGATGCAGCTTATAGCTTAACGCGGCGGCTTGTCAAGTACTTGACAGCGGCAAGATGCTTATGCCAGAAGTGGCCATATAAAAATACTGGATACAGTATACTGTATACAAGGGATAAGCACATTTTAGGGAATTTGTCAAGTACTTGACTTGGATGTTATACATCCAAAAATTTGATTTGACATTTATTCTTTTTTATGCTATACTCTATCTACGAAGTGAAGGAAAACACTGATAAACCAGAAAGGAATTTTATTATGTCTGTTTATGAAGAAAAAATTGCTGAACGCATTAATACCTATCATTGGAAAGAAATGTGTGATTGCTTTTCAGATGAAGAGGGACTTTCTCAAACTGCATTAGATGCAATTTTTCAAGATTTTCGTCGTCCACTTGATAGTAACTGTCGCAGAGCATTAGAAAAATATTACACTTATGATGCTAATGGTGTTCATTATAATGGCGGCTATAAGAAAACGGTTTATGGTTTGGGCGAATTAAAAATACCATATGTAGATTGTGATACGCATAAGCAAGGCTTGTATTTTGTTGGTATGATTGGCATCACTCCGGATGATCATAAATATTATTGTGTAAAGGTCGGGATGGCTGATGATATTGGTGCGCGTATTAAGACCTATGTGCGTCATAATCCTATGATTTATCATAATAATATTTATTTAACTGCAGAAGAATCAGATAGATATTCTGAAGAACGCTGTCATGAGTATATTGCAGAACATGCCTATGCTGTGGCACAGAATACAGAAGAATGGTTTTATGTTGATGAAGAGACCTATTATGAACTGTGTGATACTTTTGCCAATAAAGAAATGTTTCGTGCAATTGCGGAAGGTAGGGACTAATCCCTCCTTTTAGGAATTGGATGTAATACATCTAAATAAATTTATTGACTATTTATTTAATTTTGATATAATATGTATGTAATCGGAAAGGAGATGAAGATATGTTTGGAAGGAAAAAAGAGACTGATACTTGGAGCGGTGAAGATATCCATATGAAAGGGCTGTTAGATAATTTGTGCAAGCATAGGCAAAGAATGATAACTTACTGCCATAAGATTATTGTATGCAAGGGAAGCACAGAAATGCTCCCTGATGGGTCGGATAAGAATATAGAACTTCAAGAGATTGAAACTTATCAGAAACGTATTCTGAATCTTGTTGCCGCATACGATGATGATTTAAGACAATATAAGCAAATAAATAATGCTCTTCTGGTGCATTATACAGGAAAAACTCAGCAATTGACAAGTCATGATGCATTACATATGGCTTGGGAAATAGCATATAGGCAGGTGTTGGGAACGTGAAAGTAATTAAAGTAAAACGCCTTATATACTCTAAAATTGGTTCTGGTGAAATTATTTATGGCGGCATAGAATATAATGGGAACTTATCAGATAAAACTATTCTTAATTCTGTGCATGAATTAGGGAAAACAGAATGGCATCCTATGGCTTGGACGTATTCTAATGATAAACGAGAGCAAGAACTTTGGCTTATTAAATTTAATCCTAAACATCCGGATATTACTTATCCGATTTATCGCATTTTTGTTGATACTTTTTATAAATATGAAAAGACATGGTGGGATACTTTCTGTGATAATATAAAAAGAATCCTTCGGATATAGTCCGAAGGATTTATTTATTGGATGTCTAACATCCAATTTTATTTATATAAAAAAGCCTGCCTCTTTATTGGAGGCAGGAATGTGCCGAATTGTCTATCCTACGGCTCGGATGAATGTTCCATGTTTTTTGGGTCGTGACACATTCAATTTAGACCGCTATCTGGAAAGGGGTTTTAAGGATAAGCCCCTTGAAACCTTTGTACCTTACGCCCTACGGTAAGTGTTAGGCTTGCCGGTGATCTTGACGATCTCATCCTGCCACAGATGGGTCAGAGCGTACTGTACCTTACCCTTGGTGATACCTTCGGGCACACTACCCTCGATGGACTCCCACAGTTCACCGCAAGTAATAGGGGTATCGGACAGAGTTTCCATAATCAGATCATGGATGGACTCATACTCGGCGGCGCGAGCAGTCTTCTCAGCGGCGCCCTTGCTCAGTTCGGTGTCCAGTTCAGCAAGAACAGTTTCATCGGTGTAACCAAGGTTAGTCAGAGCGGTGCGGATGGTTTCAAGAGTAGTTTTCTTCATAATAAATGCCTTTCTGGTTTGTGGGGTTTTCCTTCCCCTGTTTCGTATTCATTATACCACGTTTGTGGTGTAATGTCAAGTAGTTGGCGCAACTTTTTTCTTATCAGGGAAAGTTGCGGAAACCTGTCCATTTCCACTCCTTGGGACAACGGGAGTTTTCATGGCAATCCATTAGTTCTCACCTCGTTGAGGTCCATCCCTGTTTCTTGGAACATCCTTATTATAGCACAGGATTTGCTGTTTGTCAAGGGGTTTTCAAACTTTTTTATTAGTTATTTTGAAACCCTTACGACAGAGAACAAGGCGACCTTGCGGTTCGGCTCGTTCCGCTCTCTCCCCTTGGAACAATTATAGTATACCACAAATTTAGAGAAAGTCAATTGTTTAATTTAGATGTCATACATCTAAATATGATATGGCGGTTCAATCGCCATATAGGAGGGAAAGGAAGTAAAGGTTAAGAACAACGCTTGACAAGTGCATCAGAACATCGTTGATATGCCGATGCTGTGAAAGGTCTTTACATACGCCGAAGACAGCAATAGCAAGGCCGAACCATGATACCTGAAGACCAAAGAGCATAATCAGAATCACATTCAAAAGGGTAATTCCACAACGAACATCATTCCATTCAAAGCGGTAAGCGGTCTTAATGCCAAACCAGTTTTTAATCGTCTGCATTTTCCTGTTCCTCGCTTTCAAATGTTAATAGTTGATTGCTAATCCATTCATTTGCCCAGAGAAGACGAATAAAAAATTCGGCGTCATTATTGCAGTTAGTAATAATATCACTAAGTGCTTTAACCATTTCGGCTCGTTCTTTTCTCCGCTGTGGCGTGCGCATTTTCAGTCTTCCTCTCCATAGTCATGTCCATGTGCATAAATACCAATCTGCTTTAAAGATTTATCATAGTCTAAATATACATCAAAAGCGACATAGCCAGTTCCATCATCGGTAGCAACCTTGGTGTCTTTCGGATACTTCTGTAATTCTTTAATTAACTCTCGTATCGTCATTTCTTATACATCCTTTCCGTTCCTCTTGGAACAATGCTATTATATCATAGATATTAGGATAAATCAAGAAAATAAATTGGATGTTTGACATCTAAGTAAATAAAATGAAGTTAGCTTTCACTAACTTCCACACTAATCTCCGTACATTTGTACGCATAGGTGATATCAAACTTCTGATGGCATTTCGGGCAAGTACAGTTCCACACCCGAATACCGCCGTCTTCATCGAAATCATCCCAATAGTTGTCAATCGTGTATTCTTCAGAACCGCAGTTAGGGCACTTTTCTTCACTAAACATTTTCTTTTTCCATCCTTTCATTTTCATGCTTTTCTTTATTTTTAGCAATCTTTTTCGTTTTAGCTTTTACTAATTTCCCATTCCCATGGCATCAAAAGGCGAATGGAGAAAGGCCGCTGGTAGTCAATTTTCCCAAACAAATTCAAAATACGTTCAGTGATAAAGTCTGACCACGGGATATGACTAATATATCTTTCACCATTGTCATTAACTTCCACAAGGGCTTCCCGATACATTTTCAATTTACTCATTTTCCTTTTCCTCCTTTTCCTTCGCCCGACGCTCCTTGTCCTTTTTCGCCTTTTCGGCGCGAGCCTGAGCCTTGGTTTCCTTCTCTGCCTGCTTAGCATTGTAAGCGGCAATCTCGGACTGCATCAATTCTTCGGCAGTCATGTCTTCACGTTCTTCGGCAACGATAACGCCAATACGGCAATAGCGCTGAACGCCATTCAAATCAGTGATGAGAACGCCATACTGACGGTCATTGATTTTCGTATAATCATAATCAGAACCACCAGAAGTAAAGTCCATCAAATCTTCAAAGACCTTTTCACGCAAATCCTTATCCACAATATTCTTCGTAACCTTCGCCATTCTTCATCATCCTTTCTCTCTTGGTTCATACACATTATATCATATCTAAAAGAAAAGTCAAGGAGATATTTTAGATGTTAGACATCTAAATGAGCAGAAGGCGATTACTCGCCTTCGTTATCATCGAACAAAATATCTGCAAGTTCACAAGCATTTTCAAAAGAAACGCCCGCTTCAAGAGCATGTACAATAAACTCACCCTTGGGAGTCAGAGTATACGGACAGTCATCTTCTTCTACATCTTCATCATCCGAATCGAAGTAGTCATCTTCTTCGTCTTCATCCCAATCTTCATCATCGAAGTCTTCATCTTCGACTTTGAGTTCGGATTCGCTGTCAAGGTCGATACAAGCGGCGATACCCATAGCAGCGAGAGCGGCATCCACGGCGGAAGCATATTCTTCAAGAACTCCGCACTCATCTAATTCATCTTCATCCCAACCATTTTTAATGGCGCACTTACGCAGGGCTTCCATAACATTCAGACCTTCTTCAAAGCTCATGTCCAGATTCATCTTCATACCAGTATTTCCTTTCTGGTTTTATCGAGTGTCCTTCTCGTTTTTCTTCCGTTCCCTTGGAACAATTATATTATATCACTTTTTATGAAAAAAGCAAGAGAAAGTTTTAGATGTATAACATCCAAGTTATTCAAGCGTTAGTTAAGTCTAACGCTTTCTCCTTCTTGTGGAATCATCCACCGATTTACTTCATTAGTTATTTTTTCATAGCCGGAATAGAATTGTCTACAATAGTAATAGCCATCAACAATAGTTCCATCATGAAGTTCAAGTTTTAGGGCATAGCAAGAGAGTGCCGAGCACGCTCTTGCCTGTCCTTTCTTATACCAAACCTTACTCTTCGGAATCATTCTTTTTCTTTCCCTTCTCGGCTTCCTTCATGGCTTTCCGAACGGCGCGTTCCTGCACTTTGCTTTCCTGTTCAAGTTTGTACTCTTCGGCGGCGTTATATCCATCATAGGGAATATAACCGCCTTCACCATTGCGAGTACCACGAGGAATAGAAACCTTAATCTTGGGATACTTTTCGTTCCCTTCCGCATCGGTCAGAGGAAGAGAAATTTCGCCACTTCCGACAGTAATAATATCGACATCAAAGTGTTCAGACAGGGCATTAGTAATAACTTCCAGAATCTCTGCACGAAGCGCATTTTCCAAACTTGCCTTACTTGCCATACGCATATCCTTTCTGGTTTATGGAGTATCCTTCTCCTGTTTCTGAAAAAATTATATCATAAATTTTGACTTTTGTCAACTATGTATTTTGGATACAATTTTAGATGTCTTACATCTAAGTATGCCTAAAAGAAAACCGCCCTGTAGGGCGGTGGGAAGGGGATTACGCAAGAGTGTAAGTGGCGGTCTTACCGGAATCATCCCGAACCACTTCGGACTTCCAGTAGTTGGTCAGACCATATACAATCTTGCCACGAGCAATTCCGGTTTCATCCGCAATCTCCTGTGCAGTCACGGGAGCGGAAGCCTTGCTCAGAGCGTCGACAACCTTGTCATGGTACTCATCATACAAAGCCCGATTCGCATCGGCCTTGGCCTTACCCTTGGACAGTTCGGCGGTCAGTTCATCCTTGATGGGGAACAGGTCGGTCAGATTGTGGTTGTCGATGTAGTTGATGAGGGTTTCCATAGACGCTTTCTTCATAGCGGTATCCTTTCTGGTTTTGTAAGAGTTTTCCTTCTCTTCATCTTTCGTAGTTATTATATCATGGATTCTTGGGTTTGTCAAGAGGTTTTTTGAAATTTTCCAAGGTTAATGTTTCGCTTAATGGGCGAGAGGACATCAACCCTGAGATTCGCTCTTTTGTACGACTTACTGCAGTTTACGTACTCGGCTTCCTGCCTCAGAGGGGGGAATCTCTTGTCCCTTGGAACAATTATATTATAACAGAATTTCAGTAAAAGTCAATTATTTGATTTGGATGTCTAACATCCAAATATCAGATGGGGAAAGGTGGGACATTTCTGTCCCACCTTTTTACTTGCTCTTGAAATTGTACACATCCGACCGCACAAACTTCTTCACGTATTCACCACTATAAACTTCAACTCCGTCAATCTTAATGGTGAAGGGGTGAAGAATCGGACGAGCCAACACTTTATTTACCTTGTAATTCTTGCCCCATTCAGCGCCACGATTCACACATTCAAACAGAATACTTGCTTCAATTTCAGAATCAAACAAGCCCATGTGTTCTTCGATAAACTCCGGGTCATCCAGCAGAAACTGATGAACCACTTCGGCGCTCCCCTTGTAATTTCCAGTATCGGTAAAGCGTTCGTAGGTTTCGCAAAAAGCACGATAATCAGAATCACCCGTGATAAATTCGCTTGCATATCCCCAAATATCATAGACAGCGACATTCTCAAGGGGGTTATTGCACTTGAACCAATCACAATTATAGGCAATCACTTTATCATCAAAATCGGAATTATAGGCATACACTTCTTCGATTCCGTACTTGATAATATCCTGTTTCAGCTTACGCATGATGTAACCCCATTTATCCATTGTGGCATCATGCTTTCGCATCATCTGAACGTACTTTTGCCGCTTTTCCTTATAGTACGCGGATTCAAACAGGGGCAGATTATGCCAAACCTGTTCAACCACATTCGCTTTAAAATCAATCAGTTTCCCATCAGCTTTCTGCATGATAACCCATGAACAATCATAGCAGAAAGGCTTGTCAAGGCTTGTGGTTTCAGTATCCAGAATCAGGGCGTAATCAGACATTCAACAAAAACTCCTTTTGGTTTGTCTTGGGTTTTCCTTCCCTTATTTCGTAGATAGTATATCATCAATTATAGGATTTGTCAACGATTATTTTGGATGTCATACATCTAAATATATAAAAATAAAATTAGGGGAGTCTAACTCCCCTTATATTAACCGAAGGCGATAGTCAGTGCATGAATGATATGGTCAATCAATTCTTCGGTATAGTTTTGAGTGACCACCACCTTGGCGGAAGTGAAAGGCGGATTCATGTACTGTTCATTGTCAGGGTCGGTGATAAGTGTTGTTTGCTTCATATCAAATACCCCAAACAGTTTGTTACCATCATAATTGCCCCACCGATTACAAATTGCATCGCCATCGAACAAGACAATATTATAGTTGCAAGTTTGCGGTTTCTGCAATTTCATAAGGATTTCTTTCATATCATCGGGAATATCATTCCCACCGTTGGCAACCATTTTACGCTCACGGACGGATTCGCATAAATGAAAGTTATGATTGATAAAAGCAACATCCATGGAGAAGTTCCGATTCTTGCGTTCAATCTCAGACAGAACGGCAAGGATACCATTAGTCAGAGGAACATTTTCTTGGAATGAACCGGAACAATCAATAATCAGATTCAGATGGCAAGTACCAAACTTGTTATTACCCTGCGTGGTCATGGCTCGTTCAAAGAACCGATAATCTTTACGGGCAACGGCACGAGGATTGAATACACCAGAATAAGCGTTAATTCCACTACCGCCCTTATTCTTTTTGTTAAAATTGCCAATAATCATCTCAACTGTCTTTTGGAACTCGGCAAGTTTGGTAACTTGTGCTTCATCCAAATCGGGATGACCGCCCAGAGAAGCACCAACCATTTTCTTTACTTCATCTGGTGAAAGTTCACATTCATGTGCTTCGCCCTTATAGGATTCAGATTCCTCGGGTTCATTATCTCCATCTTCACCATTTTCAGTTTCACATTTGTCGGCTTTTTCTTCACCATTACCATGGGCTTCTTTTTCGGCTTTACTTTTACCTTTACCATTGGGATTAGATTCACCCATTTTATCCATTTCTTGAGGATTATCTTTACCCGAACTACCCTGCGGCTGAAACTCTTCGGGATGTGCTTTAAACTCTTTACGGACTAAGTTATACAATTCATTAACTTCGTCTTCATAGTATCCTGCACCATAGCAATCTTTATGATTTTCCCAACGGGAAGTACTACGATTCATTTTAGCATATTTATTGATAATTCGATTAACTTCTTTCTGTACTTTCCCCGTACCCAGACCAAATCGAACCGCATTAAAGAACGCACTCTGCGCATCTTTTGCCTGCGGAATGTGACCGCCATGGATATCAAGCAACTGTTTGCGGAAATTTACACCATGATAGTAATGCCGAAGAACCGTTTCAATTCGTTCATCTTCCATGCAGTTTAACTGAAAGGTATTCCGCATTTCACTTGCAGGAGTAAGGATAGCATGAGAAACTTCATGGTAAAGCATTGACCGAACTGCTTCTTCCTCATCGCAAGTTCCTTCAGGAGTCTGCTTCATCCGCATGGCAATAATGGGATAAGAAACAACAATCTTATCTTCCATTGGGTCATAGAAGGAAGTTTCTGCTTCCTTATCAAGAGTAATGCCAATCCTTCTTCCAGTATAGAATCCGATAGGAAGAGTATTAACGATTGATTCACACCTTGCAAAGGTCAGTTCCATTTCAGTTCCTCTCTTTCCGTTCCTCTCTTGGAACAATACAAGTATATCAGAAGTTATATAAAAAGTCAAATTTTAAATATGGATGTAATACATCCAAATAGTCTAAAAAGAAATTGGGATACGGATTACTCCGCATCCCACCCGATAATTGCTTTTGTCAACTGCTCAGCAGTAAGCGCAAATTCTTTGGTTTCAGAGCAACGGTCGACCAACGGCTCGGGCAATCCGTAGACCATACCGCCAAGAGAGAGGTTCATTGTTCCGATAATCTGGAATCCTTCATGGATATGAACCGGACGGTTCTTGTAATAGAACTCGCTCTTGCCATCCACAATGCCCTGAAGGAAACGCAGGGAATCAAAGGGAAGAAGATTGATTTCATCAAGAACAATGGTTTTGCCCTGTTCCATACAATCCCACAGAAGGGAAGGGTTAAAATCGGGGTTGCCATCTTTGAAGATAAAATCTTCCATCAGGTCAGACGGCAACATAGAAGAGTTACACACAATGCACCGATTGTCGCTTTCTTCCTGCGCAATCGTGGTCTTGCCTGTTCCGGCAGGCCCAAAGTAAACCTTAAACCGGGTATTGATATGGGAAGTAGGTTCACCATACTGAGCAATATCTTTGATAATCTGTTTAAATTCAGAACTCTTGACCTTCTGCTGAACTTCCTTTACATAGGAAGAATCCATCAAGGCGAAGTAATTCGTCACATACTCGGTTGCCTGTTCCGTGCCCTTGCACGCCATATATGCAAAGGTATTGGTGAACCGGAAAGAAGGAGTGAAGGAGAATTCGCTGAAGAAGGACATCAGATGCTTGATTCCGTCAATCAGAATATCCTTGGGGTCACGCTGAACTACAGGGGCAGTCGTAGTGGGTTCAGAATGACCAAAAATCGTGGGATAACGATTGGTCGACAGAATTTCTTTAAAAAGCTGAGGACGGTCGCCGAAAGCCGTAGCCCTCATAACATTATAGAAGCCATCATAGGCATTATAATCAGCGTGAGAACGCTCAATTACATAGGGGACATTATTGCGCTCACCATAGAACGCACCGTCAACACTCCGCTTGGTAATGGTCATCGTTTCAGATACTTTCATCGTTTTAATTCCTCTCTCTTTTTTTATTTCTTTTGTTCCGTCTTCCCTCGGAACAATGATAGTATACCATATATTAGGAAAATTGCAAGGTCTATAATTGGATGTTATACATCTAAGTCAACAAAATGAAATTAGGCACTCTAATCATGCCTAATTTCCATAAGGGCAACACACACTCCCCTTATGATGGCTCCGAGTTTAGTTCTACCTATTTAGAACATGCTAGCCCATCGCAGCAAAGCGTCAGCAATCCCCTTTTTTTATTCGCTCGGCGGAAGTACTGCCTCAAACCACCCAGTCTAACGGCGATGTAGGAAGTCCGTGATGTGTGGTCTTGGAAGTCCTCATCCCTTAGAACAATTATATTATAACATAATTTTAATAAAAATCAAGTATTAGATTTAGATGTTATACATCTAAAACATTAAAAGGGGATTACTCCCCTTTGATGAGAGAGGAAAGAACGGAGAAGATTTCTGTCGGCTCATACGCTTCGCCATCCCATTCGTTACGAATTTCTTCGTTGTCATCGAACAGAATATCATCAGTTGTATTCATCCACAATTCCTTCGGTACTCCATAGGCTGTTATCAGCGTGAAGTCAAACTCTACAGAGGAAAGATGTTCAGCTAACCAACGGCGCTTTGCGTCAGCTACAGCTCTGTCATATTCTTTCGTGGAATCCTTAGAAGCCCAGCTAATAATTCCAATCCAATATCCGAGCTTCTGGAGCTTATTCAGATACCGGGCAAGCAGGCTCATATTCCACATGACTTTTGCTTCGGTATAAGGGGAAGGGTCATAGGAACGCAGTTTCGGAAGCCAATTTTCTACGTTATACAGGTCGGCAATAGTCCCATCCATGTCGAACCAGATTGTTCTCTTCATCATTTTTCTTCACTCCTTCTGCTCTCTCTTGAGCATGTTTAGTATAACAGAAGTTAAGGGAAAAGTCAAGAAATAAAATTGGATGTATAACATCTAAATAATTGAAAATAAAATAGCTCCCCTTCTATCAGAAGGGGAGTGTACGGAGATTACACCATATTAAGCCTTGGTGTAATAGGACTTCTTGTCGCCTTCACGATTACCAACCGTAAGGACGCCATTCTCGACAAGGCGCTTCGCGCTCTGGCCAACCGCCATCACGGTGACATTCTCGGCAACCTGACCAGACAGGGCCTTCAGAATATCGGTAGCGGTGTACTCGGTGAAGGAAGGAAGAGCGGCGATCTTAGCGTCAAGCTCATCACGCCGAGCCTGCGCTTCGGGATTCACGCCACGAACCTTGACGGGCTTGGTGGCCTTCTCGGCTTCACGCAGAGCAACTTCGGCTTCATAAGCCTTATACTCGGCAATAGCGGCTTCGGCATTAAAAGCCTTGTGGGCCTTGGTATCCTTCGCAAGAGCGTTGGAAACGGCAACCTTCACGAAGCCTTCATCAGTAGGGATAACAATAAAGTTGGTCTTGTTGGCACGAGCCATGTTAGCACCGGGGATAGACAGAATAGTGTTGAGGATTTCTACGTTAGTCATAATTACTCCTTTTTTCTCAGTGGTTTAGTTTCGGCAGACCACCCTGCACAAATTTTTGTTTCCTCTTGGAACATCTTTATTATATCAGATTTTTTGCTTTTTGTCAAGCATTAAATCTGTTATTTTTTTGTTACGAGGTTACGGATGTTTGCGAGCCACATTTTCCTGCTATCTATAATTGGCGCCTTCATAGTAGCATTTCCTTCTGTTGGGTTCCTCACCTTGTCCCTCGGAACAATTATTATTATACTCAAAATTTGGAAAAAGTCAATTATTTAATTTGGATGTTATACATCTAAATCTATTCCAAGGGGATTAGCTTTCGCTAATCCTCTTGAAATTAACTCGCCCTATGACAAGTCGAATGGCAAGAAGTGTAATAAACCACTGCCAATAAGAGAAGGTGGGGAGATTAAAGCCATTAGCAAAACCATTCCAAGCAATCATTACCAGAAATGGAGGAAAGAAAATCATAAATACAATAATGAAAACAATTACAATCAACTTAGTACTTTCGTTCATTTTCATTCTCCCAACATATCATAAGTCTTGAGGATGCGCTCAATCTTAGCAACATCAGTATCATTACAGGTTACGGGAACACGGATGGTACCAGCTTGACTGTTGACTTTCAGCTCACCGATACTACATCCCACTTTGGACACCATGTAGTTGATAACATGGAGAGCAATCCGATTCTTCGGCATATAATAAGTACGAGTAGTCACAGCTCACACCGCCTTTCAATAGCGCACTTCATAAACTTCACAGTGCTTAGATTCCCATTCGGGCAGACTGTCCAGATACGCCTTGCGGAGTTCCTCGGTCTTGAAGAAGTGATACCGTCCGAAATTCTTTACCGCATACAGAGTGTTCATATCTTTCAATCTCCTTTCGTGTTCCCTCTCGGAACAATGATATCTTATCATATAGTTATGGGAATGTCAATATATTATTTTAGATGTTATACATCCAAATTAGATAGGAGGATTATTCCTCCTCACACATATAAGACCAGAAGATAAAGCCCGGGTTTTCGGATTCCAACTTATAGCATAATTCTTCGGCGCGCTCTTCCGTATCCACAATCAAATAAGGATTCGCGCAATTAGTATCTTCAAGTTCCTGCATAATTACCCATTTATATTTCATCGTACTTCCTCCAAAGTATATATTGCTCGAAGCCACTTAGGATATTGTTTTTCTCGACGCTTTAGTGTTTCTAAAGCCATTTCGGCAACCTCTTTTGTTCGGAAACATGCATAGAGAATTTTACCATCTCTGGTATTTTGATAAATGTGATAAGGTTTCATTCATCATACTCCCTTCCCTTATGCTTCGGTTTCTTCTATTCAATTACTTTTGTTCTTTTTATCATCGCGGTAATAGATTTTTTTACAATGTTTTCCTTTAGGTAATTCAGGTAGAAAACGGATACGCTTATATTGGTAGTTGTTATGAAGTAAAAAACTGTTTCTAAACTCCCCATCACCGCAATCTGTATCATTGGGGAGATATTCATAATATCCGTTATCCCAATCTACACGAACATAAGTCATTCCCAATCTCTCCTCTTATGCTTCGGTTTCTTCTATCCAACATTCATAATCGATGGCGCATCCTAAAAGTGAATGTAATTCTTCCTCATTCCAATCTTTAATGCGTTCGGCTACATCTTCAATAGAATCAACATTCCATCCGAGTTCATCACGATAGTATTCAAGCTCTCCAAGGTCAAAAGTAATTTTCTGTACAAATTTCATTCCAATTCTCTCCCCTTGTGTTTTGGCGGTTTACGACGCTTGTCGGGGATAATGCGAGTAACGCAATATCCCTGTGGAAATTTCTTGCGCTCAGACTGGAATACTTCAACCCATGTTTTCTGTTTTGGGTTTTTCTTCTTACTCATAATATCCCCTCCTTACATTAGCATTATATAATAAAATTAGATAATTGTCAAATAATAAAATTAGATGTAATACATCCAAACTATAAGAAGGGAATTACTTCCCTTCGGTTAGATGCTTGATTGCTTCTTCTGCTGTGAGAATAGTTACATCACCATCGTCCCACGGCATACAGTAGGATTCAAAGTAACCACGACGCGCGCCATAGGTGCCGCAGTGAATAGCAATATCTCCGCCGGGAAAGGTGGGAAAGCTCCACTGATAGCCTTCATATAGGGTGTGCCATTCAAACTTGATGCCAGCTTTCTTCAGCTTGCGATTCAGCTTACGGCGGTCATTGGAAAACTTACGTGTGATATTTAACAGCTTTTTCATTTCCATATCGTTTTACCCCTTTCAGTGTACTTACTCTGATTATAATCAACCTTTTTCCGCAGGTAAGTAGGAACTTTCTTGGTGCCACCGAACACAGCTACCAGCTCCCTTTGTGTGGTGACATACATGGTAATAATTTTTTCCTTGGGCTCATCCTTGATAATGGTGATACCAGTATCAGTGATACAAACCCAGCGTCCAGCTTGCTCAAGGCTAAAACGAGTATATTTTTCTTTGATAATCTGACCCAGACCTACATCTTCAATAATGTGCTTTACTCTTTCTGCTCTTTGAACCGCTACATGGTAAGTCATTTGTTCCTTCATGGTAGTACCTCCTTTTCATGTACATATAATACCATGAAGTAATGGGAAAGTCAATAACGTTATTTGGATGTTATACATCTAAATATAAAAATGTGATATTAGAATAATGTGTATTTATTCTAAAATAAAAAGGCTTTACGCCTTTTTTAATTTTTCCATTTCTTTTTCCAATTCTTTCATTTTTGCGCGCAGTTCTTTCATTTTCTTCTGGCGCTCACGTGCTTCATTATCAGCCTTCATGCGCTCAGGAGTATACACATTGTCATTAAGAAGCCGAACCGCGCCAGCTCGGGCCAATGTTACGAGAGAGCACGCTTTTGCATCATGGAGTGCTTTTATTGCTTCTTCACGATTCATTTTACCGTTCTTCATTAGTGGAACCAGTATTTTCATTGCGTATTCAACATGAGTCTTCATTTTCATTTCCTTTCTGGTTTAGTGGTTTTCTTTCTCTTGGAACAATTATATATTATCATATACTTATGAGAAAATCAATAGTGTTATTTGGATGTTATACATCTAAATAAAGTTGCCGGGGATTATTCCTCGGCACCTTCAATACGGTAAAATACTTTGGTGTTAATATAAAGTGCTTCTGTAACCTGAGCAGCCATTTCCGCCGCGGTGACAATCTCTTCGATGGATGAAAGGGTAATTTCCCTTTCCCAGTTCTGAACAACAGTATTCCTTTCAGTGTTAATTTGAGTAAACTTAATTACAACTTTCATTTTTCCCTCCAGCTTAATAATAGTTGGTAGTGATTGGGGCGGCGGCTTCGCTTCAGTCAATATATTTAACCTACTCCGTATCTTTCGGTGTTTCAGACAATGCGTTATGCTAACCGCTTTAAGGTTCATGCTCTTGAACCCGTCCCTTTCAACACTGATATCATATCATACTTTAGAAATGTAGTCAAGAGAATATTTTAGATGTCATACATCCAAATTAGGATAAAATGAAATTACACCCGGTTATCGGGTGTAACTTCTTGAATTTCCCAACAATAAAGGTTGGACGGGAGAGCGCCTACATAGGTAAAGAACTCAACCCCAAACTCGAAAGAATAGTCTTTAAGAGTGAGGCCCTCTTTTTGAGTGGATAAAATCAGTTCTTGCGTAGCTTTTCGATGTGTAGTATAAACTCCGACCAGCTCGCTGTCTCTCATCAATACATACAGCTCGTTCATGCTCACACCACCTCTTTTGCATAGTAGACAAGGCTCATGCCCGTCTCAGGGGAACAGTTATAGTAGAAGATTGCATTGCACAGCTTGTCAAAATCTGCATCGGGGTCATCAGAGGGCTTTGTAGTCCAGCTGGCAAGCATCCCAGTGGGACGGACTTTGCTGGGAATAATCATAACTTCTTCGCCGTTATTGTACATCTTGCGTGCGAGCGCCTTTGTAATCTTTACCATCTTGCTACCGCCTTTCTGTTCTCTCTTGGAACGATATCATTATATCACATATAGAATAATAGTCAAGTCCATATATTGGATGTCATACATCAAATATAGAAAGCCCCTTAATGGGGCCGGGAGAAAGATAGTATATCTTTTCCATTTTCTTTATCCCAGATATGGATATACTCGCAATCAGGGTCTTCCCAGTAGATTGCAGCTGCGCGGAGAAGGAACATTAAATCATTTCCATGCTCGCCCTTGACGGAACAGTCTGAATAAGCGGTTGTCATCATAAAGCGGTTATCCATTTGTCTTACCTTCCTTTCTTGTCCCCTTCGGACAAATATATAATAGCATGAATTGGGAAGAATGTCAAACGATAGAATTGGATGTTATACATCTAAAATATGAAATGAAATTAAGGCGAGGGATTACTCCCTTGCCATAACTTCCTCATAGTCAATTCCAAGCCAGTCTTTGCAGATATCTTCGAAGTCGAACCACATCCAGTCATTGACTTCCGTGGTGCTCCAAGGCTCTTCATCGCCGATAATTTCTTCCAGCTGGTTTTCCAGCGCGTCCAGCTCTTCGGGAGTCAGCTTAGCGGCATTGGTTGCGGCACCGCCCCAGAAGTGGAAATCTCTCAGTTTCTTTTCAATAGTCATTGTCATTGTGCTATCCCTTTCCTTTCTTTTTCTCATCTTGGAAGGTTTCTCTCCCTTCCGCATGATTATAATATCATATTTTAGAATAAAAGTCAAATTATCTTTTTGGATGTTATACATCCAAAATAAGATATAAAAATATCCGCCCATAGGGCGGATATTTTTTTACAGGAATCCCCAGAAGGTAACCCGGCGTTCACTGATGCCATTGTCGAACATATTGGCGGTATAGGAATTTTTCGCGCCCAGCTTGACCAGTTCCCACATCAGCTTGTTAGCTTCGCTTACGGTCAGCTTATTCCAAGTGGAGGTTACGGGATGAATTCCATCATCGCTGTAATAGTGGATATCAGGAGTAATGCATTTGGTGGAGTAGTAAGTAATGCTGATGCTGATATAAGTCTTATTCATGTTCGTTTCCTTCCTTTCTGTTCCTCTCTTGGAACATCTATAGTATATCAGAAGATACGCTAAATTGCAAGAGCAGTTTTTGGATGTTATACATCCAAATATGAAAATAAAGTTTTACCGCCCAAGAGTAGTATCCGTGGGCGGTGGACGGGATAATTTAAAACAGGAAATCATTTATACATCACAACCTCTCCGTGGCGTGCAATATACTCTTCAAAAGCACGCGGGCCCAGCTCGCACATCTGTTGAGTCCAGCTGTTCATAAGGTATACCCGACCAGCTCTATTGCCAAGAAAGCTTTCCGCCAGCTTCAGCAGGGCACGGCGAGACCGAATACACTTTGGCACTACAAGCTGTCCATCATTCCCCATAGGAATCCAACCAGTGCGATCAGCATAGAACAGGTACATTGTTTTAATCTCCTTTCTTGTTCCTCTCTCTGAGGACAATATCATTATAGCATATATAAGGGAAAAGTCAAGAATGAATTTTAGATGTAATACATCCAAATACAGTATAAAAGAAAACCGGGGTATTAGCCCCGGTCCCGGCACTCGCCGGTGTATACGTTGAACTCTTTATTGTCAAGATACAGCTGTTTGGCAAGGTAGTAGGAAAAGCCACGTTCCCGCATGAACCAGCCGATGTGTTTAATAGTGGTCATGCTGTACAGCCCATTGCAGGAAAGCCAACCGTCCGGCGTGATTTCAATCACGGTTGTGGTGTAGCTTACCAGCTGAACGGTGTTGTCGTCAAAAATCCGGACATAGGTGTTGGCGTATTCGTGACCGTTGTTGCTTTTCGTGATGTAACTCATGTTCAAATCCCTCTTTCTTTTATTTCTTGTCCCTTAGGACAATATCATTATATCATACATATATGATATGTCAAGCATTGATTTTGGATGTTATACATCCAAATATAATGAACCGGGATTACTCCCGGTCAAGGAACCCGTACAGTTCTTTGTAAACAATTTCCCGGTCAAACTGATTGATTTTCATCTGTGCGGGCTTGCCCAGACGCTTTTCCAATTGGCGCAACTGCTTCATTCCTTCTTCATAAGAGATGACAGTAGCAATTTCCAATCCCAGTTCCTCATCAGAATAATAGAGATAAGCACTATTAATACAAGAGTTATTGCCAGTAGTTACGGTAACTGCCATATACTTCTTCATGATTAAATCTCCTTCCGGTTTGGTGAGTTTTCCTTCTCTCTTTTCATCTATAATTATACTCTTATTTTAGGAAATTGCAAGAGCGACTTTTGGATGTTATACATCCAAATATCCTAAGCGCCTAAAGGCGCTTAAGTCCGTTCGTCATAAAGTGTAAAATCATTACCTGTCCAAACCTGTCCGAAATCTTTGTCAATGAAGGTAAAACCGTTTTCTTTGGCATCCGCGATCAGTTCAAGCATCCGGGTCTTCAGCTCTTCAGCTTTCAGCTTGCGGGCGCGAATAGCGCGCATTTCGCGGATAACGGTTTCCATGTCCTCAATACTCATATTGTCCGTATCAATAACCATTCTTCCAATTCTCATGTTCTTTTCCTCTCTTTCTGTCCTTCTTAGGACGTTATTATAATATCATATATTATTATATATGTCAAATCATTATTTTGGATGTTATACATCTAAAACAAGTATACCCCTCAAAAGAGGGGTATACTTTCTTAATCAAGAAAAGCGGCGAGGGAATACATGGTAGAGGTAGAACCGTGATGAACCTTGGGCATCTTACCGGTGCGAAGCATCAGACGAGCAAGCTCCTTTTTCGCCTGCTCATAGGGGACATCCAGATGCAGATCCAGCTTTGCAATCTCATTGTTGGTGTAGATACGGCCGGCGCGATACTCACTGGTATGAGAGATATAGATGCTCACATCAAGGTAAGTATTAAGAGTCTTTTCCATGTCCGTTCTCCTTCTGGTTTAACGGGTTTTCCTTCCCTCTTTTCACTTATGATTATACGCTTGCCCATGGGGTTTGTCAAATTTTAAATTGGATGTTATACATCCAAATGTATACGACAAAAAAGAGCGGATTACTTGTTATCCGCTCTTGGCTATTCATCCGCCCACTTGCGGCCTTGAGTCCGGCTCTTCGCCGGGCGGGTTACCACCCCTTGCGTCCATCCTACCAGCCCCGGGGTCCCAGACGCTCCCCTGTTGTTGCCTGCACATTTGAGCCAGCCCAGCTGACCCCGGGGTTCCTCACCCCGTATACCGCGCAGTAGGACTTCGGCGCGCGGTCGGTTCATCGGGGGCCGGTCTTACGGACTCACGTGGGTCGCACCTCTTCGGCTTCGCCGCCCCTCCCCTTGGAACAAGTATATATTATCACTTTTGAAGGGAAAAAGCAAGCAGTAAAGTTGGATGTTATACATCCAAAAGGCAGTTAAGCGAAAATCCCGGGTACTTTTTTCGCCGGGATTCTCTAACCGATTTCAACGGCTTTCCACCGTTTTCCCTACGGCTAACGGGAAGGGGAGGTCTTCACGAGATGAATCCCTGCCTGTTTCAGTCCCCTGCAGGTGCTGCCTCGACATTTAAGCCAGCTCCAGCTGACCCCACAGCTCGCCACTGTGTATCCCGCACCATCTCGCTCTTTCGGCGTGCGGCCGGTTCATCGCGCGTGGTCTTACTGACTCACATGGGTCACACCCGCTTCAGGGCTCTGCCCGCGCTCCCCTCGGAACAAGTATATATTATCACCTTTTGAGGAAAAGCACAAGAGGGGATTTTGGATGTTATACATCCAAATAGAAAGGTCGAAGTCTATAAAACTTCGGCGTGCAAATCATTAAAGACTGCTTTGGCTTCTGTAAGAGAAGTTGACTGGAAATACACTGATTCCATACCATCAGAACATTCCCACACAATCCACCCATGGAAACGGGAAGAATCATGCCGCCGAAGTTCATAGGTAACTTTAATATTATCCATAATGAAATCCCTCCATTATTTATTGTCCCTTCGGACAAGTATATAATAACATACTTTCGGGAATAGTGCAAGAGCAAGTTTTGGATGTTATACATCCAACTTTTGAAAATGAAATTGCGCCCGGTTTCGGGCGCTGTGTTTAGCAATATGCAAGTTTCTGTGTCTTCCATCCGAAAATTGAAATTTGAGAAAACTTGCGGCCGATTTCCAATGCTTCCCGTTTGGTGCTGATACGGAAAGAATGATCAATATAGTAGATGCCGCCGGCATACCAAATGCCGCAGTTGCCGCCCAGCTTGCGAACACAAGCGATTGCTTCCTCAGCTGTTGCCAGCTCATAACCATAGTCGGCAACCTGCCACCCGGTTTTGTAAGTGATGATTTTCCCGGCCTTCAGAGTAAGCCCGTCATTTTCCTGCAGTTTCCGAATTGTCCGAATATTGATCATGGTCAGCGCCTCCTTCATTTGATGCCTTATTATAGCATGGATATGCTGTAATTGCAATAGGAGAATTTGGATGTAATACATCTAAAACAAGAAAGGCCCGTGGGCCTTAGTTGGAGATATACTCAAAAGTTGCAGAAAGTTTTGTCTTGAAATCATCATCGTCAACAAATTCGTGAGCATCGAGTAAACGTCCACCCTGAGCAAGCAATCTTTCAATAAATTTGGCGGCGTCTTCTCCCGTTTTGACTTCTTCCTCAAGACGGAAGAATTTCCCATCATCATATAACCGCTGAATAGTCAGATAGCAATCCGGGATAATTACGTGGGCTCTTACTGTGGTCTTCATGTTTTCGTTCCTCACTTTCTTTTGTTTGGGTTCCTTGGGTACAACCCAATTATACATATAAAATCATGAAAAGTCAAGAGCAAAGTTGGATGTATTACATCTAAAATATGTAATAAAAATAGGGAGATTAATATCTCCCGAAATTGTATGCAATGCGGTCAATCAAACGGACGAATTCATCGAGTTCGGCATCAGTGAGGCCCTCGGGAGAATCGTTCTTTTCGGCGAGTTCGCGGATGCGCTGATTCTTTTCGAGTTCCTTGGCGAAAGTTTCGGCATAGTTAGACATTGGATAATCCCTCCTTCATTTGATACCCTATTATAACATTGTCATGGAAAATGTTCAAGAGCAAAAATTAGATGTATTACATCTAAAAGTATTTATATAAAAATATGGTGGTTAGTTGACCACCATATTTGTCTTCTCATAATACAAATTGAAATTGCCGTATTCAACAGAACAGGGGTCGGTAATGTCATCATAGCCCAATTCTTCTGCATCTTCCCAAAGCTTGTTTTCCGGTACGATGTGCCCGTATTCCTTATGCATCCAGTAATACATGTTCTTTTCCTTCCTTTCTGTTCCCCTTGGAACAATTATAATTATACTCATTATTTGTAAAAGGTCAATCCCATATTTTGGATGTAATACATCTAAATTCACAAATAAAAAGATTCTCGGTTTATCCGAGAATCTCAAAGCAGTCGAAAATATTGATTTGAGAATTGCAACTAAGCTGTTGAACAGTGAGAGAGCCAAACTTGAGCATCAGTTTTTTTGCTATCAGTTCGCTACCTGTAAGTTTAACAAGTTTGTATTCAATCTTCTTATAAATCACGTTGTCAAGTTCATAAACTTTCATGGTTTCATATTCTCTCATCAGTAAATACTTCATGGTAGTAACCTCCTTCATTTGATGGCATAAGTATACTATAGAAATATTCAATTGTCAACACAAGGTTTTAGATGTAATACATCTAAAAGGGGAAGAAGGGGATTATTCCCCTTTTTGCCACTTTTTCATGAGAATTTCGGCGGCCTTCTTTGTCTTGACCCATTCGCGCTGGACATTACATCCCTGCCGCATGGTCACGTAGTAACCTTTGTTCCACTTCATCATCTCAACCGTTTTCATGCTCTTCCTTCCTCTCTGGTTTGGTGGGTTTTCCTTCCCTCTTTGATGATACAAGTATACAATAAATATATATATTTGTCAAACGAATGTTTTAGATGTATTACATCCAAAGCCCCATAACAAAAAAAAGAGGGGTTAAAACCCCTCAACATATCCACCGTATCTCACTTGTAAGATCATGTCATCATAGATCAATTCAGTGTCGTTGTCATCCATGATCATTGAGACTAAGTCTCCCTCTTCCCAATCTTCAACCCCGAAAAACGCCCAGATGTTACCATTACATTCTTTGCAGTACACTAAATCACTTTCCCGATCCACCCGGCAAACCATAGCAGTGGTGGGATAAAGCTCCGCACTTGCGGCACTAACAAGGGAGAGCAGGAGCATGGTGGCGGTGATGATTACGATGGTCTTTTTCATGGTTTCAATCCTTTCCGGTTTGGTAGGTTTTCCTTCCCTTTTGATGATACAAGTATAACACTTATAAATATGCTTGTCAACTATTTCTTTTGGATGTGATACATCCAAAAGTACAAGAGCGCCGAAGCGCTCAATATTTATAGGTTGGATACATTGCTAATTTTTGTGCGGCCTTGCGCTCTTTCTGTTCGGCTCTTAGTCCGGCCACACCCATTAACGCCCATCCGATTAACTCGCACACAGCGACCATTTTGAGTGGGGCGAAGCTTCCAGCTACCAACCCGCCCAGCACAAACCCAGTTCCCATTATTAGCATTGTTTTAGCTCCTTTCCAGCTTACATCTTCCAGCTCGCAGTTCCCAGCTCGCAGCTTGCAGCTCCCAGCTTGCAGCTCCCAGCTTGCAGCTCGCCGGCGCCTATATATACCCGGGGCAGGGCGCGCATCCGTATAGGCGCGAGCGCGCCCTCGCCTACTGAGGTATCTCATCTGCTGAGGTACCTCGCCTGCTGAGGTATCCCACCTTCCAATGCATTTGTAACACTTTCGTAACATTTCCCCCACCTCCTGACCAGATTATACCATAAAACGGCTGAGTTAGTCACGGCTAACACTTGGATGTTATACATCCAAAAAACCCTGGAAGCCTTATAAATCAACGCTTCCAGGGTTTGTGACGCAATTGTTACAATTGTTACGAATCTGTTACATTTGTCATATCTGGTAAAACCTGTGGATAACTTCGGTTTCCCTGTGGAAAACTTGTGGAAAACATGGCTGTGGAAAACTTTGGTTGTGGAAAAAGTTATTCACAAGTTTTCCACAAGCTGAGGCGAGTTATCCACAGGCCGAGATTTGTACGCTTTAGACAATACAAATAATAATACATTATAATACATTTTATTGAAACGATTGAACAGATATTTAATTGTTAAGAATTTTTAAACAATTGTTACAAAAATATTAAATCGTCATTTTTTCCTGTTTTTGTACTTGTTTTTTCCCTTGCAAAGTGAGAGAATACCCTTGCAAGCGGTACACCGCTTGACATTATATGAAAGAAGGTTCCCCACTATGGCAAGACATGAAAACGCTCTCACAACTTTGCAGGCCCGGACAATTATTTCCTCTATTCTTGCTTTTGTTGGTTCTCTTTGTTCCCGGGAAAACATCGAAAAAGCGGCTATTTCTATTGTTGACAACCTTATTTCACTTTTTCCTGTACAGTTCCCTTCTGCTGACCGTCTGTCCTTCCTCTCTTTTGCACTCTCTTCCACCGCGAAAGAAGCAATCAAACGCGGAGAATTGACAATTCTTGACTATTTGTCAATGCTGGCGGACATAAAAGAAACGAACGAACAGACTATAAATGATTTGGGGGCGTTTGGTGATTTGTATGAAATCCTCGTTCGTTGTGCCTTTATGAGAAGGCTTGCGCTCGTTCGCTGGTCTATGCTATCCGTCAAAGATATTAAAACGTCGGATATTATCTCAAAAAAGTATGGCGTTATAGAGGTCGGACACAATGGAAAAACGCTCACTTTCGGAACACTGTTTGATTATATGGACGGTAATTATACATCTGTTGTTTACGGTGTTTTTAGTGAAGAGGACAAAAAAGCGGTGTATAGCCTTGTGAGGAATAAGGAATATGAAAAGGCCATTGATTATATTTGCGCATATTCCGCATACTGGGCTAACAAGTATGATTTTCAAAAAGACATGGACAATTTAACACGGGGGAAGGGAATAACCGTAAAATCCTGCGGTGTGCAAGTTGTATATAATACCGGGAAATATGATGCTTTTCTGTCGGCATTGGAAGACGGCAAGTTTACAAGCCTTGCAGAAACGTTGAACCGCTAACAAGTGAAAAAAAGAGAGGGAAATATATTCCCTCTCTTTTTTTTGTGTTATGGGGCATCCGTTTCGGGAAGTTAGCCAAGACTAACTGCCCGGCGAAGCCGGGCCTGCCCACATTCCACCAACCTTTTTAAAAATCATTCACCAACCTTTTTTAAAATAATCCACCAACTTTAAAAATCTAATATTTGACAAATTAAAATCAAATATGATAAAATAAGAATTGGAGGTGAGAGTATGAAAAAGAAATACTCATTAGATTATTCTATAGAGCGTGATACAGAACGCTGTATCGCTATCGCAAAAATCATTGACTCTTTAGAAACTGATCCAACTCAAACTGAATTGGAGCAAATGGCCTCCTATATTCTCTACGGCAAGGATGAAAATGGACAAAATGCAATTTAGCGTAATGAAACTACTGATAAAAATAAAAGATATAAGAGTTATAAGACAAAAGATGATAAAGTATAGTCCTTAGATGAGATAATGGAAGCCCCAGGATTTGATGAATAGCAGGTGCGCTCTGCATATAAGCGTGATGCTTATACGCAACCAAAACCAACTATTGTTAAGCCTAAATATGATAAAAAGACAGGTGAAATGATAGATCCTGGCGATTCTGATATCCCAGGTATGCGCGAATAGTGGGAAATTATTGATAGGTGGCAACGTATGCTTGACATTGCATAGGGCAAAATTGCCGCAAATGAATCTGATACTCTTGTTACTGATTCCTATCGTATTTATTAGTTAAAGCATAATTTAATTGATATTAGGAAGCATTAGTATTATTTGAAAGATTCATATAAGCCCACATTACATTTTTAGAATTTAGACCATCCAAAAACGCAATTCTATGATTGGACTGGCAACTCATTTTATTGGATTACTCGCGATTAGTGGCAAGACAGAGTAAATCATTCTTATACTTCTCGTGTTTCTAAGAACTTGGAAGATTATGAGACACGTGGGGAGGGGGATAATTTAGAGATAAAATGGGTTATATGTGAGCATACATTTGATTGGGAGAATCCTAAGCATGTTCGCGCGCTACTTAATCATTATCATACATTATATGAAGCTTTGCGCGATAAGCTAGATACATATGGACGAACCTTACTATGGGATTTTGAACGATATACTACAATGTGCAATTTCAGTGAGCTACGTTTGTTTTTTATAGATTTGCGGAAAAAAGGACTTCAATATGATGAGATTTTGGAGGAAATGCGCGCGAAGTATGCTACAGAATACTCATTAAATTATTTAGCTTCTGTAATTGGAATAGAGATTCCCAATAGAATTGCAAAAATAGCAAAGATAAATAGAATGGAAATAGAGACACCATAGAATTAGAAGAAAAAATGTATTCATTGCGGAAGAATGTTTCCAATAGATCCTTTATTTTTTAGTAGGAATAATTCGCATAAAGATGGACTTTCTAATACATGCAAAGCATGTGATAAGTTAAATCGAATAAAAAGAGGAGTGAGCAATAATGCAGACCTTAGAAAAAAAGACCCGACGTTGTCTTAAATGTAAATAGGAACGTCCTCTTGAGCAGTTTCAAACCACTCCTTCTAAATTTTTCCCTAATGGCCGTTGCTATATTTGTACTCCATGCCTTGAGGTTATGACGCCGCAAGACAATTTGGGCGAAGTAGATCGTATGATGCGCTGGCTCGACTTACCATTTGATATTGACAAATGGACACAATTGTATGCATAGCATAAAGATCACACTTTAACTGCTTACTTCAATCTCTTATATGATGAACATTATGAGCCTTTACGCTGGGCGGATGAAAATGAACGTTGGCGCATGGCGCGTGAAGAGGGCACAATTGATGATGAGATTAAAGTTTTAAATGAGGCTAAACTTAAACATTTAAGAAAGGTATGGTCAGCCGCTTATAAACCAGAACAATTACTATGGCTTGATAATTTTTATAATTAGATTGTTGCTACTTAGAATGTTTCTACACCAATTCTGCAAGAAAAGGCACGAGACTTTTGTGAGCTTCAATTACATATTAAGGAAGGTTTGCGCGCGGGCGCAGACGTTTCCAAGATGATGAAATAGGCCGACGATATTGTTAAGACATATCATTTTGAAGCCTCTAATGCTAAATCTGCAGCGGACTTTGAATCTGTTGGAGAGCTTATGGTTTATTATGGTAAGAAAGGATGGCATCCAAATTGGCATACTGAGCCACAAGACTCCATTGACTTTATGATGGAAAATATTTAGAATTACTTAAAACGTCTCGTAATCAATGAAGGCAATTTTGCGGAGCAAGTTGAAGATAAACGTGCTCGTTATAATATGACCGAACGCCTTGAAGAGATTGAAAATGAAAAGGTTGATTTTGATGAGACAGCGGATGTAGAGTATGAAGGAGAAGATGATCTCTCTGCCGAGCTAATGGGAGGGGGTACAGATGAATGATTTTGACGAAGCTGTATTACGTGATGGAATACCAATTGAAAAAGGAGTTGTTCTAACGCGTGAATATCTTGACGCAAATCAAGAATTATTTACTAGGTACCTTGACTTATGGATAAGGTATCCAGATTTACTCCTTGATGCTATATAGGATTCGGCAGACGCAAAGCATTTTCATCTAATGCCTTTTTAGCGGGTAGAATTACGCGCGGCCATGCGCTATAGATATACTTTCTGGACTGCTACTCGTGCTACTTCTAAATCCTTTACAGCCTATTTAAGCGCATTAATACGAGCAGTATTATTGCCTAATTCTACTATAATGATTGCTTCTGATACCAAGGGAACAGTTATTAAGATAGCAGAAGCTAAGTTTGAAGAAATATTTAGGCATTGGCCTTTATTACGAAAGGAATTAAAAACTCGTGCCGATGATGGTAAAACAGGACAAAAAGCAAGTACAAACTATTATGAATTATACTTAAAAAATGGTAGTATGATTTCTGTTGTATCGAAAGACACATCTCGTGGCCTTCGTGCTACTGCTGCTATTCTAGAAGAAGCCGCATTAATTGATGAAATTCCATTCAACGAAGTACTTTGGCCGCAAATGAATATTGCGCGTAGAGAAGTAGATGGTTCTTTAAATCCCAATGAGCCATCTTCCTCTTAGATATTTATTACTACTGCGGCTGAACGTACAGTATTTATGTACCAGAAATTAATTGAAATAACCGTAAATGCGGTCTTGCGGCCGAAAGAGTATTTCTCATGGGGCCTCTCTTATGAAGTACCATTACATTATGGGCTATTAGATAAAGCGACCTTAATGGATCAACGTTATTCTAATACAGTAAGTGAGGATTCTTTCGCGCGAGAATCATTATCAATATGGAGTGGTAATAGTAAAGATGCGTGGTTAGATTCACGTCGTTTAAACAAGCATCGCTCTTTATTGAAATGTGAACGTAAAGCCATGAACAACCTGCCAGATGGCACTTTCTATATAATTGGCGTTGACGTAGCACGCTATGGCGCGAATACTGCTATTATGGTTATTAAGGTATTACCCGGGGAGCAGCGTTTTAAGAAAAATGTGGTTTATACTGAAGTAATACATGGTGAGAATTATATCACTGTATAGGCGCCACGTATTAAAAAATTAATTGAATTATATCATCCTAAAGAGATTGTTATTGATGGTAACGGCCCAGGTATCGGTCTTATGGATGCGATGGTTTTACCTTCTTTTGACGCAAAAACAGGAGAACAATTTCCCGCATACTTCACCTTTAATAATGAGAACCACTTACCGCCAGAAATGCATGATGAAGTGGAAGAACCTAATATTAAATATAATGCTATTATATACGATATAAAAGCTTCTGCCTCTAATGAAGATGAAATTCATGCGGCATTTCTTACTGCTGTTAATAACGGATCAACTTCTTTTTTGGCGCATGAACGTGTTGTTAAAGATAAGTTAATTAAAACAAAAAAAGGTTAGAGAATGACATCATATGATAGACGAGTATTTTTATTACCATATGAAATGACTTCTCGTCTTATGGATGAACTTAACAATTTGCGGCTAAAGCCCACTGGCGTAGAGAATAAATATAAAGTCGAACGCATTTCAAAATCAATTGAAAAAGACCGTTTTAGCGCACTAGAATATGCGATGTATAGAATTAAATATTATGAAGATAAAGAAATTTTTAAACGCAGAAAAAAGAATATTGGTTCATTTGGTTTCTTTACTCCTAAAAGTAGGAGGTGATTTTTGTGAGTTAGGATTTTAAAGCTATGTTTGCAAGACCATAGTTCCGTATTAATTATGTTCCTATTGATTCTCGTGAACGCCTCTCTCGCTGGGGCGGCCATAGAACGAATAGTGTAATTAATAGAGATTTCACTATAGAAGAAATAGAAGAAATAATTCGCTCTGGTGAGATTTCAGCTATTCGTGAATTATCTCGATATTATTATAGAACAAATGGTCGCTACCGCAATAATATCAATTTTCTTGCAACACTCTTTTTATATGAAACACTAGTAACTCCTATCTATGAAACTGGTAAAGGTTCTAAAACGCAAATTATAAAAGCATTCTATAATGCTTGTAGTTTTGTTGAAGCTTTAGATATTAAGAATACATTGACACGTATTACGCGCGAATGGTTAAAATCGGGGATATATTATGGTATTCTACAAGAACACGGTAATAAAGTGGTTGTATAGGATTTACCATAGGAATATTGCCGCACACGATTAAAAGACTTTAATAATCTTTGTATTTTAGAGTTTAATATTACTTATTTCTTAACTAAATATGAAGATGAGAAAATACGTGATGCTGCTTTACTTAATTTCCCGCCTGCTATTCAACAAGGATGGAAACTATATAAGGCGAATAAATTAACTGATCCATGGATAATGGTACCAGCAAGTGCGGGTGGAATTGTTTTCTGCTTCTCAGAAGACACTACACCATTACTTGTAGCATCTATCCCTGAACTTGCTAAATTGAAAGATGCTGTAAAGCGTGAAGAAAAGCGCGATGAAAATGAACTATATAAGTTATTAATTCATAAAATGCCTACTGATAGCAATGGTCATTTAGTATTTGAATTAGATGAAATCGCGGAAATTCATGCTGGAATTGCCGCAATGCTACAAGACTTAGATACAGTAGATGTATTAACAACGCTTGGAGATGCAACATTAGAAAATTTACAAGATTCCTCCGCAGCTAACTAGGCAAATAGTCGTATTGAAAAATATAGTGATAATGCATGGGACTCTTTAGGAAGTAGTAAATTATTCTTTAATGCAGATAATAGTTCATCTTTAGCATATGTTATTAAACGTTTAGAAAGCGTAATGCAAGAATACATGAACGCATATGCTACTTGGATTAAATTCTTAATTAATAGCCGCTTTAGTCGCACAGGTTTAACTTTTGATTTTGAAATTTTACCAGTAACAAAATTTAATATTAAAGACTATAAAGATTACTACTTATCAATGGCGCAATTTGGTTATCCAAGAATGCGTGTTGCTGCTGCGATGGGAATTAAACAACGCAGCTTAGTAAGCACAGTAGACTTTGAAAATGAATTTTTAAACTTAGGCGAAAAAATGCGTCCATTATCATCATCTTATACACAATCTGGTGATGAAAATTCTCAGAAAAAAAATAATTCTGGAGAAAAAAATAGTAGTAGTTCAGGTTAGCCGAAAGACATCACTAATAAGGGCGGAAGACCAACGCTTGCTGATGAAGATAGATCGCAAAAAACGCAAGCAAATATTGATAGTATGAGTTAAGGAGGCGAATTATATTATGAAAAGAAATATTCCTATTTATTTTGATAATGCTATTATAATGTCTCCTGCTGAATCTATCAATGGTTCTTCTAACCTCAATAGATTAAAAGTTGGCGTTTTTACTAAATATGGCAATCGCAATGGTTCTTATATTAAGGATGATGTTGCAGAAATGCTAATTAATAGCGCAACTAAGGGTGATACTCCAGTAGTTGGATTTTTTGATCCTGAATCTCAAGGTTGGGCAAGTCATACAGGTCCAACTCTTGCGAGCGCTTATGGTTATGTTGAATAGTTTGATGGCTGGCAGCCATTTAAAGATACTGATGGAATAGAACGCGATTATGCTGTTTTTTCTGTAGTATTATTTACTAAATACTTCAATGAAGCCAATTTTGTAATTGGACAACATCAATCTATGGAACTTGATATAAATTCAATTGAAGGCGATTGGGCAAATATTGATAACACTGAATATTTTGTTTATACCAAAGCTGAAATCATGGGTTTATGTATTATAGGTGATCATGAACCATGTTTTTCTGTATCTTCTTTCTTTAGTAAGAATGATGATACATATACATCTCAATATGAAAAGTTCTCTTCTCTATTGGCTGATTTGAAGGCTAAAGTTGAAGAGGCTGAAAAACAACCAACAGAAGGAGGGGAACATCAAATGGAAAATGTTGTAAATCCCGAAGTAAATGAACCCACTCCTGTACAGGAAGAACCTGTAAATCAGGAGCCAGTAGCTCCAGTGGAGCCTGCGGCCGAACCAGCTGCAGAGCCAGCCGCAGAGCCAGCAGAAGATTTTGCTGCTGATGAATCTGCTGCTGAATCAGTTGAACCTGCGGCTGAGCCCGCAGAGCCAGCTGCTACGGAGCCTGAACCCGCGGCTGAACCCGCACCCGATTTTGAAGCTCGTATCGCTGAGCTTGAGAATCAATTAAATGAAATGACTACTAATTATGAGAATGCTCAAACTCGTATTCAAGAACTTGAGGCCCAGATAACATCCGCGTCTGAGACTGAAGCTACCTTGCGTAATGAGATTGCTACCTATGAAGCCGAGCGCACTCGTTTAGAAGTAGAACAAAAAAATGCCTTAATTGAGCAGTTCGCAACTGACTTAACTGAGGAAGAAATCAGCCCAATTCGTGAAGAAATGAATAATTTCAGTCTTGATGAATTAAAGAGCAAACTCGCAATTTGCTATGCTGATAAACACATGGCTGGCAGTGCTGACAACAAAGTAGTTCCACTACCAGAACCCGTTGTTGATGAATTCGCGTTATTTATGGAAAAATATCGCAAGAACTAAGGAGGAATAAACTATGACAAGATTTCCTATTACTAATGTTGTGGGCGATCTAGTTGATCAGCATCGTGATCCCGATGAAAAGCTATATGCCAGCCTAGAACTAAACCAGGTAGCATTCCCAAAGACTGGTATGGTAGTTTCTCAGACTCCTCTCGGAGCTGCTTTCACCAAGGCCAATCCTTGTGAAAATGGTATGTGGGTTGTTGCTGATAAGGCCGCTGGCGCTATTAATGCTCCTGCTGCTGCAACCGATTCTCCCATTGGTATTGTTTATACTACAGAAAAAGAATATGACCGTGAACACTATGGTCTACAACGCTTTGGCCGCAAGATCGCTGGGGATTATCCTCGTGTTGGTATCTTTGGTCTTGGCGATACTGTAACCACTAACTGCTTACAGTATGATGAATCTACATATGCTACTTTTGCTGCTCTTGAGACAGCATTAAATGCTATTGATACTACTCCTATGTATGTTGCTCCTGTAGCTGGTAGTCCTGTTCCACAGCTAACTGCTACTAAGCCACAGTCTGGCACTTATGCAAAGGTTGTAAAATACTACACTATACCTAACGGCGGAAAGGGCGTTAAGTATCAGATTGTAAGTCTAGGATAATGGGAGGTGCGACTTATGAATAAGCTACATGTATTAATGAACGGCGTATTTGGTCGTGCCGTTCCTGCTGAATTCGCAGCAGAAAATTATGATTATGAAGCCGCTCTCCGTGATGAATTAGCCAAGCTAATGACAAAGGATGGCGTACACTTCAATCGTCACGTCTTCAATCGTAATAAAGAAGATGTATTTGAACTACTAGAAGAAAATCTACAGGAAGTTCTACCACAGAATGTCAAGAGTGCTCTTGATATGTTCGTTGAAGTAAAGAATTATGCTCAGGGCCAGCGCCCAGAGTTCCGTGTAACTCGCGGCAAGATTCGTGGTAAGCAGTTCGTTACTCGCGCCACTGAATCTGGTAACTATGAAACCTTCCGTCTAGATCGTGATCGTTTCGATCTATATATTCAGGCCATTGGTGGTGCTGGATATGTAGACTTCGAGCGTTATCTCGATGGTCTAGAATCCATGACCGATATTTATGAAGTCATCCAGGAAGGTATTGTTGATCGTCTATTTGAAATGGTTCAGGGTTGCTTACTCAATTCTTGGAATGCTGCTGGCCGTCCAGCTCGCAACAAGGTTGCAACCAATCAGTTCAATCCTACTGCTATGAAGAAACTATGCAACACTGTTGCTCCTTATGGCAGCCCAATTATTTATTGCACTCCTGAGTTCGCGGCTGAAATGGTAAATGCATTAGTATATAATGTTAATAGTACCACTACAGTAAAGCTATCTGATGTTGATATGCAAGAAATCCGTGATCGTGGTTACATTGGCAAGTTCTATGGCACTCCTGTTGTTGTAATGCCACAGTCTTGGACTGATGAAACCAATACTAAGCTACAGTTCAATCCTGCCTTTGCTTATGTACTACCTGCTGGCAAGGAAAAGATTATTAAGATGGCTTTCGAAGGCTCTCCTTACTTCCGTGAGTGGGATGACCATGAGGGCGATAATAGCTTTGTACTACAGGGTTATGTAAAGGTTGGCGTTGGTCTATTTACTACTCCTAACTATTGGGGTATCTATTACAATGCTGCACTATCTCAGGGTAGTGGTTGGGAAACCGAAAATACAGCATTAATGGCAAATACTACAATTACTAACTAATTAGTAATATAATGGGAGGGAGGTAATCCCTCCCTCCCAGATTTCTTTTCGGAGATAAAAGGAGGAACAATTATGGCTATTACAATTAAAAATATTAGTACAAGTTTAGTTTCATTATATTTTCCGGCTATTCGTTTTAATCGTGAATTAATGCCAGGACGCGAGATTCCAGTCAGTGATGAGGAATATGAAGAAATGACTTTTGATACTGGATTTATGTCTCTTGTTAATGGACATTATATTAAGGTTAATGGTTTAGAAGAAGAAAAACAAGTAGAAGTTGTTGAAAATGTATTTGAAGCTTCTGAAATTGAAAAGATGTTAGTTAAAGGTGATGTAACTGCATTTGCTAAGTTTATTCCACATGCGACTGATGCAGAAAAAGAAAGTGCCGTTACTCTTGCTGTAGAGCATAAGATCACCAATGCGGGTATTGTGGCCCTAATTAAAAAATACTGCGATGTTGATGTAATTCAGGCTATTGCCGCGAAGCATGACGCAGAAGAGAAGTGATGAAAAATGGCAACACCCTTCTTAAAAGTTTATGATGCATTTCTCGCACGCATAACCGCGGACGAGTGGACATTAGAAGAAGAGTTAGCTATCGTAGAACGAGACTGGCAAGAACTTCTCAAAATGGCCATTGCTCGGTTTAAATATCCACGTGTGAGTTTAGATTATGAAGAAGTATCTCCCGCTGAAGATTCTGAGACTTCTTCACAATTAAAAATATATTAGTTTAAAGAAGAGCTTACTAATGCTGAAATCCAAGTACTTGCTACATATATGAAGCATGAATGGATTAAACGTTGCGTTGCAAGCTGGGAACATATCGGTCAATTATATACTTCAAAAGATTTTTCTGCCGCAAATCATTTAGATAAATTAAATGATATGGAAGCTAGAGTTGCTATAGAATGTGAAGGAGCAAAAGACGATTATGATAAATCTAGAGGACACGCCCCTGCAGGAATCTTTAGATAGCTAGCAGGAAAAAAATAGCATAGCTAATGCTACATTTGATGGATATAAAAATAAATTAAAAGGGCGTTTATATGGGCTTCTTTGCGAGCGCGAAAAAGATGGAGAATGGGAAAAGTTTTTAGATTCATTAAAAATTGAAATTGATGGCCTTGGGGCTAATTCAATTAACTGGTGGCCACTTCGAGGGAAGATGGGAATGTTAAAATATTTATCTTATGAACATTTTAGAAAAACCATCTTTGAATGTATTAATTTAGTAAGTGGCTTAAATATGCCTAATGAATTACCTTGATGTTTACTTTTCCCGTGTTAATCATTTTGGAGAAACATATGCAGACCGAATGAAAAATAGCGGAATTTTAGCTTTTGAAAAATGGATGGCTCGTTCTGCTTTTACTATTGAAGACTTATCTGTAGAACGTGGATTATATTTCAGCGGTATAATTCAAACTAATAAAGATAAGGAAGAAAAGAAAATCATGTATTTGTATGTTGCGCTTGATATACCAATACAAGTTGGAGACATACTTACATGGAGACAAGATAATGGAGCTATTGAAAAATGGCTTTTATTATAGAAAGAACATAAGGTGCATGAACAATATTAGACATTTTAGATTATTAAATGCAATTATGAGTTAAAATGGATTGATACTGAGGGATATTTACATAAATCTTGGGCTTATGCTGTTAGCTCAGTAGATAGTAAAGTAAAGGGAAATTTTAGAATGTGGCACAGCTTAATTTCTCCTCAGCCAAATAAATTTGCGGAAATTATTATGCCGCGGCCTTCTTTTAAAGAAGGAAGTGCGGATTATGATGAATTAATGCGCGGAGTCACTTTTATTATTGAAAATGAAGGTTGGGTCGTGATTGAATGCGATTGGACTAGTGTTGAGGGAATTGTATATATGTCATTAACAGAAAGTAAAGTTAATTATTAGTATGATGATAGAGATTTAGATGTTGCCGCAACAGATAAATATAAATTTCCTGAACTACCAACATTATATAAAGTTGGAGATTAGATTGTTCCTAAGTTTGAAGCGGGTACATTAAATTAGTGGGAAATTAATTTAATTAAACCAGATGATTGTAATTTTATTGATGATACATTTTAGGCTATTGGTCCTGGCCAATGTATTATTACAATGCAATTAAAGAATCGGCCCGCAGTTACAAAGACAGTTGAAATTACTATTAATCCTATTGAAACTAAATTGGTTGCATATATTAAAGGAGCAGATAAATTGCGGCTTAATCGTAAAGAATCATATAGTTTAGTAACTGATGATGGAACTATTAATAATGAAGAAGTTACTTTCGAGATTCAAGAAGATCCTCATGCAAAAAGGCCACCTTCTGATTATGCTACTTTAACACAAGCATTAGATGATAATGGGGAAAAAATTTCTAATAAATATATTCTTCATGCTAATGCAAAAAATAAATTAGGATCAGTTGTTTTAATTGCAACTTATCAAGGCGAGGAATATACTAAAACAGTAGATATTATTCCATTATGGTGAGGTGAGTTATATGGCAACTGAAAAAATTACATAGCGTAGATTTGCTGTGATGGGAACTAATGCTTTTCACATAGCAAATAAATTAATGTCTAATTAGCGCTTATGTCGACTTCTTAAATACTAGGTACGTGATCCTTTTGATGAAGAAAAATATTAGAACGTAGATGGCATCTCGCTTCTTAATAAGTAGATTATGATCACCCCAAAAATTTGGGATGAAAGTACAGAAAAAACTTCATATATAGTCGCGCTATTTAATAGTTTTACAACTAATATTATAAATCCTGATTTTAAATTGGATACAATAGGTATTGATATTGCCTGCCCTTACGATGAATGGGTTCTAAATGGGCAATCTTTACGTCCTTATCTTATTATGGAAGAAATTGATAATATGTTTAATGGCGCGAAAATGGCTGGAATTGGAACATTATAGTTTGTAAGAGCAGATCGAAATGTTTTTACTTCACAAATAGGCGGCTATACTATGCAATATAATATTAATGAATTTAACTGATAATGAAGTTTTAAAATTTCTAAAAGGTAGTCCAGTATTTATAGAAGATATATGTGCAGTTTATCCTGCAACTTTAGGTGAAATTGTTGATGTTGGATATGAAAATTTTTAGAAATATTTAGGTATATTAACTTCTGATAAACCTACTGATCTTTAGGGAGATAGTGAATTAAATAATTTATTAGAAAAAATTACAGATTTCTAGTATTTATTACTTATGACTACTCTAGACCCATCAATTAACACCTTATTAAAATCTGCTTTTCGTTTTTTTACGCATTCACAAGTTACTTTTATTTTAGATCCACCTTAGATAATTATCGGGCCCGTAGAGGACAAGCATATTCTTGAGGAAAAACAATTTCAAGACTTATAGCATATTTTACGGCGCATGTATTTTATCGAATAGGAAGGAGAGGAAATCATCATTAATGATGATGATGATCCAATAACTAAACGCATAAAAATGCAAATGCGTATAAATCGTGAAAAAGTACGTAAGGCTAAAGCAAAAGCGAAAAGTGGACAAGATTCAGATTTAAAATTATCTGATTTAATTGGGAGCATGGCTCTTAATGATTGCGGCCTAAATATTCATAATATTTGGGATATTACATATTATGCTTTTCACGATTAGTTAAAGCGGATGGGCTGGCGTGATTAGTTTAATATAAATTAGAAAGCAGCCCTTGCTGGCGCTAAAATTAACAAATCATAGCTGAAGCATTGGATGCGTTCCATTGCCAGTTCTGATAAATAAAGGAGGTAACTCTTATGGCAAGTAACGTTAATATTTTTGATAAGTATGGCATAAAAGAAGTAGCCAACGTTTACTTTGAAGCTCTAGATAATGACTCTGCCGCTGGTGTATATGCCGGTGACATCGTTCTATTCCTAGATACCCTAAAAGTTTCCACCATTGAAACCACTGCTGAAAATACCGCAGCTCAGGGCGGTTGGGGAAATCCAAAACTAATTCAGTGGGACTATGGTAAGGAAATCAATATTACTCTAGAAGACGCTCTAATGTCTATAGAATCTTTACGGTTTATGCTTGGTGGCGCTATTAAAAAGACTAATGTTGAAGGCGAGACCGTTATAGTACGTCATACTGAGCAGGTTGTAGCTAAAGCTAATGGTCTTATTCCTGCTCCAGTAGATCATTTAACTAAAAAGGTACTATATCCTAAGGCCACATTTGGTCATCCAATTCGTCTAATTAACTTAGGCGGCGGTATGAATAGCACTACAGCTGGTACTCGTACTCAGATTGTAGTAGATGATCCAAATGGAGCAGCTAAGGTAATGACAGCTCTTAACAATATTAAGTTCAAGAATCCTGCCGCTGGTATTGATGAAGAAACTGCCCCAGTAGAAGGCGATCAGATTCGTATTTTCTGGGAAGATGTAGTAACTTCTTCTACTACCGATGAGAGTGCAGTTGAAGTAACTATTAGTCCAGATACTTTCCCTGGCACCTATCGTGTAGTTGGTGATACATTCATGCGTTCTGAAAAGACCGGTAAGGATGAACCATTCCAGTTCATCATTAACAAGGCCAAGGTACAGAGCAATGTTACTATTACCCTACAGGCAGAAGGCGATCCTTCCACATTTGAAATGACTTTAAATGTACTTCGTTCTACCAATGAAGCTGGCCAGAATGAAATGATGAAGCTAGTTCGTTATAACCTTGATGAAGCTTCTGCTTCTCAGAGTGGTAATGACTATGGCTCTTTAGCCGCTTCTAGTTCTTCCGAAGGTGGAACACCTTAATTAAGAATAAATGGGCTTCCCAATCGGGAAGCCCTTTATTTTTTTTAGGTGGTGATAGTATATGATATTAGATCAAAATTTTGGCCATAAAGAACTTTATGAGGTAACTCTTCGCGCGAAAGCGCCAATGTATTTTGGTGAACGTTATATTGAAGCAGACGAACCAGTGCTATATTTTAATAATGTGAATATGTCATTATTAACTGAATCAAATAGACCAGTATTCGCGCGCGGCGGCTGGGCAAATATGCCACGCATTATTTGGGATGAGCGAGGCGAAGTTCAGTTTTAGATGACAGAAGGGGTAATGTCTTCAGTTGGTATGAGTATTTTACTTGGCGCGAATGTTTTATCATAGAAAGAAAGACAACCTATGTATGTACATATGATAGAATCAATTCTAGCTGAAAATACTATATCTTAGGAAATTAAAGGAAAAATTAAAGAGTTTCCATATGTAGAGCTATAGCATAAACCAGTAAATTATCCAATTAAAAAAGTATTCATATTTGATTATGATAGGGATACAATTTAGAATAAAATTTATGGAAAGGATATAAGTGTAGTTGATGCTAATGATTCAGACCATTGGCGCATTATGTTAGCCAAGGATAAAAATTTTGAAGAGCCAGTAGAAAATAATAGGAAATATACGATTGATTATTACTATAAATATGAGCACGAAGCCTTGATTTATAGTGTGCAAAAAGAACGTTTTAATGGTCTTTTCGCGCTTGAAGCAAAGTTTTACTCAAAGGATGAAAATGAGGGTTTAAATTATACAAATATTTTGTATATGCCGAAAGTTAGGGTTGTAAGTAATATTAACTTACGACTGGGAGAAAGGGCCGATCCCACCGTTTCTACTTTTAATATCATTGGATTGCCAGAAACAGTTGGGGATTAGAAAAATTTAATTATGGAAATAACTCGTTTAGGGGAACCAGATGACGGGGATATTTGATATGTGCCACTTTCTTTTGAAAGTGGCTCTTTTTTTATTATGGGATGAAAGGAGATGAGATGGAGATGGCAACACAAGGCATTGAACTTCCAGTATCTATACAAATTTAGAATTTGTAGGAGATAGCGAATTAGTTAAAGTAGTTTGCAGATAAGAATATTTTATCTAATTCATTAGGCGGGAAAAAGATTGATCAAGAATTAGGAAAGGTTTTAACACGTCTAGATTAGATTGCAGCAAAAGCAAAAACTGCTTTAACTACACAGGGAGATTTTTCTTCAATTTAGAAAGATATTGATTAGGTTGAATTGGGATTAAATAAAGTTGCTAATACTGCTAAGAATTTATCTTTTACTGATTTAAAAATTCCTGATGATGTAAGTGGCTAGATTACTGCATTATAGGCTAGAATTCAAGAATTACAAAATAGCTTAATTTCTTTTAAAGGTACTTAGAAAGATAAGTTAATTAATAATTAGGATTTTTTAGCTAATCTAAACGTAGCTGAGCCTGCTAAAGCAGCAAAAATGCTTGAGCAGGGCTATGATGAACTCTATCGTGCAATTGAAATTGGCATGAATAGAGTTATTTAGACAATTGAATTAAAAACTGCTGAATATAATACTAAAATATCTCAATTAAATGAAAATTAGGCAGGCCAAAATGCATTTACTCAGTGGGGAGCATTAGATTATTTTAGTTAGGCGTTTAAAGCTATTAATAAAAATGGTAATAAAAATGAAGTATAGCAAGCATTATCTGACGCATTAAATTTTGATGAAAAAGGCTTCACGGGATTTAAAGGCGGATTTAATGGAATGAATACATTTCTATCTAAACTTACTGAATAGTTTAGTTTTAGTTAGGAAGATATTACGGCAATTCGTAGACGTATTAAAGAACAAGCCACTGAACTTAAAATGTCTTGGACTGATGTACTTAAATCTATGGGTACAGATTCTGGATTAGCTAAAAAAGTATTATTTGGCGATAATCTAGGCAATATTGAATCGCTACGTAATAGTTATGCTTCTTAGAAAGCTGAAGTAGATAAATTAAAAGCTGATATTGATAAAGATACTACACGTGCAGGAGCTTATACTAATTTAAATAAAATTTTTGATTTACCCAATTAGGAAATTGCCGCAAAAGCACATGAGATAGCTGAAGCATTAAAAGAACCTCAATAGAAATTAAGAGAATATTAGGATGCTTTAACTAATGCTGTTGCAAGGTCACCTTAGTTATCTGGTTTATTTACTGCCGCTACAGCAGAGATTAATAATTTAAATGCGGCAGTTGCTGCAGGAAAAGCACGATTACAATCATTAGATGATGCAATCGGAAAAATGTAGGGTATTTCTAATTTTATTACTCGATATATTGGTATCTATGCTATTGTTCGTAAGGTAACATAGGCAGTACGAAATGCTTTTAATAATATAAAAGAACTTGATAAGAATATAACTAATATTGCAGTTGTTACCAATATGTCATAGAAAGAATTATGGGGGAAAATAGGTGAATATACTGCTACGGCATAGCAATATGGTGTTGCTACAAAAGATGTATATACTGTTTCTCAAATCTTCTATCAATAGGGTTTACAAACGGCTCAAGTTATGGAATTGACTACTGAGACATTAAAAATGGCAAAAATTGCTGGTATGGAGTATAGCGATGCGGCTAATGCCATGACAGTAGCTATTCGTGCATTTAAAATTGAAATGACTCAAGCACAATCAGTAACTGATACGTATAGTGCGTTGGCAGCAAAATTCGCTGTAAGTTCTGCTGAAATAGCAAATGCTATGGAGAAGACGGCTTCTTCTGCTGCGAATGTTGGAATGTCATTGCAAAGTACTTCTGCATTTATGAGCGTTATGATTCAGACTACTCGTGAATCTGCTCAAAATATTGGTTCTGCTTTAAAATCTATTATTTCTCGTTATGGTGAAATGAAAGCATCTCCTAGTAGTTTAATTAATGTCGATGGAGAAGAAGTGGCATTTAATAAAGTTGATACCGCATTAAAATCTGTTGGAATTTCTATTAAAGATGCAAGTGGTCAATTCCGTGATTTTGATGATGTTATTATGGAATTAGCTGCAAAATGGGATTCATTAGATAATAATACACAACGTTATATTGCTACAATTATGGCTGGTAATAGATAGCAATCTCGTTTTATTGCTTTGGTATCTAACTATGATGAATTAAGTCGCGCGATAGATACTGCTAATAATGCAGAAAATACTAGCATAGTGCAAACAGCAAAAACAATGGATTCTCTTGAATCTAAAGCGAATCAATTAAAAAATGCTTTTTCATAGTTATATTTAGATTTACATATAGAAAATAATTTAAAGGGCGCCTATGAGTGGTTAACTCGTATTATAACCACAATTGGTAAACTTGGTACATCTGGCGTTCTTACTACATTAATGAATATTATTGGATTAGGCACTGGTACCAAAAGCCTATTAGGAATAGGTAAAGATTGGCTAACAGAGAGAAAAGCTAAAATTACCATAGAAAATCAAGAATATGAACAAAAAATTAAAGATATTTAGGCCCCATTAGATAAGATAATTAATATTAAACCCAATACATCTGAATATGATGCAGCAATGGGAGTAATTAATGGAACACATGCAGCTAATATGGGCATGGCTATGTCCGCGACTGCAGTGACAAATCCTGCTGCAGCCGTAGTACCAATTAATAATATTGGAGCTATGACTAATTTCTTAACTGGAACTTCTGGTTAGAGTTCGTCATATGTTTTAGAAAACATTTTAAGTAATTATCCTAGTTTAGGTGATGCTAGTATACGTCAATCCTTACTCGCAGAGATGGGAGTAAATGGGGGCAATGCTAATTTTAATGCATTAGATCGTTTTTTAGCTAGTTTGGCTGAAACGCCTAGTGGATTTGATGATTTATATACAGCATTATAGGAAGCCGCGGCTGCAGCAAATGAAGCTGCACAGGCAGATAAAAATAAAGTTCCTCCTGCAGAAGAAGCTGCATAGGCAGATCAAAATAAAGTTCCATCAGCCGAGGTGGCTGCAAATGCAGATTAGCAAAAAATTCTCCCTGCGGAAGAAGCTGCATAGGCAGATCAAAATAAAGTCCCTCCTGCAGAAGAAGCTGCGGTTGCGGATTAGAATAAAGTCCCACCAGCTGAAGGGGCTGCATAGGCAGATCAAAATAAAGTACCCGCAGCTGAAGAGGCTGCCGTGTCCGATCAATCTAAAATTGTTCCTGCTGAAGGAGCAGCGACCGCTGATTAGAATAAAATCCCATCTGCGATAGGTGCATAGACAGCAGATCAAGAAAAAGTACCTGCCGCAAAAGATGCCGCGTCTGCTGATAGAGAGAAGGCTGGTGCCGCGAGAGGAGCTACTGATATCGGTGGAAAATATTCTTTAAATGTAATGAAAGGCATTGGTGTTGCCTCGGGAGCTGCACGTATTTTTGGTACAATGATTACTGCAGCAGGCGCAGGACATAAAGATCAATTAGGTGATAATATTTTAGGATGGCAAGGTATTGGCGGTAATGGCGTAGAAAAATCAAAAATATATACAGGTCTTGGCAATGGTATTTCTATGGCAGGCACTGGAGCTTCAATGGGTCTGGCATTTGGCCCATGGGGCGCAGCGATTGGTGCGTTTGGTGGCTTTCTTGCGGGCGGTATAGGTGCAATTATAGATGGATTACAAGTTACTACATTAGAAAAAATTGAGAAATTAAAAGAAGAAGCGGCCGAAAAAACAGAAGAAAATCAAAAAGCTCAAAGCAAGGTTACAGATGTTTCTTCATAGATTGATAATTTAAAAGCTTTAAAAAAAGCCATGTATAATTCCACCGAGGATATGCAAGCATATAAAGATGCTATGAATACAATGGCAGATGCTTATCCGAATTTAGTTTCTGCATATGACGAGGCTGGTAATGCTATTATTGCTTTAGAAGATGCTGAAACATATTTAGCATAGACTCGTACGGAGGCTGCTCGTACAGCGCGACAAGCGGCTATCGCTAATATGAAAACTGTTAATGAATAGTTAGATTATGCAGAGTAGTTATAGACTGAATTAAATAGTGCAACAGAATCGGCTTCACATACCGATCGTGCGGTTAGTTTATATTATGAAACAAATAGCGATGAACAAGGATGGAAAGTACAAAATTAGTATGGTGGAGCAGAAACGTTGACTGCATCTCAGTATAGTGAATCCACAAATTATGCTGGTACTGGCATTGATATTATTGATCTTTTTCTTGGTGCGTCAGGGGCTACTACCACGGTTGATTATGATAGAAATTTTAAAGATTTATATGAAAGAGCAATGTCCGCTATGATCTCTGGTGGATATCAATTTGATATGTCAACTGAAGAAGGGCAAAGATATGCTGATATTATGGCTCGTCATACTGCAGAGAATGGTACTTTTGATAATACTGTAGTATGGACAGTTGATGAAGTATTAGATTGGGGAAAAATGATTGCACAGAATACCGCAGGCGAAAAAGGCACTACTTTCAGTCCTGGTCAGGGTATTACCATTGAATATGGCGGTACTGATTTTAATCGTAGCCAAGTAACACAATATAATGAGCGTATCGCACAAGGAATTCGATATAATTATACTGAAACAGTAGAGACTTTAGATAATTTAATTAAATCTCATCCAGACGCTTTTGGAGGAGCTACTAGTGCGGCTGATTATTTTGAATGGGGCGACGAAGCTCCTGATACCAAAGAATTAAATGTTGCACTTAATAAAGTATAGGGTGTTATTAAAGAATTAAAAAGTAGTAAAAATGCATTAATTGCATCCGCGAGTAAGGCATTGACTTCTGAGGCTTTGTTAAGTGCTGCACCATTACGGGGAGATTTATCTTCATCAATAATTAATAATATAGGTAGCAAAGGTATTTATACTTCATTAATGTATCAGGCTGCGGAACGAAAAGCTACAATGGAACATGGGTATGCTAGTGTTTCTGACTGGCAATATAAAAATGATGATGAATATACTCATGAAATTGAATAGTTATCGTAGACTCTATTAGATTGGATTGGTTCTTTATCTGAGTCTCAAAGAGAAACTTTAGAGTCATTAGATTTTACAGAATATCTAAGTGGAGAGGACATTGCTACATCTCTTGGAATAACAGAAGAGGATAATTCAGAAGTATATTATGCTATTATAGATTAGTTTATTGAAAGTAATAAAAATAATCGAGAACGAATTCTTAAAACTATTTATGCTTATGATAAGGATGGTAAAATAGCTCATAAATTAAATAAAGACATGGAGGGCCTTGAAAAAATAGGATGGTATGATACTCCTGGTAAATATCTTGAAGGTGATATTAATGGAGAACATCCTGAATAGGGTAATTATGCTTTAGATATTGCCTATGCTCTTGGTCAAGGCGAAGGTATTATTTCTAAATATTCTGATTATTTTACTGATTAGTTAATAGGTATTAATGACTTAGCAGAAAAAGGATACACTCAATTAGCAACCAGTAGATTAACAGAATTATATAATATTTTTAATGTTTTAAAAGGTATTACAGATGATTAGGTACAAAATGATTTATTTAGCACTATTACTTCTATTAAATTTGATAGCTATAATTCTATTACAACAGCACGAGATGCTATTTTAAAATATGCTAATGATCGAGGAATAGCCACCGATAGTGGTTATATTGGAGATTTAGTCGTATCTCTTAATAGCGCGGCAGAGAATTTAGTTTTCAATATTAATACTTTAGCATAGGAATTAACTACTTAGTTAACAACTGCGGCTAAAGATATAGATAGTATTTTAACTACTAATAAATCAGGATTAACTTTAGATAAAGCTATTGAGAGTTTTGACAAACTTAGTGCAGTATTTTCTGAAATTGATAGTTTTGATGATATATTTACATATGATGCAGCTCTTGGTAAATATATTTATAATGCTGAAGGTTTATAGAAAGCTATTGAAGCAAAAGAATAGCAAATGGCCGCATCTGCAGAGTAGTTAGCTGATACCGCTAAAATTTATACTGAATAGGTTACTACAACTAGTATTGATGAAAATGGAAATAAAATTTATACTTCTGCATTAAGAACCAGTGGTTTAACAGGTCGTACTACTTAGAATACTTAGAATATGATGGGTATAATTGGTAGTCGTATTAGTGATTCAGAAAATGCCACGAATTATACCGATAGAAATTATTTCGAAACAATATTAAGAGGTAGAGGTATTGATGTTAATGATGCTGGCGTAAAAGCAATTTTAGATGCACAAGAAAAAGAAGGACAATATAATTTAGCTAAGTTTAAAAATACTTATATGTCATAGCATAAAGGAAATTAGTATGCTTATGCTGATGAAATAATGGCTGATATTCATTCAGTTATTGGAACTGATAATGAACAATTATCATTAGTTTATGAAGGCTTGACTGAAGAATTTATGACCGATGATACATATAAGGAAAAAACTTTAGATAACTTTTTTACATTTTTAGAAGCTCATGCAAAAGCGAATGATGAAAGTGCTATTGCAGCAGATACTCTACTAAAAGAATATTAGAGTAATAAGAAAAATTAGTTATATTCTGCAATTGATTGGAATAAATTATCTACTGGTAGTGATTTCACAGGAACTAATCAAAAGTTGATAGATTCTCTTGCGCTAGAATTAGATGATTTTAGTGTTAAAACTACTGATGAGAGTGGTAAGATTGTTAGAAAATATAAAGAAGATGTTTCATATACTTGGCAACAAGTACGTGAAGCATATCTTAATAAGATTTATGGTTCTCTTGATAGCTTAGATGCAGAAATTGAGGCTGCAGTTACAGCAGGTGATAAAGATAAAGAAGCTGATGCTCGTAATCGTAAGGCTGCTCGTCAAGCCGCGGACGCGGCATCTAAAGGTGCTCAAAGTAAGGCTCGTTCAGATCAAATCGCTACTGCTATTACTGAAGTACTTGAAGGCGGTGGAAAAGCGCTATCTGATACTACCATTGCTTTATTAAGTGAAGCAGAAGAGATAGACCTTAAGGCAACAGATGGTGTACTAGATGCTGGACAAGATTATGTTGCCGCGGCGCGTGCACTATATCAGAAAAATAAAGATAATTTATTAACACTTGCAGAACGGAATAAATCCTATGGTGAACTTATTACTGCACATTATAAAAAGTAGAAAGCTGGAGATACTTTATTATCTGCGGGTTCACAATTAGACTTTAGTAATATTGAATCTGCCTTTAGTGATATGGGTCTTCAATTAGATGAATATTTTGATGAAAGCACAGGTAAATGGAAAGAGGATAAGTTTAAGAAATTAAAACTACTCAGCAGTCAGGTATTCTCTACTGATATTTTTGGTAAGACTACTATTGTAGATTGGGATAGTTTTATTACCTTCTTAAAGGGCGTTGGTATTGAATATGACAAATTAAGTCATGCAGCGCAAGAAAAATACCGTCGCGCTTATATTGATAGTCTTATCTCCAATGCTAATGATTTAGATTTAGATAAAGCTGCTGCTAGTTAGATTTCTAGTTTAAGTGGTGCAAAAGTAGGCGACAGGATTAATATTAGTGAAATTAAAGATTTATTAGGTATAACTGAAGATTCGATTTTAGTCCAAACTGAAAAAGAACTTAATGGTTATATTACACTCTTAGAATCTAAATTAGCTGATGAAAATTGGGTTAAATCTAATCCTCAAGAAGCAACGGCAATACGCTCTGCAGTTGCTACTTGGAAAACTAAATTTAATTAGAATGAAGCATGGAAAGGTGTAATTGCTGAGAATGTTGCATATTCTTCAGCATAGACATTACAAAGTGCCTTACATCGTACTGTAGAAAATACTGATAGTTTTATGGAAAGTCTTGGCTATCGCTGGGATGATTATACCAAACAATTTATTGCTGGAGATACAGCCGTATAGAAACTGCGTGAAGAATTAGCAAGAACATCCCCATCTAATAAAGAAGCAGTAAATTCATTACAAGCATTAATTGATAATTTAGAAGATACTAAAAAATATAAGTCAATGAAGGCATTACAAGATGTTCTTTCTAATTATACTAATATTACTAATGAGCAAATCGCTGCTTTTAATACACAATTTGAAGGAATTGATTTACATAAATTTATTACTAAAGATGTAACTGGAAAATAGAAATTAAATGTTAGTAGCTTACGAGCAGCAATGAAGGGCATGGGCCAAGATATTAATCAGCTATTTGGAGAAGAAATTGCATCTATTATGGATGCTAATATGAGTAATTTAACTTCTGCTGTAAATTATACTATCAGCGGCACTACCAACACTGCAGATATGTAGAAGTTTTTAAAGGAATATAAAGATTTAACTGGTATTTCTTTAGATAATGCATTTAACTACAATGATATATTAGATGCTTGGACATTAGACCCTCAAGTATTACAAGCTTATGTACAAGCACAGGGACAAGAACTTGTAAATCTTGGCTTACTTGATTCTCAAGAATTAAATAAATATGTTAATGATAATGTTTAGAAAAAATTAGCCGAAAATATTGATATTAATGCTTTCTTAGATGCAGAAAATAAATCAAATGATGGAGAGGCTTATAAAACATTAAAAAATGCTTTAGTAACTTATTTAAAATCTTCTGATGAAGTATTTCAACAAGCAAGAAAGGCATACATTGATGCTAAGGAAGCAGAGAAGATTCATCCAGCAGAGATGAGAAGAGCAGCAGATGAGGCATCTCGTGCAACTACTGATGAAATATCAGAATATTATATTAATTAGCTTAAATAGGGCGGTGCGGCTGCGGTTGAAGTAATGAGAGCAGTCGCAAAAGCACAAAGAAAAGAATTAACAGCATCCGATGTTGAAGCAGCATACCGTTCAGAAGTTAGTTAGTTAGAAAATGCATTTGATCAATTAAGTTATGGTGTTGGCGGTTTAATTAGCGGCCAAGCAAAAGCAATTTTTGATGCAGTTGATGAAGCCGGAAAATATCATATTGAAATTGATGATACTACTGCTGTAATTACTGCGACTTTAGAAGAAATTAGTTCTGTATATCAAAAATATTATGATATGTTACTAAAATCTGGAGAAGCCACATTAGCAGCAGTAAATGAAGCTAAGGCAAAGATTTTAGAAACATAGAATGGTAATGCTACAGAACAAGCAGCAATTGATGCACTGGGTAATGCTTCTGGTATGACTTATACTGCATTTGCAGAAATATTATCTAATGCTGGTATTGAAATGACTGATGAATTAATGGAATAGCTAACTACCGATAAAGTTATTGAAGCCATGGGCGGTAATAAAATGCGTATTCGCGACTTTAATCGTTTTGCTGAAGGTATGGGCTGGGAATTTAATTCTGAAGAATATTTAAGTGCGTATAAAACATTTAATGACGGTTTAATTGAATTGAATCATAAAACTGAAAAAAGCATTACAGAAGAAATTAAAGGATTAGAAGAAGCTAAACCTGGAGATTGGATTAATCTTAGTGATTTTAGTCATGCGTTATCTAAAAAAATTGTAACACATGTAGCTACAGATATAGATAATCAATTAAATAATTGGGAAACTGGTTCAACGCATCAGTCTACAGCTCTATATGATTTAAATACCAAATTAATTCCATTTGGGGCACAAATTATTAATGGAATATTAAAATTAAGTGATAATGCTAATTTATTAGAAATTGCAAATTCTATAAAAGATGCTGCCGCGAGTGCAGAATTAGATTTAAAAGATGGATTCCAAGAATTAGCAGATGCAATTAAAAATATTCTTAAAGCATATGTTGATGCTATTACAAGTGGTATCGAAGGTGGATTGACTAATGTAGAAGCTTCTGATTTAGTATCTAAAGCTAAAGATTTAGGCGTTAATAATATAGATTTTACTAAAACTGCAGAAGGATTAAAATTATCAGAACAATCGGCAATTGCATTGTATAATGCACTTAAACAGGTTGATGGTTTGCAAGCAACCCTAGTATTTGATAAATTAAAAGATTCTTTAGAACAAACAAATGAAAACTTTGCTTCTACTTCAGCCTTAATTGCTCATATTGCAGATGTATCTAATGCAATTAAGAGTGCAGATAGAGAAGTATCTGATGCACGCTTATAGCAATATTAGGCTGAACTTTCTGTAGCTCAAGAGATTTTAGCAGTACGTTCTACCTCCGAAGATAATTCATTTAACTTTATGTCAAATGAAATTCCAGCTGCACAAAAGAATCCATTAAATTATGCAAAGAATTGGACTTAGGCTTTACATACTCTACGCGATGCTTTTAAAGCTGGTAGTGGAACTAAGAAAGGCAAAACGGGATTTATTGATTATGAAGACTGGTACAATATTGCCACCGAAATAAACAATATTGCCGCGCTTGGCGGGCCAATTCAATTAGGTGCGCTTAAGTTTGACGGTTCTCTTAAATCAGCTTCAGAAGCTATTCAAGCAGGTTGCGATTCTCTAACTGCTATTGATACTGGTGAACTTAAAGTTAATTTACGTAATAGCGCAATTGATATTCAATCTGGCACCGCCGCGATGCAAAGTAGTGTTACTTCTGGCATTCAAGCGATGGCCAAATCACAAGTAAAAATGCTTGATGGTTTAATTGCTATGTTAGAAATTATTGTGGCAATGGAACAATTAGGTGAAATTACTGGTGAGGATACGCAAATTGATTTGGGAGATATCTTTGTTACCTCTGATGAAAATGGTGAAGTTTTAGATCAAATTACTGAATTTACAGATGGTTTTGATAAAGCAAGGCAGAAATTATTAGAGTATGTTAGAGGCAATGATGAACTAAAAGAACGTTTTGAAAATACACAAATAAACTTTAACGGTCAAATGCGTTCTATGATGGAGATGCTAGGTGACAACCAAACAAAAACGGAAATGTTTGATAATTTATTTGGTGGTTTAACTGATGATGATAAAAAGAAAGCATAGGAAGCATATTAGACTATGTTAAATGGTTTGTATCAAGCTGCTATTTCTGGGGATTATGATTTAAATGATATTGGGGCTAGTGTGCAGAAAGTTCTTAAATAGAGCGGTGTTGATTTATCTGAATTTGTCTTTAATGTAGTGGAAGATGGTAAGTTAGTACGTACCTTAACATTTGTCGGCGAAACTGCGATTGAAATCGACTATACTGATGAAGATGCACGTAAAGCTGTAGATACTTATCTTGGTAGTAATAAATATGCTAAGGATTAGGCCGCGTATACAACATTTATATAGGATGCATTAGATAAATATAAAACAAAAAAGGATGAAGGACGTACAATTCAGCGTAAAGAATTAATTAAATTACGAACTTTAATTGGTATTGCTTCAAATGAATTTGTAATATCTGGTGATGATAAAACTGGCTACACTGGATATTTTGATGGCAAAAAATTTGAAGGAAAAAATAATAAGGAATTGCTTGCATTAATGGGCGAAGCTGCAATGTATAAAGATAAAGGTCTTGATTTTGAAGTTGCTCTTAATAACGACGGCAAACAGGTCATTAAAGGTAAGACTACTATTAGTGGTATTGATATTGAGGTTTCTTTAGATAATAATGGAGAACCACAATATACTTATAATAAAAGAACTGGTTCTAAAGAATTTATTATGGGCCTTATAGCAAAAGAAGGACGTCAAACTGAAACTGGAACTTATACATTTACAGATAAAGGAAAAGAGTATTCTGTTCAAGTTACTAGAGCAATTGGATTAGACTTAACATATAGTTATTATAATGATGGTACTCCACATTATGTTTATGATGGACATGATTTTGGTGATAATTATGATTCCATGTATAGTTATATGAAAATTGCTAATTAGCTTGATACAAAAGATAATGGAAAATGGGAAAAAGGTGATGCTACTACAGGACGTCGTATTATTACTCTTTCTGAAAAAGCAAAGATTGAAATTCAAATTGAAAAAGATGGTACGATTAAAACTACCTTGAAATTAGATGGCCAATCTTTTGATATTAGTACTGAAAGTGCACAAGCTGCAGCATAGGCATATATTGAGGCTTCTTCTATGGAAGGTTTTGAAGATATTTCTGGTAAGAATGCCGGTGCAAAACGTACAGTGCAGTTCCGTTCAGGTGGCTATACAATTGAAGCAGAAATTGATATTACTGCAGGTACTACAAAATATACATATAATGACGGCAAGACTGTTCATAGTTCAGATAGCTTATCCGGGTTATAGGCTTATTTAGACACAATACTTGGAAAGGATCTTGAGAATGGTAATTCTGGTAAAACCTTTACTATTAAAAAGAAAGTTATTAAAGGTAAAGGTGAAGCCGAAGTTGAAGTTGACATTCATGTTGTAGATGGTAAAGTGAATGTTGATGAAGCACATGCAGCAGGCATGACAGATGAGGAGATTGCAGCATTCGAAGCAAAATTAGCTAAATAGTCCCCAACTTTAGAGAATACTGTTGAAGCAACGGCATCAGCAGTAAAGGTAGTTACTGAAGGCGCCGATATTTCTCTCGATGCCGATGCTCTCGAAGTAAAAGACCCAATTGATATTAAGGTTAAAGCTAAGAATATTATAGTAGAGGATGAAGATACGGGAGTAAAACCGCCAAATGAACCTTCTGTTGAAAATCCTCCAAAATAGGATTTATACAAACCATAGACTATATCAGATTTTTATACACCTTAGTAGACTCCTCCTTGGGAAAAATTTAGTAAGCAGACTGAATAGAAAGTTTCAGAACTCTCAGAAACCACTCTTCCTCCAATTAAGCAAGAAATTTAGATGGTAGAAACAGCGCCAACTATAAAGGATATTGAAACAAGCATTTCTAGTTCTAGTTTGCCAGCAACTATATAGGCAATGGTAGCAAGAGCAAGTGGCGCAATTTCTGAATTAGAAAAACGTTTTGGATAGGCATAGGGCTCTATAACGACACACTTAAATGCGTTAAATAATGCAGCGCAAAAGGTATTTTAGACACTTCGAAGCGAGGTTAGTCAATTATAGTAGCATGTTTCTATTACAGGTGATATTGATTGGTCATTACCAGATGGAACTAAAGTTAGTTCAATATCAGGATTTAGATTTATTACTGATGAAGCTTAGGTTACAGTTAAGCCTGAACTTGCTAAGGATGCAAAAACAACAATTGAAAGTGGATTAAAAGATATAAAAGTAACATTAGCTTCACCAAGTGTACAACCTATTTTAGATGCTCTTGTTGGTCCATTTACTGCAAAAGTTAAGTTAATTGCAGATACAAGTGGGCTGCCAAAGACTATACCTAGCGGCAGTACTCCTGAAGGAACTTAGGCAACCGGCAATATTGGCCTTGCTAATGCAAAGGGCACTTTAATGGGTGAACTCGGCCCCGAGCTTGTGGTTTCCAACGGCCGTTACTTTGTCGCAGGACAAAACGGTCCAGAGATGGTTAATCTAGCAGATGATGCAATAGTATTTAATCATCTACAAACAAAATCCTTACTTGAAAAGGGTACATCTAAGGGTCGGGGTCACGCAATTACTAATGAACAAAATGCAGTAGCATTTGCTAAAGGTAGTATACATGGCGGGCCTGCAATGGCAAGTGCTGCAGCCGCATTAGCCGCATTAAAGCAATTACGCGCACAATGGGCTTCCTTAGCTCAATTAAGCGTTGAGGACTTAATGGGCAAAGGCGGCGGTGGCGGCGGTGGAGGCGGCGGTGGCCAATTCCTAAGAGACCTAGAAAAGTGGTATAACTGGTTACAGCGAATCGCTTAGCTAGAAAAGGATATTGCTTACTACGAAGCTTACCGCAACCGCATAAGCTCTGAATGGGCGCCAAATGGTAGAGATTACTTCCATAGCCAGAAGGACAGCTTAGAGGCATTACAAGAATAGCTTTCTGTTTAGAAAGATTTAACTGAAAGTTAGGAAGCATACTTTAATAAGCGTCGTGCGGAGATGAACTCTCGAAATAATCCATTTACTGCTTTATATACTTTTGATGAGAATGGTCAACTTAAGTATAAACCTGGCGCGATGGAGAAACTTTCTAAGATTGCTAGCCGCGATCCGAATACTGGAAAGCCTAATATGACTGATGAAGAACAATATAAAGCTATTATCGCTTTAAATCCTAAATATAAGGAATTTATGAAGTATGATAATAGTGGTAAAGAAATTGATGGTAAAGATTTCAGTTCAATGGTCAAGGCTTTCTGGGAGAAGATTGATACCGATAAGGAAGAAATGTAGTCATTACATGATTCCGTTGAGGAAGGCTATAAGAAGTAGCAAGAACTTGAATAGCAATAGAATGAGTTAATTAAGGAAATGCGCGATAATTAGATGGAGCTTGAAACAAGCATTTATAATGCGATTGTTGATACTCGTCAGCGCGCGATTGACGCATTAACTGATACTAAAGAAGCAATTTCAAGTTCAAATGAGAAGTATATTAAGGGACTTACGGATGTATTACAGAAAGAACAAAATATGTATTAGTTAGCTGATTCATAGCAAGAATTAGATAGATTGCGGAATAAGCGCGATATATTAGTTCGTTCTGGTGGCTCCGCGGCTGAAATCGCAAGTCTAAATGATTAGATTAGTGATTAGGAACGTTCCTTATACTTCGATAAGCAGCAAGAATAGATTGATGCTATTCAAGCCGCGAGTGATAAATAGATTGAGAAATTAGAAGCTTAGATTCAATTAGAGACAGAAATATTAGAGTATTAGAAAAAACATGGATTACTTTGGGCTGAAGTTACTGATATTATGAGTAGAAGTCCTTAGGAAATTGCTAGATATATTCATGAAAATGATTCTAGCTATTGGGATAAATCACCAGTTGCTAGTGAAGAAGCTTTATATTAGACAATATTTAAAGCTTAGCAATGGGCTCTTTTCAGAGATGAGGGAGCTGGAATTCCGGGCGATGTCGCCGCAATTAGGAAAAAAGTAGCTGGAGATATTAAAATTGATCCTGGTAAAGACGATGGTAAAAAGACCGGTGATAAAGGTAAAGATAGCGATAAAGGTAAAGGTAGCGGTAAGAGTAAGAAGAGCAAGGGCGCAGGAAAATGGGACGGTAAGTCTTATGGAAAGGATGAATAGTATCATTGGAAAATTATTACTTTTTCTGATGGTAGTAAAGGAAGTAAAGATAAAAAACCTCATGTTTGGAACGGTACAAGATGCAAAATTTGCAACTATGAACGTAATGAAGATACATTTGGTAAAGCTCTTATAAAGCCGACAGACATTGCTACAACCACAAAACCAGGTAGATTGACGACAAGAAAAATGATGGTAATGGGATCTGGTGGATTAATAGATAAACCTACCAATGCTCTAATAGGCGAAACAGGTCAACCAGAAGCAGTCCTCAACCCCGTCCAAACTCGTATCCTTCGTGAAAACATCCTTAGCAACCGTCCTAATTCCTTAATAAATCTACTCAAATCCTACAACGAGGCTTATCAAGGTTTACCAGCAAATGCTTATGACTCAATTTCTAATAATTCTAATACAATGCAAATTGATAAAGCAGAAGTTAATCTTCATATTGATAAGCTTGCTAATGACTATGATTCACGCTAGGCAGCTCGTACAGTAATGGATGAAATGCTTCGCATTGCTTCCAAGACAAAAGCTAACAATAGCGTAAGGAGGTAAAGGCGATGGCAACAATATACGCAGATTATGGGAGTTTAAATGGTGTTAGTACATCAAATATTATAAATGAAGCAGTTAGACATACTTAGGTTTATTAGGTGACGCATCGCGGGGAGGTTCTCCTCCCCGCGCGTCAGCGCTCCTTTATAAGCTTTTCTTTTGGCGGAAAAAAGATAGAAGATTTTGATTTAATTGCTTGTAGTGATGGAGATGGAATTTCTCGTAATGGATATTCAGAATTTCAAGATTTAACTACTGACTATGATATAATGGATGGGCAGTATTATCATGGAACTCACTTCTCTCCTTTCACTTTAAGTTTAAAACTCGTATCTGATGATTTAGATTAGCGGCAATTAGATAGATTTTTACACTGGTTCCGCGGTGGAGTTACGCGTGAATTGATTTTAGCAGAGCATCCTAATCGTGCTATTATGGCGCGAGTATCGGCGCCGCCGGAATTAGATAATCTTATGCCGTTTGAGAAAAAAATTCAAGTCCAATTAGGGGGCTAGAGTTTCAATACAAGTACAACTACTTATCGAGGATTTATTAATTTAGATTTTGTCTCAGATTCCTCATTTTGGTATGGTAAAAGTAATTTATTTACTCGTGATAAAGAAACTGGTTTTATTACATTGCCTTCGGGTTTTGAGATAGGCGGATAGCCTTCTGATAGCTTAACTGAAGCATTAAAAATTGCTTATGAAGATACTGTTCCAATATAGGATTTAGTATCTTCGACTATGCATTTTGGTGGTACATAGTTTGCACAAGTACAGAGTAGTGTTGCTTATTCTTTAATTGCGTAGAATTATGGCAGTACTCGTCCTAGCAACTGGAAAGATAATACTTTGGGACATTTTATAACAGAAGAAAATGGAGAAATACAATATTGGATAGGCGCACGAATTGAAGAAAACAAACCACATGTTGCTGTTGCACAAGGCCGCATTGCTGGGGCATCATTAGAATATGAAACAAATCAATATGCAATAGAAGGCGAATTATACGCGGGTTCTGATAATAAATATTACTTTTTCTATGGCGGCAATGCGCCAAGTCCTACTATTTTGAAGTTTACAGTACCTATTTAGATTAGTGTAGAGAATAATGAAGTTAACCCTATTAATACAATTGCTAATTCAATTGCTAATATTGAGAAAGGGAATAGTAATGCTAAAGATTATTCTACAATTACAATTATGAGTTAGCATACTAAAGAATTTGATTTTACTACTCCTAATATAATTACTAGTTGGAATAAGGCTCTCTCGCTGATTAAGGCAGTTGGGAAAATGACTGATGACGATAAACCAAATTGGCGAGATTTTGTTGATACACTACGTGATTAGATTAGGCATCCTGCGGTTAGAGCATTTACTATTTCTATTATGGAGTTTTTATAGAAGAATAATAAATCTGACAGCAATAATATAGATAACAATCCAAATTTAGCCTTAACAAAATATTATAAATATTTTAAAGAAAATGGATAGTTTGCTGGGACTGGTGTATATGCTTTTAGAAAATTATTACGTAGATTCTTTAATGGCCATACAACGGATGATGGCATAAGCGGATGGGATAATGTTCCCAGTTCTTCAATGAGCTTTACTTTTGATGCAGAAAGAGGAATAGCAACTGGTGAGTTTTAGTATTGGCAATCGGATAGTAGTACTACTAATATAATTGATAAAATTGTAGCAAAGGATAATAATATAGAGAATAACGTTCTACGCGATGGCGCTACAAGCGCAGATAAAGAAAAATATTTTAAAACTCATACAGAAAATGTAGGAGATATGCTACGCTCCAATTGGCTATATATAGAAGACCAAAATGAATTTAATAGTGAAGGTAGAGTATCCAGATGGGAAGAAACAAATGAAATAACTAAAACTTATTCACATTGTCTATTCCACAATCTGCCAGCCCCTATTTCTCATATACAATTAGAATATAAATATATGTACTTATAATGGAGATAAAAGGAGGAAGTATCTATGGATTGGAAAAAATTTAGAAACTATGAAGTATCTGTATGGACAATTCAAGATAATTATATCGCCACTTTAAAAAGTGGTGATCCAATTTCTATTTCCGGTGAGAACTTGCCTGCGATCGTTTGGTCGCAGGCAAGGGCTACTGGATAGATTCAAAACGCAAAAATGGAATTGAATATTGATGGTACATCAAATTTTACTTTTGAAGTACCTATGTATTTATTTATAAATGGGAAAAAAGTAGAAAATCCGAATTGGTATAGTACACATAATATTTACTATGGTTCAAACTATTAGGATGAGTTGGGAGAAACGCAAGAAATAAATAGAAATATTTTAACTAGTATGCGGAAAGTAAAAGTTATTTTTAATAAATGGGCTGAAAAAGACGCAAACGTTCAATAGAAAATTAAAATTATTGAATATTTTAATACAGCAAATGGAAATGTAGATTTATGGAATCGTCCTATTATTCATAATGCGGACGGCAGTTATTTCACTTTATTAACTACTACCTATACTATTGGAAATATGATTGTATCTCTTACACCAATACCTCAAAATGGATAGAACTTATTATATACTATGAGTTCAAATGGGACGATAGATACGAGCGGATTAGCAGCATATGTTGATACGCTAGTACAAAAAGACCCTACTAATATTGAAGATTTGTTATTAAAGGATACATAGGGTTTGATTATTCGTGCTAAATATGATACGGATACTACCATTGAAAAAGAAGCAGTTTGGGCTCAATAGTTACATGTATTAGCAGACGAATATGAACAATTAAAAGCAACAGGGGATATATTCTCTTCAGACGATTTGAATTATTATAAGAATTTTACTTCAAATGTATTTGAATTTCTTATTACTAAAGTCGAAGAAAGTCATGAATAGGATAATTTAATATGTACTGTTAGTTGCGAAGGATTGGCTTTTCATGAATTAGGAAAAGTTGGTTATAAACGTGCTTTAACCGCTGAAGGATTTTACAATGCTTATAATGAATGGCAGGAAGCTGAAGTTGGTACTGATAAAACTTATGCTGATGCAGAAGCGAAAGCTGCAGCATAGCCTATATGTAATTTATAGTATTGGATGGAAGACTATGCGAATGGTGCGCGTATTAAACCAGTTCCAAAGACAAATGGAATAATAGATTCTAATAAATTGAATCCTACAGAGTGGTATTATGACATTCGTATATCTCATGATAGTTTATTTAATACTAGTGAGGTAGTTGAAGATAAAATTTATGTAGAAAGTTATGTTGACAGCTGGACAGATGATTGTTAGCCCGCGTCTTATTCTCAATTATAGGAAATGACTCGCGTAGTTGATTTAAAAGAAAGCAACTTATATAATATAACTTAGGATTTAGCGGAAAAATTTGAAGTTTTTTGCCGCTATGAATATCTATATGATAGGAATTATAATATAATTGGGCGCATTATTGTATTCTATAATAATTTCTTAAAGGAAAGAGAAAATGTAGAAACTTTAATGTATCCTAATTCTGCGTCTAAAATTACAAGAGAAATGGATAGCACTGATATTTCTACTAAAATGTTTGTGCGTTCGGTAGACGCGCCAGATTTATATACTGGAACTATTAATATTATGGATAGTGAAGCTAATAAGACTAAAGAAGATTATGTAATGAATTTTGATTACTTACATGATATTGGGACTATTAGTGAGGAATAGTATAATGAGATTTCAGAATACGAAAAAACGATGCGTAAATTAAATAGCCAATTAGAGCCATTATAGAATGCTTAGAAGAATCTTAGTGATGTCTTAGTAGAAGTAAAAGCTAAGAATAAAGTTCTAGAAGAGTCAATTAAATTAGATGAAGAAAGAATTACAGAAAATATGGCTTTTATTACGGGGCTTGATAGTGCCGATGGCGATAGTGATGGTTTTATTACACGAGATTATCGTAATCCTGAAGTTATGGCTTTAATGAAAGATTCTTCTAATTCTAAGTATGATACATATTATGTGTAGTTTAATTAGAATGAGAAGTGTATGGGAGTATAGCCTGAGACTTTAAAATTATATAAGGAATATCATACTACCAGCTTTGATACTGTACAATATGGAATTCGTTTTAGCGCCATAGATGAAAGTAATTATATAAATAATACTAATAATTCTGTGCCGGGCGATAATAAGATGTAGGAACTTGTTTCTGGCACGATATGGGTTCCTATACTAGAATATAAGGGAACCATAGATAAAAAAACATCATTAAACAATAATAATGTAATGGTAGGAGAGGTTTATTAGCTTATAAAAGATGATGAAAACAAAGATATCTCGACAATTACTTTATATATTGGAATAAAAAAAGGCAATAAATATGAGTGGGCAGAAATTAAGACTGATAATAAATTATCTAATGGATTTTATATTATTAAAAAAATTACCCATCAACAACGAAATGGCTTTACTACAATTGAATATAATGCTCATAAATATGGATACCATGCTAATACTACGGCAGATTATATTACCAATTTACGTAAGTTATACTATTTAACAACTGGTTCGCCAAAGGTTTTAACCTATAATAAGGTAAAAAATAATGAGACTAAAATTTATACTACTGATGAAATAAATCAATGGACTACTTATTTTCCTTATGTAGATAATATGTCAAAGGATTATAAATATTATACAGCTTGGGAAATTAGTAAGTATAAAAGTAATACTACTTATCCTTCTTCAAATAATATCACAGGAAAAGATAAAGCGGATATAAAGGATATGGCTGGTAAAACTATAGACGCGGTTATTTCTGCTGAAAGCGCAAGTTTCTTTAATAGTAGTGAAATAACAGGCGGCATTTTTGTTTATGATGAATATGGCAATTTAGATAAGGTAAAAGGTTTGTTTAAGCGAAATAAAACTGGTAGTTATTATACATATTATACTAGTGATACTCCAATTAGCGCGCCCACTTCTGCAAAGGGTGTAACAGATTAGATTGATATTTTTAAAGATAATGCTAAATCAACCACATATCCTTCCAATATTAAAAACAAATATGTAATTACTCAAGAGCAGAAATATTGCCCATAGGGACAAATTATATATCATTACTATATTAATTATTATAATAAAAATGGTGTTTCTACTATTAAAAGTCCAACTAGTGCTAAAGGTTCATTAAAGGAACTATATTATGTCTATTATAAGAAAGATACACAAGACCCAAATAGTCCTACTACGGTAGTGAATACTGATACTAAAGATTAGTGGACAACGGCTTTACCTACAGGAAAAAAGACGGATACTTATTTTAAGAGCGCTTGTGTTGTTAAATGGGATAAGAGTAGAACCTATTATCCAGATAAAGACAGTAATGAAAAGATTATAAGTGATGATAACCTTAAGCCCAAGCGTGGTAGTAAAGCATCAGATAGTACTGAAATCCCTAATTGTTTATATGCTACTTTTAAATATAAACCAGACTGGTATTATGAGAAAATTAAGGATTCTTGGTTAAGGAAATTAGATAAAGATAAGGCTGACTTAGATAAATATTCTAATAGATATACAAAACTAAAGACATTTTTAGATGATATAAAAGCAAAGATTGATGAATTAGTAAAAGAAAAAGAAGATGAGATTGCGCGCTTTGAGCATATGATGGGTGCTGCCTTGCGCGAAAGTTATTGGTAGCCTGAAAATGAATATTAGGAGTCTACTAAAAATTATAGTGAGACTATGATATTGCCATTATATAAAATGTATTCAAAATCACAAGCAACATTCTTTAATAATATAACTGATAAATATTTTGCCAATATAGGTTGGGATTCAATTACATTTGAGAGTGAAGATAAGTTATATTATGAATCGGGAATTAATTAGGATAAATATTATTATCCTTGTATTGATTTGACCAAATTAACGAATGATAAAGATACAACTACTACTTTTATAGAAGCTTATCGAAGTTGGGCGGATACTAATAATAAAGAAGAACCATTTGTTTTTGCTTTTAATCCTAGCACAAGCACTATTCCGCCAGAAGGCAATGAAACAGATTTACGTTATATGCAATATTATACTATAGGTTCTCGCGCGAAAATCGCATTTATGAGAACTGGTTTAAGCATTAAGCCAGTATTAGTGCTTATTGATGCATATTAGCTATCTGATGCAGAATTGTAGAATATGTATAAGACTGGAAAAATATGTCAATTGAAGACTGTTGAGAATGATAAGAATGAAATAGTTTTAAAAATGTATAAGAGCACTACATATTCAATTCCCGCCGAGGATGGTTGGGTTAATGTTAAATAGAAAGGAGATAAATGGGTAGAAAGAGATAACTTAGAAAAGAATGAACTTGTCTATCCTCGTATAATGATACCTTCACTTAAATTAAAAACAGGAGATAATATTAGTGTTTAGTTTAATGATAAGTAGCTTACGGAATATGAAGATTATTATGTATTAACTAAATCTTATTATTTATCTGAAAAAATTGGAGGAGAATTCACCGCATCTGATAATAATACTTATCGTAGAATGGGTTATGGAGATGTAGAAAACGAAGCTTTTGTAGAGAAAAGTATCCGTGAAAATATAAAACTTTTCACGAATGCAAATGCCAAAGGGCCAATTAAAGATGAAGATATGATGCCAGGCGAAGGTATAGATTATGATTCCACAGGTACTGGTACCTCTACAGGTTCAGCTACTTTAAAGTCATGGACAGAAGAAGATGTTGTAGATGTTGTAGAAAATCAAAATATTTATAACTGTTATACAATTACTTTAAAACCAGAGGTTATATTTAGAGGAGTATTATGGCTTTTTAAAGCAGACATGGATAATTTTAGCTAGAGTACAGATCGTATTAAAATCAACTACAAAATCTCTAATACCGATGTTGATATATATCTTAGTGCGAAAAAGGTATTAAAAGAAAACGCTTACCCGAAAGTTTCTTATTCAATAGATGTAAGTAAATGGTCTCCAGACTTATTAACTAATCTGCATACCAAGCTCGCGCAACTGGTCATGATTAATGACTTTGAACTTAAATTAAAAAATACCTTTGGATATATATCTGGTATCACATTAGATTTAGACCATGAAGAGTAGGATACTATTGAAGTTAAGAACTATAAGACAAAGTTTGAAGACTTATTTAGTAAAATTGTAGCTGAAACAGAAGAAATGCATAAAAATGAGCGCAATATTGGATTAGCTTCGGCTTTAGCCCCAGGAGGTACTATAGACTCTACATTAAGTCCAGAAGCGCTCCGTAAAACTTTAAGCAGTGGCTCATAGACGCGCCTAGTATGGGAAGATTTCTTAAAAGAATACTTTGATGGATATAATGTTGTACAAGAATAGTTATAGTCATTATTTACTGAAGCTGGTGAAATACTAGCTTCTGCTTCAAATAGTTTAGGGTCGGTAATGAATGTGACAACTAAGAATGCCAACATCTTAGCAGGTTTTAGGGAGAACATGGTTAATGCGCTTACTCCAAAAGTATATACTGGAAATACACCACCTACTAATTTCAAAGCTGGCGATGTATGGAAGCATGATGATGGTAGTATTTCTGTTGCTACTGGAAATCCCAATGGTGGCGCTTTTATTTCTACATATAATGGAAAGGTTTCTGCAATAGAAGGGCCTGCATTTGGATTAAATGCAGAAACCGGTGAAATTGATATTATAAATACTACTAATATTAATTTAATGAGTGGAAAGACAATTGTTATTGCCGCGAATGATAATGTGGAAATTACTGGTAATAAAGCTGTTAATATTGGCGGTACTACTATTAATATTGCTTCTGTAAAAACAGAAGCAAGTGACTAGTCTGGTGGAATTAATTTAGTTTCTACTCTTTTAACAACGCAAAATGGTGTAGAATAGGCAAGTTCTTCTTATGTTAATATTCATGGCGATGGAATTGTACTAGCGAGTAGGAATGGTATTGTAATAAAATCTGGCGCAGGAATTGATATTAAGGCAAGTGATGAATAGAACGTTTCAGCGGTAGTTATAGATAAAGAGCGTGGTATATATATTGGTTCCAATAAAAAATTAACATTATTTTCTGGAAAAACTACAGATAAACCTATTATAGATTCTAAAACAGGACAATAGGCAGTAGATGAGTATGGAAATTTACTGTGGCAGTCTTATGGCGCTAATGTAGAATTATCACCTGAACATTTATTATTAGGAGTCGCTGATACTTAGAGTCAAAGTAATTAGGCTTCTACTATTGAATTATCAAAAGAATAGATTATTTTAGCTACTGGAGGAAGTCTTAATAGCATTAAAAATAATACTCAAAATGGTAGTAAAATTACTGATTTTGGAGATGCTATGCTGTCTGGTGTATAGATATAGAAAGATTATATTGGATTAGCTACTGGAAATAATACTACGCGTAGTATTGTATCTATTAAGCCCAATAAAATTCAATTAGGATAGATGGGAAAAATTCAATTTGTGGAGTCTTGGCCTATTGACAATCCTAACACTAATAAAATTTATCTTGTAAAATAGCAAGATGGAACATATATTAAAAGCGTACATAATGGCACTCAATGGGTATATAATACAGTTTCTCTTAATCAAATAGGTGATGAGGAAATTTATGGTGGAGCATATGTTTCATTATCTCAAGAGGGTGTATATATAGGTACTATGGGTGATTTGACTCTTAATACTAATAATATAAAAATATAGTCTAAATATCTAAGAAGTAATCCTAGTGTGGCAGGAACCGAGGATGCAGAAGATGTAGTCAATACTATGGGATTTATTTTAGGAAAAGATTTATAGACAAGTGACCCCGCGGTTGGTTTGGCTTTCTGGATTGATAAATATAGTAATAAGCATTTAGTAATTGATGCAGATGAGCTTAATGCTAATGTTAAGGATTATATAAATGTTAATAGTAATGGATCTATAAATGTTAGCGGTGGGTCTATAAATGTCGCATCCAAAGGGAAAATAAAAATATAGTCAAATACAAGTGTAAATATTCGATCTAGTGATCTTTTGATTACTTGTAAGCAAAGCAATGAAACTAATGGGTAGGGCGTATTTGTATTAAGAACAGATAGATTAAATAATGCTACTTATGATGTTGATAAGGATAATCCTTTCGCTGTAGAGGGAATAGGAATATATGGTCCAGACGATGAACGGCCTAATAACTTACCAGACACAATAGAGAGAAGTATCTTAGGGTTACCTAATGATGCTGATAATGAAGTGTGGAAGATTATGGAAAATGAAGGTAGTTGTACAATTTTTACATTGCACGACCAGACAAAATGGGGTGACTCATAGAACGGGATTCGTTTTAATTTAAAAACTGGGCTTGAAATTAAAGGAAAAATTAAAGCTTCTACACTTACAGTTACAGGAACAGGAGATTCGATATTAAAAGGAACATTAAATGGACTTAAATTTAGCAAAAATAGTATAATTGCGCAAGCAGAATAGCAATTTAATTTTTTACTTTGGTCTAATCAAAATAGTGATGTACAATTATAGTTTAAAATAGGTAAAATAGAAGGCGGCACAGGTAGATATATTTCTATTGATACAAATATTTCAAAACTTTATTTTAATGGAACGGTAGGAGCTCCATCCTCAATCTTAAAGAAACATGATATCTCTCCTTTAACTTATTCTGATAATTTAATAGACCAACTAGAACCAGTAAGTTTTAAATATAATAATGATGATTCTAAATAGCATTTAGGGCTTATTTATGAAAACACAGTAAATCTTTTACCTCAAATTTGTATTGATATATAGGGAGATAAAGCCATTAATTATGCCGAATTAACTCCTCTTTTATTAAAAGAAATTCAAAAATTACGCGCTCGTGTAAAAACTCTAGAATCTCTTATTCTATAATAAAAAAATGCCCCGCACATATAGTGCGGGGCTTTATTTTTTATTCCTTTTCATCCATATTAACGAATGGTTCTAACTTCACCATATCACTTGGCATAAATGGAATATCTTCCAGCATCTTCATATCAATCTCATTGGCATTTAATTCAACTTCACTGTTTATTAATTCAGTAAGTTCATTGCTAAAATCGGTGATTTTCTCTTGCATAATTTTACAATTCCCAGTATCATCTGTTACAAGTTCACCGTTTTCATCTTTCTCGCCATATTTTCTAATTAGCGCCATGCGCGCATCATTAAAATTCTAAATCTCGCCATCTGCCGCCTTTAATAGTCTGGCAATAGTCCAAGATAATTTTGCTTTAAACTCCATAGTTCCTAACTTCTATAGAACTTCTGATCCATTAAGTAAATCAGAAATCTTAACCTTAATCATATATCTTCACCCCAAACATTCTTTTTTAATTTGCCGCAAAAGTATTTACCAATACAAATAGCGTCAGATTCATCTTCAGTACAATCAATACCGTACCAAATTTTTACTTTAGCCTAAGCCTACTTCTTTTTAGCATCTCTATGCTAATCTCCATCATTTATTCCACAATATGAACGCCATTCGCTCGGATAAACTAAGTCATGATCTACACAGGCTTCAAATATTGTATCTAATAATACTCCTTGTAAATTAGCTAATGCCTAAAATGTTTTTACTTGTACTTGATTTGACTTCGCTCCATAGCTTTGAAGCTATATATTTTCCATAGCTATAAAGTCTGGTTCCCAAGTTTTAATTGCGGCTTTAAGCCAATTTTTAACCTAATTAATTCGTTCTGACAATGATAAGGTTGAACTAGTTTTATAAACTCCATAATTAACTAAAATCTTATCATCGTATATTGCATATCCCGTTACACTTGTTGCGGCGTCTAGCGCTAAAATACGCTACGTATCTGTGCCCTTTGGGGGCACATTATTTTTTTTAACTTTATATGGATCACCGGCCATACATATATCACATATCTTATGTTTTCGCCAGTTCTCAAAAGTCTATTCTTGTTTGTGTCCAGCTGGACATTCCATTTCAAGTGGAGTCTTGAGGTTCTTATAGGTTTCACTTATGAGTTTCCAACCTTCTGCTTCTAAGGCATTAGAAACAGAATAAATATTTATGGTACTCATACACCTGTAGAACCGAAGCCAGCTTCGCCCCTATCAGAATCCTCTAGAGAATCCACTACATTAGCCTTAAATCTATAAGAAGGCATTACTAGCATCTGAGCAATGCGGTCGCCCTTATGAATTTGATAGGGCTCATCACCAATATTATCATATAGCGCGCGAACTTCACCGCGATATCCGCTATCAATTACACCAGCGCTATTGCTAAGACGCAGAGGAGTTTTTGCGCCGATACTAGAGCGAGGTAGAATAAATGCGACCCAGCCTTCTGGTAATTGGATATGTACGCCAGTTTTTACTGGTACGCCCTTAGTATGAGCTGAGATTTCAATGTCTTCCATTGCATACATATCTGCGGCCGCATCACTATCATGCGCATATGTAGGCACCTGCGCGCCTTCTTCTAATTGAATAGGAAGTTCAATAGCATAAGAATGATACTTATCTAAAGCCTTATAAAAAATATTAAAAACTTTAGCCATTATTGTATCAACAAGAACTTTCTTATTACCAGTATATCCCTTTCCTTCATAAACCATTTCATTTAAGACTGAGCAAAGAGTTTCGACGGCTTCTTTAGCCTCTTTCTTTGTTAGCCCCTGATCGTTTAAATTAGTAACGATCTAATTAATAGACTGCATAACAACTTCATTACTAAATTGCGAATCTACATTACGTGTAATTTCTGTTAATGTTTCATCAGTTAATTCCATATCAGCTAATTTCTAAATTGCTTCTATTAGCGCCTGTAGTTCATTCATATAATTTCACCTCAAATTTAATCAAAAGTTTTTTCGATTGTTACCTTAAATTCTAGATAAAGGATTTCTCCTTTTTGTTTCTTAGGCTTCATTGTATAACCAGATTTAGTTACTGAATAGCCGCCTTCAGTTTGTCCATTTTTAGCATCTTCAATCATTTCCATAGCATCTTCTTCACTCTCAGTAATCCATACATCAGTTGTCTTCAGTAGTTGTCTCGCCATTTTCTTCAATCTCCTTTTCTTTTTCTTCATTTAATTTTCTTAATTTTTGTATTAAATCAATATAATTAAGCTTTTTTGCAGTTTCACTAACTGTCTCAACTACATCTCCGCTTCCAATCATTTCAGCGTACTTTTTCGCACCAATTTTCTTTTTTAATGCGCGCCTTTGCGCTCTGTTCATTGGCACTCTAGTGCTATTAATTTTTTCAATTGTCTTGTTTTGTATCTTTTTAAGGATTTCTTCTTCAGTAGGAGCGCTAACTTCTTCTTTCGCTTGTTCAATACTTATATTTTGTATCTACGCATATCTTTCAATAAGTTCATCACATGATAAGTGTTGATTTGTTTCTGTAGTTGGCCTTTGAACCTCATTGATTTCATTCGTTTCTAACATCTTATCCTCCAGCATTACGATTATAAAAATCTAAAATTAAATCATATGAAAAATTATCTTGATTTAATATTAAAAGAGCAATCTTTTTATTTTGGCAATATTTTATTTTCTATTGGTCTCTTATTATATAATCTTTTGAATACCAAGCAGAATTTTTATTATAATGCTATTCTCCATTATACTCAATTAATCCTATTAATTGTTCTTCTTTATTAAATAAAGCAAAATCATATCTTAAAGCGCATCCAGTATCTGGATTTTTTAAGTCTGAAAAACAATATTCCTATTTAAAGGGAATATGCTATTCATTAAGGAACTTTTTAATTAACATTTCTTTATAAGAACGTAAACAACCACAACTTTTTACATGTCCACTATTCAATGAACTAGTTGTAGCATACATAATATTTCCACAATCACACTAGCATTTCCAGACATTGGCATTACACTGCTCAGGTATTTTTCCTATATATTCAATTACTGTTAATTTTCCAAATTTTTGACCTAACAGTTTTGTCTCCTATTGTTTGCTATATGCAACTAAAGCATCAATTGATTTTTGAGATACACTATGATTAGGTTCGCAACCACAGTTGCTATTTGCATTTAAGTTATCACTTCGTTTAACAATAATATTTGGATTCCCGCATAGGCAATGACAATTAAAATATGTATGCTTACTTGTTGATTTTTCCTTATTTATACTGTCAACAATTAATTTACCAAATTGTTTTCCAATTTTATTTGTTCGTATACTCATAATATTTTATTATACCCATGCTCCATTGATTTAAAAAATGTAATATAATATTTCTCTAACTCACTCAATCGTTCTTTATCGCAATACGTAATAACTTCAATTGCCCAGTTCCAAAATCCTTCTTTAAGAATAGCATGATGCACAACTTGGTCTGCTATTGAACGAATGCCGATAGAAGACTTGAAATGGTCTGCAATTCGCGTCTTTACATTAGTACTTTTTCCAATATAACATTTACCAGTATTTATATTAGTTATCTTATAAATCCCTGGCTCTGCTTTAATTTCAATTCGTTTGAATGTATCGTCTAAGTTTGGCTTAACATATTCTGCCCAAACTAGCTTAGAAATAATATCTGGATGCTATACCTTCATAGATACGGTCGTCAGCAAAAATTCAATGTCATCTTTATATTCATCAGGTAATTGAATTGTATAAAATAATTTAGCTTGCTATTCAGCATCATATTGTTTTAAAGTTCGTTCAATACTTTCAAATCGTTCTTTAGCTTCTGCAATAGATTTATCATATCGTTCCATTTGTTCTATAGCTTCGCGCCATCTAGCTTCTGAAGCTTCTTTAATTGTTTCATCCTATAAATTACATTGATTAATAGTATCTTCAAGTAATTTATTATAATAATTTTGTTTTTCTTTTAATGTAGAATCTAATTCTTGCTAGCGCTTTCGCCGCTGTTCTTCAATCGTCTCGTCTATTTCTTTCATCTTATCATTTATTAAATGATGATATTCATCACGAGAATCTTTTAAGCTAGTTTCAACACTATCTAACTAATTATATAAATCCGTTAGCTTTTGCTGCTCAGTATTAACTTTTATACGAACGTCTAGTAATTTACTAGTATATTGGTTCAAGACCTCTTGGTCAGAATCTAATTGTTCTTTAACCTTTTGTATCTATGTCTAATACTCATCCATTAATTGAGTATCAATAACTTTCTTCTAATAAAGTTTAACTCCCAGAAATCCAATTATAATTAAGCAACCAATAAGGGCAAATATCACATCCAATCACCACTTTATTTCTTTATACTTTATTATAACAGATTTCTGGGAGTTTGTCAAATATTTGATTCTATAAGATTACTAAAAATAATGCCGCCAAATAAATTACCAATAATAGTTCCAATTAATGAAATTCCAACTGTACCGGCAGCAATCATATAATATGCGTCTGCAATGCAATGATTAAAACCACCAAGAATAAAACCCATTACACATGGAATACACATCCATATGGGAGATTTTTCATAGGTTGCTATAGACATTAGCATACCACATCCTATTCCTTTAAACATTGCTTCCCATATTGGTTGAGCAACTTTTGTAGTAGCTATTGCTGCAGAAGCATTATTGTGCGCGAGTAGTGCCATTAGCGATACTCCGATAATATTTCCAAGAAATACTATTAAATAGAAATACCAAGGATATCGCTTGGTCACCATAAATTGGATTTTACCAGTAAATAAATTCAATTTATATAAACGGACTGTAAGTAATCCGCATGAAAATAAAAAAGCGCCAACTACTGCATTAGGAGCTGCTAGATACATCCAGCAGCCTAATGCAATCGCCATTCCAGCTAGTATTGACTTATATATGTCCTTCTTCATAATATTTCTCCATATTAATTATTCGTTGATTAGAAGAGCCACGTAATGGCAATGTCGTATCTCTTTTATCCTGTTCATAGCGGCCATCTATTAGGCAAGTAATATTATGTAGGATATGATCTAAAGTACGATTATCACGCTTCTCTAATTCTTCCATTGTATAACCTGTCCATAAATAGATTTTTAAATCTGGATAATCTAACTTACACCAGCCAATTAAATTCATTACGTCTTCTAAGTTTTCATCGGCTAATGGCTCGCCACCGAGAATACTTAATGTACGCATAACTCCATTTTTATTGAGTTTCTGCATAATCTCTTGGCGTATATCTAAGTTATATTCACGCCCATAATTAAAATCTTGTGCTTCGGGATTATGACATCCGGGGCAATGGAAATGACATCCCGAAAAATACACTGAGAGGGAGATACCGGGCGCGGCCGCGGTATCATCCCAATAAATTCCTGCAATCTTACTCATTAGTGTATATGCTTAACCCTTGCTTCAACTTCTTTCTGCTTGCCCCAGTTGAAAGCATCTTTATAGGAACCAGTAAGATATCCGGTTACACGTCTAAGCCTTGAAATGTTCTTACTACCACATTCAGGACAGGTTTCACCGATTTCATCCTGATAACCGCAGTCATTACACATATCTAGCGGCACGTTCAAAGCGAAATAAGGTATGTCGTGATCCATAGCGTAATTTACTATTGTTTCAAGTGCGGGAATGTTATTCTTTACACCAGAAGGAACTTCTACATATGTAATGCATCCTGCGCTAGAATATCCAGTTAGCTGACTTTCAATATCAATCTTATCAAATACGGAAATGTCATGCCATACTGGCACATGAATACTATTTGTAAAATATTCATGGTCGGAAACATTTGGAATTTCGCCGTATTTTGCCTTAAATTTCTTCATGGCTGTATAGCAAAGATTTTCGGCCATTTGAACCCTCGGTTTCCCGATATTTCATAAGGGGATTAGACTATATTTTCATCCTGTAATTTTTCAACAGGAGCCCCATCTTTCGCACTTATGTGCTACTCTACTCACTTCTTTTATTGCTTTCGATAGTCGTTAGAGAACAAAACCTTTAGTTTCATATTCAGATAAATAACGGAAATAATATCCGCATCTTGGCTTAGTTTTCACATTATGGTTACATTGATTGAGTATTGTAGTTTTTGTAACTCCTAATTGTCTAGAAGCTTCACTCACTGAACCATATTTATTTAATAATTCTTGTTGCATATTAAAGACACAAACATGAATTGATTGAGAATCTTCCCAACTCTTATCGTTTTCGGCCAAACCATCATCAAATGCCGCTTGTGTATTTTCCGCGACCGTACCCCAACGTAAGTTATTAACATTTAAATTAGTCTTATCATTATCTAAATGCATTACTACTGGATAATTATTTGGATTAGGAATATAAGCTTCTGCGACTAAAATATGTACTCGTCGCTGCCGCTATCCTTCTGGATAAGTGATTCCACAATACATATATCCATTATTCTTATTTGGAAATACTGATTTATGATAGAATAAATCATTTCCATAATCTTTATAAACATTACCAGTTGGAGTAATATAATCGGTTTGGCTACCTTTTATAAGTCTTAGTTCTTCTTTAATTTCAGTTTTGTGAATTAATTTATCATTCATTTTTCTGCGGGCCATTTTGACCACCTCCTTCTATATAAATAGTAGGAGAAGCTTCTAATGAACTTTAGTGAAAACTTCTGTTTTACTAAAAATTTTATCCTACGGGATTACCTTGCCATTTATTTGGTTTAGGCTTTCTTACCATCTTATTACGATTGCCCGTTTAATGGGGTTCTTTTTTCACGTAATTACTTACGCGACTCCCAATCCGAATAGTTTAGGAGTGTAATATACTCCGAAGTTTAATTTATATTCTTTTTTAAATTCTGCACATCTATCTTTAAATAGTTGCTCAATCCTCTTAGCTAATTCCATTCCTTTTTCAGTTGTATGATCACAGCCAATTAAGATTTGAAGCGTTTCCGCAAGTCCTAACTGCCCGATAACAATAGTACCATGCTTTAATGCTGAGCGAATTCCTTCTTCTGGATGATAACCGAGCATCGTATTATTTTCATACATAAACTTTGCAGAAGCAGGAGACTGCTTACAAATCCATTCAAAACGTTCAAGAAGCATATCTTTAGCCTCATGTATCTTTTGATCTAAGCAACGTAAGAAATGATTAATTAAATCTTCTTCTCTATCCCATCCTCTTGGATTATTTGAAGCTGATTTAGCATTCATTGCAATAGTCGGCATAATAATAGTAACAGGACATATATTTCCGCGGCCATCCTTACGTTGTGGATTAACACCTGGTTCTGCATTTATGTCCGCGCCATTTGCCGTACGGCATCCCATTGTGCTGAAATACGTTGTTGGATCGTTTGGATCGTATCCTGCATTTCCAGACCAATCAATATTAGCATAATTGGGATAAATACGTTTAGCGGTGGATTCAAGCGCAAGTTGATATAAGTCATAATTTGGATCACCGGGCGCGCGATTAATGCCTTTTCCAAGTTGGAAAATACCACATGGGAATATAGGAGTTTTATGATATTTACCTACACCCCTAATAGAGCCTTCTAGCAATGCCTTAATTACCATACGACCTTCAGGTAGTGTACAAGTACCATAATTAATGGATGTGAAAGGCAGCTGATTTCCGCTTCTGGATTGGAGCGTGTTAAGGTTATGATACATGCCTTCGACGGCTTGTTTAAGTTCGCGTTCAGTCATATCCATTGCATAATTGTAGGCTTTTGGATAAGTTTTAGAAATATCTTGATTTCCAATAATTGGTTTGCTAATAGAGAGATTCTCATTTTTTATATAATCTCCATGATATTCTTTGATGTCTTCTATTGAATCGTCCTTATTTTCAACGTATTTAATTCCATCATCAAAATGCTTCCAAAAACTCTTCCTCACATAAGGCACCATCGTCCAGTCCAAATGTGTCGCGCTAACGCCACCAAACTGCATTAAAGATTGTAGTTGGAATATAACCGCCACAAGCTGGAAAGCAGTATTAATAGAATTAGCTGGGCGCACATCCGTTTGCCTAGTGTTAAATCCTTTAGCTAGTAAATCATCAAATGGAATACTTAAACAATTATGCATACCTACTGCATAAGCACTTAAATCATGAATATAAATCTCATTATTTAAATGATTATTACGAGCCATTTCAGACATACAAAAATCAAGTGCATATTGCTTCATCATTTCATCAGAAGCTTCACCGACGCGGCCGCCAAATGAATGTTCATCTATATTTGCATTTTGATTTTGCACGTTAGATGCCTGTAGTTTTTCACTAATAGCACGAATAAATTCAGTTGAATTTGCGCGCATAATACCATGTTTATAGCGATACTTAATATACGCTTTACCAACTTTTAAGTCATAATCAGTTAAATAGTCTTCAACTAATTCTTGTATATCTTCTACTCCAAGTGGGTCATCCATTTCATTAGCAACATACTCTACCTCATTTGCTATCTCTGCAGCATAAGGTGGCATACCTGTTTCTGTAGGATACACTTCATGCCAAGCTTTACATATAGCCGTTTGAATTTTTTCTTTATCAAATGGTACTAACTGTCCAGTACGTTTACGAATTTGTAATTTCATATGAATCACCCCTTAAATTTTTTCCCACAGTAGGGGCATTCATCGGTATTAGAAAAATCATAATGCCCCATATTATGAGGGCACATTTTTTGTAGAGCTTTGATTTCATCACGAATGACAAATACCCTATCTGAACGTTCCATTTTACTTAATTCTTTCTTTAAAGCCGCACTTAAACTTTCATACTTACTTCTAATGTCTGTAACTTCCATATTTCCAAAAACCTCCTTGTTTAACCGTTTCTATATTTTGATAAAACAAGTTCTTTTGAGAAGGATATTTCTTAATTATTATTTCAAGCTGCTCGCGCTCTGGGCGAATTTCAGTCATACGTTTATCTTTAGGAATCCTTTCTACTATAGATTTATATTTACTTGTTTCACCTTGTGTCCAAGTCGCAATCAGCTTGGATATATCTGTAATTGGATTATAGCATCCTATTGCAGGTTCTTCATATTTTATTTTTAATGGGATGCCGCAACTCCAAAATACATACAATAAATTAAGTTTATAAATAATATCTTTGAAATAGTCTGATTGATAGTGGAATGAGCCACCAAGCGATAAGTAAACTTGTGAACTTGGCGGAATTACTGCGAGTAATCGGTTCTTATAATGTTTCATTAAAATAGGTGTTTCTTTTAATGGAATCTCTAAATCTAAATACGCATCATTTCCACGAGCAATCAGGCTGTTTTCACGCACTTCTAAAAAATCTGAAATTTTCTTATAATGTGCTGGATGAATGAATTGTATTGAAGATGGAGTTCGCCGCATGATTTTATCAATAACTTCTCTCCATCCTTCTTGAAAGAAATCATTATCATAGATATAAAAGCGATGCCGTTTATGTACTGCTGGTAGCGGCAAAATCTCTTCACCTGCGTGCCATCTATAATAAGAATTGTCTAATAACTTACCAATCTCTTTATCATCTAATCCCGCGATACGTTTATCTTTAAGAAAATTTTGATATATACGAGTGCGTGGTAATGTAAAGTCAATTAATTTATTTTCAAATGGTACATATATGCCATTTGTAAAAGCGGTACCACCATATACCACATTAGGCGCCCGAAGGAATGCTTCAGGCACCGTAGTATATTCTTTAGATTCACTAAATATATAGATTTTTTCATAATTAGTTAATTCAGTTTCATCTAGATTTATTAGGCGGCAAAACTTGTTTTCTTCTGTTTGATAATAATTAGCTAACTTCATTATCTCAAGATTGGGAGGACAGAGTTGAGGTTTTGGCCAACTCTATAACTAAAGATCTACTAAGCCCACCATTATTCATTCACCTCAACTCGTTCTGTCTGGAACTCTAAAGTTCCATCATCATGTATTGCTGTAATCTTGGAAATTACGGGATAAAAACTATCTTTCCGCTTTTTAGGAATAAAGTCTCCGCCACGACGAATGCCTTGCACCATTAGTAATGAACCGCGCGAAAACCAGCTGCGCTCAATGACATGTTTGCGCCCGTCCGCGCCTTTTTGAGATAACTGTTTATCAAACATGGCATATTGATTCTTATACACCTTAACATTAACTACACCAGTCGGCGTCAGCAATGTTACAGTATTCTTCATCTTATTCTTATCAATAACCGTGCCAATGATTCGTCTCAACTTATATATTCTTACCTCATTACCGTCCTTACCAGTAAAAGTATAATCTACTTCTGGCTCTTCCGGCAGCTTAAAGAAATCATCATATAAATACTGAGAATCCGCTAATTCATGTGGATGACTATAAAATGAAACCGATTCCATTTCCCAATGTGATATATTTCCTGCCGCATACTTATTAAACATTTCATCATATAATGCTTTGTTTAATTTATTCAGTACTTCTTCTTTATTTTCCTTTAAATACATACGCATTGGATCCATACCACGCTGATATAAATTATCCCATATTGTTGCTGAAATACTTGTACCATTTGAGATATAATCGGCACTAAAATTATTCGCAATAAAGTTAATAGCCGCATCATTTAATTGATAATTTTCAACTTTCTTTTGCTGCTTTAAAAACTTATTAAATAAGAATAACTTCTTACAAAAACTTAATTTTTCTGGAATTAAATCATAATTAATAAGCATTTGCATATTCTGTAAGGTCAATCTCTGTTTCTTATCAGCTATCATATCAATATACTTTGCCATAATTTCTTCACGAGGTAAACCTACTAATTCATCAAATGCTCCACATTTAATTAAATTAGACATTTGAGTCTTATTTAATTTAACCCTCTCTAAAAAATCATCCATAGAAGCAAATGGACGCTTTTCCATAATATCTTTTATAATTGAGATTGATAACCTTGTTATACCACGAAGTCCATATAAAATTTCATTCTTTGAAACAACAGGTGTAAAAGTATAAGAAGAACCATTAATATTCGGCGGCGAGACTTTAATTCCATAGGTGCTAAATCGGCCAATCGCTGATGCAACCTTACCATAATCCATACTCTTGGTTTTTTCTTTTTTCTTATCTTCTTTTTCACCCTCGGTTACTTCATTCTCTTCTTCCCATTCTTCTTGTTCTTCTTCTTCATCTGGATCTTCATCAGGTTCTGCTTCAACTACTAAAGAAGCTTCGCCATCTTCATCGTATTCAACAGTTTGAATACCGCCGCTATCTACAATAAGATTTGCGGTATTCCAGAATATAATTGGGAAAAAGCGTGCAAGATTCATTTCTTGTAATGCAACTATTGAATATGAATATGTATGTGCCGCATTAAATCCATATCCACGGCTTAATGCAATCTCGATATTCCATACATAATTACAGAACTTTTCACTTAATCCTTTTTCTTTTACATTATCAAAGAATTGTTTTGTTAATGCATCATATTCTTTAGGATTTTTCTTTGCTATGGACTTTCTTAATTTATCTGCAAACTGTAAGTCCCAACCGCCACATTCAGGCAGCTGTACTAACTGCATAAACTGTTCCTGTGTGATGGACATACCATCTGAGATATCTAATTCACGATGCATAATCTTACGTTCTTCATCCGTAAGACCCATCTGAATCATTTCTTTGTCCCAATCCTGCGGCCGCTCCCTAAATCGCGCGTACTTATCCAATGGACTTTCTGCACCCTTTTCAATTGCCATTAGACGAATAACTGAATTAAGAACCGCGAGTTCGTCAACACTACGTGGATGTGTTAATGAGATACCACGCACACCGCTCTGCTGTTCCATCTGAAACAAAGATACAATTTCATGGTTTTGAACCATATCCCACATTTTCTCGTCATCACGATTTATTTTATAAACACCGAGTGCATTTTCATATGTTTCTCTTAAAGTTGGATATTGTTTAATGTAACCTTGCTCAACTAACAAATCCAAACATGTATGAATCTTATCAGCTGCTTCAACACTCAACAAGTCCATCTTAATCATTGAAACATCTTCAAGATCATGTAGCTCAAATTGTGTAATAATTGTACCATCAGGCGCGCGCATCAATGCACTAGACTCTGTAAAATCTTCATCTGTAAATACAACACCGCCTGCGTGAATGCCCTGACCACAAATTAAACCCTCAATTCTTTGAGCTACTTCCCAAAGTCCGGGATGCTTATTAACCTCATTTATAAAAGTCTGATTCGGTGGGATTCCATTTTCTTCATCACCATAATAAGTTTGCTTTAACGTATAAACCTGACCACGCTCTGCTTGAATAAGATTAGAAATATAAGATGCTTCATCATTATCTATACCTAAGCCGCGACAAGCTGTTTGAATTGCTGACTTTGACTTTTCTGTCTTAAAAGTGGCAACATTTGATACTCGGTTTTCTCCATATACTTTTCTTAGATGCTCCAAAGTCTGTGCTCTGCGAACACCCTCAATATCAACATCAATATCGAGCACGGAAACACGTGCTGGATTAAGAAAGCGCCAAGGATATGTCTTAGTTTTTTCTCTTAAACAATTTATTTGAATAATATCAAGCGCATAAAGTAATACGAATCCCATACCAGATCCACGCGCTGGCAATACAATCGTTCCTGCATTCCAACATTCATCTATAATCTTTTGTAGATTTAAGAAATATGCAGACCACTGTGCTTTATTTACTTCTGAAGAAATCCAAGTCATTTCTAGACATTCATTTAGTGCTTTATATGCTTTTTCATTTTGAAGATCTTCATGCTTCTTAATACCATTAATTAGCGCATCTACCAATATATTATCTGCCTTATGAGGAGATAAAATAAAGTTTCCAAGCGCTGGCATCTTCTTACTATATTCAGTTATTTCTTGTGTAGTGAGTTCTTCAAACTTACGCCAAGGCAAGCTTGGAATCTTTAATGACTTTAATACACTAAAATCTTCACACCTATCTTTTATTTCTCTAATTGCATTATATGCGGCTTCAATTTCTTCATTAGATAAATATGGAAAGAAACTACGAATCTCTTCATCACTCATCATATACGTTGTCGCATAGAATGAACGAACTTCTCTATCACCATCTTGTGAATTAAGAAATGCTTCATGAATTTTAGCTTCTTCCGGCCGCCCATAATGGCTATCAGTTGTTATAATATATTTAATTCCAAGTTCTTTTGAAATCTTTAATAATTGCTTATTAACAAATACTTGTTCTTTTCCATTTGAAGGCTGCATCTCCAAATAGAAATTACCTTTACCAAATATATCTTCAATATATAGGCACCAACGCTTCGCAGTTTCATAAAATTCTTCATCGCCTGTATCCATATATTGAAGTAAGAATTTATCTAACTGAGAACCCAAACAAGCACTTGAAGCTATCAAGTGCCCAGGATTTGGCTTTACAATATCTTTTAAATCCTGATAATAAGTTGGACGTCTACGTTGACGCCGACTCATATATGAACGCTGCCATGCTCTTGTCGATAACTGACAAATCTGTTTATATCCAATCTTATCTTTTGCAAGAAGAATAAAGTGAAAATATCTATCTTTCGTTTTATCAAAATTCTTCGCGGTTAAACCATTACGAGTAAGATATATTTCATTACCACGAATTAACTTAAAATCTGGATGTGTTTCTTTAATCTTCTTATAATATTTCTCTGCCTTAATATAACTTGATATAGTTTCATGATCAGTGATTGCAACACATTCGTGCCCAAGTTCAATTGCTAAATCAATTAGACCTTCAACACGATTAATACAGTCACGAAGAGTTTCATTACTATACATCGTGTGATTATGGCAGGATCCTGGATACTTTGACATTTACTCACTTCCTTTATCTATATCTATTATATCACAAATTTTATTTTTAGTCAATCAATCATTACTACCGTTAAAACTGGGCAGCAAGGATTTGCAGAATCGCCATCATAAAACTCTTCTTCAATATGGCAACCTTCTACATGATAGCCTCCCCAATCTACTACTAGCAAATCTTGAGACATTTCTTGTAGTTTTTCAATGAATTCTTTTACTGTCATATTATCCTCCATTGAATACAGAAATAGTATTCATAATAATACCGACACTAATTAATGCCCAGCCAACAAATCGTTTCCAATTTTTATTTTCTTCAATGCCGAAACCCCAAGTTAAAAAGCCAAGAATAATTGTGTTAATAATAACACGCACATCAAAAGTCATACTTACTATTATCCTCCACTAATTCATAATCAGTAATGAATACTTGGACTGATTCTTTCCCCATCCAAGAGTTAAGATTCGCGCGCCCATAGACAGTAAGTTTTTTAGTTCTGTTGTTCATAACTTCTTCAATGAAATCTGTATCTTTAAATTTCACATAATCAATACCATTATATGAAATCTTGATACTATCTTTACTTGCTCCCATAACCATAACATTCATTAATGGAATATCCTTAATAACAATCATTGGCTCTTCAATATGATTGCCGAAGTATTCTGGATGTGAAGCAAGACAGCTAAGTAATTCATCATTATAATCATTACCATCTAAGATGTAATCTACAACATAACAATTTTCAAAGTCTTTTGCACTTAGATGCGTGTTAGCATAATTTAATAGAGAATCTATTTTATCGCCATTTAATCCCCAGCCAGCGGCGTTATCGTGTCCAGCGGTATATGTTACTAATCCGCTATCTTCCAAGAACTTCTTAAAGCTAGGCAATCCAGCGAAATTTCCATCAGAACGAATACTACCTTGAATTTCATTGTCATTATTGCGACGGCCAATCATAACAGGCTTATGATACTTACTTACAACATTCATTGCAATTAGGCCAGTAAGTTCTTGTGGAATATTATCCATAGCATCTAATTCTACAAGAATAATATTATTATCATCTAAGCCATCTTTCTGAATCTTAAAATCTACTATACCCATAGCCTGTTCTTTTAATCTATCTTGTCGTGCTTTAGCGTTCTTGCCTACTCGCGCAGTCTGCTCAGCTGCATATTCAATATCTCCTGGACGTGCCCCACGTTTAGTACTCGGCATAGCTCTATTGGGCTCAATAAAACAATAAAACATTGTTTCTTTTTCTGTGATTGTTCCTACGCGCGTAATAGCATTAATAAGAGGAGCAATATAAAAGGCAATATCAATTGGAGTTAAGCCATTATATGGAGAAACAGCTTTATCTTTCAATGAATATGCCTGAGATTCAATAAGCGTTCTAAAGCCTTCATTATGAATATTCTTTAATCCTTCCATCATAATATAGTTAGTCTCTATATTCGTTCTATCCATTACATCCGCGATTTCTCCAAGCGCGGCTAAATCTATATAATTATGTGCTTGATCTATTCCTAGTTTTGCATCTAGGACTTCGCAGAACTTATAGACAACACCAGCCCCACATAATGACTTATTTGGATAATCTGGTGATAGCTGATTATTTACTACAATAGTCGTTGGAAGATTGGAAATAACTGGATTACCCTGGTCATCATATAGCTGTTCATGATGATCTAAACAAATAACATCCATACCCATTTCTCCAAGTAAGTAATGCTCTTTTACATCATATGAACCTGCATCAGGCAAAATTACTAAATCCCAACGTGCTTCATCTGTAATCCAATCTACTTTATCATTAAGACCGTGTTGCTTATGATCATGTACAGTAAATTCTAATTCTATTTCTGGAAAAATATGTTTAATATATAGCCAGAGAATTGCACTTGATGTAAATCCATCACAGTCAGCATCTACAACAAAAAGAATTTTATGCTTTTCACGCAAATGATGAAGTAGCATCTCTGCGGCAGCATCAACATTCTTTAATTGATATGGATCATTTTCACATAACATACTAGGATTCATAAATTGCTCTATATCTTGAACTCCTCTATCTTGTAGAAGCTCTTTTAGTGCTTTATCTGGATTAGTACTATATTCTTTTCTTAATCTATATCTCATAGTGTATCACCTGCATTAGTAGAATATCCTACCCAATTACACTTATCACATTCATATTGATATTGTGCTGGATACGAAGTTAAAACTATATCATTTCTACGGAATAGCTTTGCCCCGCATTTCGGACATTCAACGTTTACTTGTGAGCGTGTTTTCCATGTATCAATAGATATCATTTTATCAAATTCATCCCATTTCATTTTCTATTCTCCTTATCTTACTCTTATTCTATGTCTATAAAGTTTTTCAAAAACTTCTTTACCTCTATCAAATGGAGAATCTTTATATCTTAAAAGATTATCCATATCCCATATATAATAAAATGTTGCTTGCCCTTGAAATTTTCTACACATATTCTCTATTTTTGTGCGATATTCTCTTGCCTCATTTGAGCGCCAATCTTCATATTCTTTATCAAAAGCAATTGTAATTTCATTCGCGCCGAGAATATTAGTTAACAAACTTACATGAAATTTATTTATCATTGATCCGCAACATGCTACTGCATTTGCATATTCACCATAATATCCTTCATCCAATAATACTGATTTTTCACCTTCCGCGATTATCGCGCTTCTGCGCTTTCTAATTGCATTTTGATGTTCATATATACCGTATAAGTTAAAATGTAATGGATGTGCATATAATGTTTGACCAATTTGTACTGGCCGATATTTTCCATATTCTTCTGCTTCTTCTGGATTAAGTGTCCGCGCGCGAATACCTACCAATCGACCATTTATATCAAAATGTGGAATCGTTATCTTATTTTGAGCATTTAAAAATCCAATATGAAACTTATCCATAACTTCGGGCTTGATTCCATCTTTAAGCCACAAAGGATGATGATATGGAAGAAAATAACTTAACATTTCTTTTGGATATTCAGTTAGTTGAGGAATAGAAGAATCAAACTTATATTGTTCAAAATTAATTTCAGATTTATATTTCTTATGGTCAGAAATTGTAATATGCTTAATGCATTTCTTTACATAATCTACCGCTTCTTCAAACTCTACTTTATGATAATTTATTCTCATAAACTTTTGATATAAAGTAAAGATTGACATCGCTTCATTACATTCTGTATAGCATCTAAATATTTTATTATTTTGATACCAATATAGCTTCATTGATTCTGCTTCATCTAATGGATTATGACAAATTGTCGGACAGACTAAATATCCTTTATCTTCATACATTGCAATTTGATCTACGCCCAAACTTTCTAGAAATGTTTTCACATCTTCCAAAGTAATAGAATCTATCATATCTTGAATACTTACATCTAACAAATCTAGTTCTGGATCAAGTCCTTGTAATGATGCTGTCATTTATATTATCCTTTCTCCATACTAATTTTTCGTTCACTCGCGCTTGAGAATAAATCAATTGGCTCTGGAATAGGTTGATTTAAAGCATTTGTAATAAATAAATCTTCTCTTTCTCCTGTACCTAAATGTAATCTTATCCAAATTCTTATCATTTTATAGCGGCCACGCCGCATTTTATAGATATCCAATACATGAGTCGGACGAGTTGAATCTTCAATACACTCTGGTTTAATTGTGCCATCACGAACCGCTACTTTCAAACCTGCTTTCAATGATAACCATCCTTTTTCCGAGATACGAGTCATTACATAACCCATATCTGCTTTATCAGCTATTGATTTCGCCCCACGGATACTTTTCTCATCTTTAAACTCCATCTCATCATTTTCCATACCCAATGCATTTACCTGAGTCGCAGATGAAATAAAAATATTATAATCTTTGGCAAGTTGTTTTAACTGGTTCGCCATCATCATTAGAATAACATCTTCTCTAACATTATTCTTTGTAAATTGTCCAATCATACTTGCCGTAGAATGAATATAATCGAAAAATACATACTTAACTTCATCAACTGTTGCATACTTACGAATCGTTGATTGAACATTTTGTAAGTTTGGATCACTTATTTCTTCAATAATAAAGTATCCACTATATTCTTCCATTATTCTTGCCGCGGCTTTAACTCGTGCCAATTCCATTGGAGTTTCATAATGTCCTGTTAAAATATGATCTTCATCTACTCCAGAAAGATATGCTAACATAATTGTTTGCAACTCTTCTTTATCCATTTCTGTTACAATGAATAATACTTTTCTTGGCATCCGTACATTACCTTCAGAATCCAATTCTTCAATAAATGAATTCTTTTTATGCGACCACCGCTTCGGATAAGCCAAATGACATGCATCAAATATACTTGTACGAGACTTACCTGCACTTGTACTTGCACTTTTTAAAAAGAAACAACCTTCTCGTGCGCCTCTACATACTGAACTAAAAATCTTTCCTTCCATTGAAGGCCCAATACTTGGAGAAGTTCTTAATTCTTCAATTAATGTCATAACCCCTTCCGCGGGATTTCCCTGCCTACTATTACCATTCGTAAATTCACTACGAATTTCATTATACTTTTTCTCAACACTATTTAATATTTCATCTAGTGTTGCCGCTTCTAACTTATTAATTAAAGATACTTCTAATTTCGGATCTTTTGCATCTTTATCATCAATAAAATATTCACTAATATCATAATGTTCTTGCTGTAACTTTCTTAATAATGAATTCTTTTTTAATCTTTTATAATATACTTCAAAGTTGCCTAATTGGGCGTACTCATATGCGTTCTTAAGAAAGTCAAGACCGTTTTCACCTTTATATGTTGATGCGGCCAAACCACCGCTTCGTTCAATCTCTTGGTCTACCTCCATCGGCGTCAATGCCGTGGCGCCCGCCTCATATAATTTTTTAATTGCCATTAGACATACTTTTGCTGACTTAAAATCAAAGTCTTGCGGACGTATGTCTGGATACTCCAAAAATAATAGAGGTTTATACATTAAGCAACCGATAATCTGGCGATAAGCCTGAGTGTCGGATAGCGTCATATAATTCCTCCTTTACTTTAATCTAATAGTGCATCATCAAGATTTATTTCTTTTTTCTTAGAAGTGTTTTCTTTAATAGGAACTACATATTCATGTGTCTCTGTATTTGCAATTGCTGCCGCAATACTACTCGCGCGAGCCTGTCTATCTGCACGCCAAGCTTTCATATTTGCCATACTACGTGGTCCTACCAAAGCCAATGACTCAGACAATTTGTCTTTCTTTGATACATTATAAATATAATCAAGACAATCAACAATTGCATCATCTGTATAACCATATTCATTTTTCAAACGTTTTCTCTCTGTCCAAATACGTGGCCCAGGACTCTTAATTCCAAATATTTCACACACTTTATTTGAGAATCTTTCTCGCGCTAACTTTTCTTCATAACAAGTTGGACAATACCAATATGTAGTTTTTCCACTAAGAGATGCATACTGAATTAATTCATCTTTATAAAATTCACCTTTACATCCAGCACATTTTCTAGTTATCTGCATACTATCACTTCCTATATTTCATTCTGTATAAAGTATACCATGATTTCCAGAAAAAGTCAAATAAAAAAGAGCCTTTCGGCTCTTTTATATATTACATCAACTGTTTTACTTCATCAATAAAGTATTCAACCAATGAAGACTGTGAAGGAACTGCTTGACTTAGTTTAAAGTCTTCAGAACCGAATACCTTCTTAATAATATCCTTCATAATCATCAAATGCTGATCTTTATTTTCTTCGCCGCCAAGTTCAAGATACTTAATCCAAATTGCTTTAGCTTCAGCCATTACCTCAGTAAATGGACGATCTTTAATTTGTGCAATTTCTGTATGATCAGTTACCTGCGCGCCATCAAGCTCCACTGCTTTATCAATTGCTTCACCAATTGCATCTACTAATTCTTGATATCCAAATTTAATCTTTGGAGCAAGATACTGATAACGACTACCGGCAAATACATATGGGGTTGACCGTGTGTATAAATATCTTTCCGAAGTTCCATCTGGATTCATCTGTACTTGTAGATAACCAATAATATCTACAATAGAATTAATAATTGTATAACACTGATTTGGTAGATCGGGACAAACCGCTGTAATGGCTTCACCATCTTCATTACGCATTTCGGTTGGTTTATCTTTACTATGGGCAATAAATAAAATGCCAAAACCTAATAGTGTAATTTCGCGCCAAAATTCAGAAAATTCTGTCTTTAGCATATTCCAACCTTGACCCCAAGGCACATCCCTAATACTATCTACATTTTCACGCTGACAAATATATTTCTCACATAGCTGCCAAGCAATCGAGGCCGTATCTACTACAATTGAATCATACATTTCTTTTGCCTGCGGCTTACGAAGTTGTGTTAGAACTTTCTTTGCATCTGTCCAACGAAGAATAGGAGCACTACGAATACCAGCGAGAGCATTTGTACCTTGTTCAAAATTCATAAATAGTGCACGAGGAAGCTGACTACCAAATGTAGATTTTCCTGTTTTCGGCTGACCATAAATTAATAGGAACTTTCCCTTTAAGTCTCTTGAAATCTTAGAAGGCTCAAGAGAGAAAATATCAATATCTGCCATTTAATCCACCTCCATTAGTAGAAAAGGAAAGTAAGGCTTTCGCCTTACTCCCAATCATACTTCTTAGAGGAAGCTTCTGCGGCATTAGCACTACCAGCGCCCTGCTTTGTAGTATGAGCGCGAGCATTAATCTGCATCTGCTCAATTGCCGCCTTACGTTCATTAAATGCCTTCTTAATTTCTACTGGATCATATGCAAAATCTTCTTCCTTACATTCATCATCACCAGTAGTAATAATTAGCTCACGCACAAACTTAGTTGTGGTTTCTGGTACATCTTCACCCCAGCCGCTAGACTGTACTTCCTCTTCCTGAGAAAGAACACGAATACGGCCCTTAACGGTAACTGTACCATTGGTTTCCCAATTACGAGAAATATATTCAACAGTATCGGGAGCTTCAACAATAAACTCAACTACGTCGAGCTTTCCACCATACTGTACAATACCACCCTTAATCACTAGACGGCCTGTAGTATCACCTTCACGATCTACTTCATCATGCATATCCATAATAAAGATATCAGTTACAAAAGATGCTACATCTGCAACACGAGCCTCATTAATAAATGAACCACGAATCTGCCAACCATTAATTAGCTGTCCAGTACGAGATACAAAGTTATTTTCCTGTAGAGAAGCGCCTGTTAGACGTACATGAGATGCATGATCAATACCAACATTCTGTGCCGTCTTCATTAGCTTTAGATCATTTAGGCTCTTCCAGGCAGGATTATTCTTACCAGTAGATGTATACTCAGTTGCGAACATACCAACCTGTACATCACTAGTTTCTTCCTTTCCGCCATAAGTCTGAGTAACACGAACTGTTACCGTTGCACGCTGATATGGACGACCATCAGATAGCTTACCATCTCCGAAGGTTACATCCATTAGAGTACCTGCTAGATTTAGTTTATTTGTTGCCTGAATATTAATACTTTTCATTTTACATTTCTCCTTTGCTTCGTTATTTATTCTTAATTAAAATTCTGCTTCTGCTTCCTTTGCGGCCTTCGCAGCTGCTTTTTCTGCGGCCTTGCGTTCCTTTTCTGCCTGCTTTGCGGCGAGCTTAGCCTGTTCTTCAGCTACTGGATCGTAGGCAAGGCCAGCTTCAGTTAGTGTATGATACTTAACTTCCTTAGTCTTAGCTTTCCGAGTCTCAGTTGCTGGTTCTAGTTCAACTACTTCTGTACGAGTAATACGAGTATAGCCATTCTTTTCAAGAGGATTAATACTACCAATAACTGCGCTCAAAGAAATCCCTAGAGCATCCTTAATTTCATTCTTAGAAAATTCCTGACCATAATGTTCCTTTAAAAAATTTAGTACGCGCTCACTATTAACTGTCATATGCATTTCTCCTTTTTATATCTTATATAGATTTATTTGTTATTTTAAGCTTATTCAATTGTTCTTCAAATTACTTTATCCCGCACACGGGCCACTTTTCTTTTTTCATATATAGTATATATTAAATTTTATAAAATGTCAAATAATTATTCTTTTTCTTCAATAATAAATTTTTCATTTGCCATTTTTCGCGCAAGTTCATTATCTGAACCCGCCTTGTCTACAATTTCTTGTAGCTTTGGAATTACATCTGTCTAATAACCAGTAATAGCCTTATGCAATGCATTTATTTTATCTTGTAATTGATTTACCATTATCATTGCGCCCACTAATAATCGCGCAGCTTCAGGTTGCGTAGGTGCATAATTATCACCTGCTTCTTGAATTGTATCTACTAATGCTTGAAAATCATCACGCATAATTGTAGCAGTGGACAAGCCTTTTTCATCATTCTAGCTTCTATTATATTCCATTACTGATTCGGCAGAAGCCGCAGTCGCTTGTGCCAAATCCTTAAATAATGTTATATATTTCTTATCCATTCTTTACTCCTTTTACCGCTCGACCGGTAATTTTATATGTATTATCTCCTACCCACTTAGCTTCCTTTACATATTCATCGGTATTAAGCTTAATTGCTTTTACACCTTTGGTTGTACGCCCAGTATAACTTAAATCACTTAGAGGATAACAGTTGTAATAATCATTATTACTAATAACAACTACTCTATCATCATCATCGCTACTTAGAATAATTTCTACAATGCTATCATCATCATCCATCTTGTTAATTGCTACACCTTTTTTCGCGCGAGCAACGTATTCTCCAATATGGCTTTTCTTGATAAAACCTTTCTTAGTAATACAAGTTAAAGACTGATAAGCATTAAAACTCATAGTATCAATCAGTAGGCGCGGATGTTCTCCTCCAATATCAGCTACATCAGTTATTTTATATTCTTTATCCAACTTTAACTTACTAAGAGAAATATTATACATTTTTCCTGCATCAGTAATCAATGTAAGTGAGCCAAGATTTGTTGTGTATATAATAGTCTGTTTGAACTTAGCTTCTTTACCTTTTTCAACAAGCTTAATTGTCTTTCCATTATAAATAACAGCGATATCTTGTTCTTCAATTTCTTCAGGTTCTTCTTCATCACCAAGCGTATTAGTGATTTGCGTTCGTCTTGCGTCACCAAATTTTTGAGATACTAAATTTAGTATTTCAATTAATTTTTCATCTAAAGCAGTAGGCTCAGATAATAGGTAGCGACAGTCCGCTATAAACCTAGTAAGTTCTGCTAGCTCATCATTTAATTTTACGCCGTCAAGTCTGCATAGAGAGGATAGTTTCATAGCTAAAATCGCATCAACCTGCTCTTTATTGAATTTGTATTTTGCTATCAATGCTGCGGCAGCATCCTTTGGACTATCACTACCTTTGATAATAGCAACGATATCATCAATATTAGCTAAGGCAATTAGTAAGCCATTAATGATGTTTTCGCGCGCGAGAGCTTTATTTAAATCAAATTCAATTATATTACGCTTACATTCTCTAATATGAGCAATATAAGCATCGCATGCTTCGCGCCAACCAAATACTTTCGGGAATCGCCCTTTATCCAAAAGAATCATATTTACAGAAAAATGATTTTCAAGTGAAGTATCATGATATAACTTGGCAATCATTTTATCTGGATTCTGTCCTTTGGAAAGATAAATACGAATATCAGCAGTTTTCTTTGTATGGTCAATAACCTTATCAATACCATAATCTGGGTCTTCATTTACCAGTGATGCAAGCTGATCCATTACAGTATTAGTAAATACTCCATATGGAAGCTCTGTTGCTTGAAGCATATTTTCTTTAGGCTGATAAGTTATTTTCGCGCGCAAGCGTATAGATTTACCTCGCCCAACTCGTAAACTATCTTTTACTTCAGCAGCATTTGTAAGAATACCGCCTGTAGCGAAGTCAGGAGCACAATAAATTTGATCAAAGCTGACTGAAGGGTCTTTAATAATTTTAATAAGAGCATCATTAACCTCTTTAAGATTAAATTGAGGTACAGATGTTGCCATTGCTACCGCGATACCTTGACAACCATTTACAATATTCCAATATCCAATAGAAGGAAATACAGATGGAATTTGTTCTGAATCATCATAATTCCAGTACCATTCTGTAATGGCATTTTTCTTTAGGCCGTCAAACATGAAGTCTGAAACTTCACTAGACTTCATTTCTACATAACGAGCGGCCGCATGGCTATCGGGAGATGAAGGATTACCATAACTACCTTGTACATCTTCTAGCGGATAGCGGCTTGACCATGGTCTGGCCGCACGAATAAGAGCGTCATACATTGCTACATCACCATGAACATATGATTGAGACATGGCCGAAGCTACGCTCTTTTGTGCTTTCTGAAACTTATCCTTATGAGTGAGCTTATTTGTAAACTGAGCATATAGACCTTGCCGCAAACCGATTTTTAGCATATCACGTACATCGGGTAGTGCACGTTCTTGTGCTACTGATGCTGCATATTTTAAAAATGCTTCTTCAGTCGTTTTTTGAAAGTCTACATTTTTTATCATATTCTCACTCCTTTACCTATATTGCTAAAATCATATCTTGTAATTGTTTAATTCGTTCTTGATAATCTGCTACCATTTCTTGCTTTATTATTTCAGGAGATTCATAAAAATAAAATTTATATTGATTTTCTCCTAAATATAAATATCCATTTTCTTCAAGTTCCTTTAGAGCTTTTCTCGCAGTATCTCTACACATATTTAAATGCTATGATATATATTCTGGGCTATAAGCCATTGTCATATAAGATCTAAAAGTACATAAATAAATATAAATTTTAAAAGCATTAGGAGTTAATCTATGCATAGCCTCAATTATATTATCACTATACATAATTAAATATGGTCTTTCTTGCTTTTTAGAATCTCTAACCATTTCTCGGTGAATAGTAATATGCTTCTAATTTGGGATAAAATCAAGCTATTTCATATTTCATATTTTCACTCCTTTCTTTTTATTTATTATAACATAAATTTTAGAAAATGTCAACTATTATTCGCAAAAAATTCACGAATATTAAACCATTTATCTTCTATCAAATTACCAATTTCATCAATAGTTCTGCCCAATCCATTTGTCTTGCACCGAATATATTTGCCCTCTAAATCTTCCCAGCGCTCTACACCAACTGTATCCATAATTTTCATCATAGCTACGAGTCCATTACCCGAACTTGCTGTAAATTCTTTAGCACCTAAGTATCCATTACCGATACAATATCCACCGTAACTACAGCCCCAACCGTCACCTTCAAGCATTAAATCAAAAGTCAAGCAACCATGATCGGCCATAGAAATACGTGTATTTGTAATTTTTGCATTTTCAATATCCATATTTACCTCAACTATTAATTATATTAAAATCAACATTATCAAACAAGAAGTCTCGACGTCCCTCAACTTCAGTGCCCATTAGCATCTTTAGTGATTCTGCCGCGAGTTCAGCATCATTAATAGTAAGAATATCCAAACGCCGATTTACAGGATGTAGCATAGACTCTTCCATATCTTCTGCCACCATCTCGCCCAACCCTTTGTAGCGACTCTGTTCCCATCCATTATGAGTTTTCTTTAATTCAGCAAGTTCATCATCGTCATAAGCATACACATGCTGTTTGCCTTTACTTAATCTGTAAAGCGGCGCGCGCAGCCAACCAAGTCGACCTTCTTCAATAAACTTAGGCATTAGAACATAGAAGAGAGTTGCAATTAGGCACATAATAGAATATCCATCTACATCAGCATCCGTTGCAATCGCTACTTTCCCATAATTAAGTTTCTTTTCATTATAGCGCTCTTGAATACCACACCCAAGTGCCATAATAATATCAGATACTTCTTGATTTTCTAGACATTCTTCTAGCGGATGTTTCATTAGATTCTTTACTTTACCGCGTACGGCATATAGCGCTTCTGTCTTTACATCTCGCGCGGGCATCAAACCGCCCAATGCAGAATTACCTTCACAAATAATAAGCATAGAATCGGGGCCATGCTTTTCACAATCTTTAAACTTATCAGAAGAAGTCACCTTACGCTTACGTTGTTCAGTTTCTTTCTTCTCCATATTGAGTACTGCATTTCTCGCGCGTTCTGCGGCCTCATCGGCTTTTTCTAATCGTTCAATAGTAGCTACTACTGCATTAAATTCACTATTATGTTCATTAACAAATTGTTTTAGTGCTTCACTAATTGCTGCGGAAGTAGCAGTACGAGCTTCAGGATTAGCTAAAGCAGTCTTTGCTTGATTTGAAAATTGACCCACCTTAACTTTAACAGAAACAAAGCCATCAAGTAAATTACGAATAGTATCTCCATCAAATTTACTATTAGCTAAACTATTAAAAGTACGAGTTAATGAAGATTTAAATCCACTAATAAAGGCACCTCCATCTGGCATATAAAGTCCATTAGCATAGCCTTTAATATGACCTCGTTTTTTTACCCACTGTAATGCTAATTCAACTTCACAATCATCTGTTTTATAATTATAGTGAAATGGTTTTGAAATAGTATCTTTATTACTCAATCCATCAATCAAACCATTTTGTGATTGAAAAATTTCTTCTGGTGCTTTATCTACTATAAGTGAAATCTTAAGTCCTTTTGAAAAATAAGATAATTCTCTTAACATTTGGCGCAATTTATCAAGTTCAATAAAATAACTGCCATAAACTTTTTCATCAGGCGAATAAGTAATTTTTGTACCAGTAGAAGAGTCTCCTTTTTTAGCTATTACACCGGTTACCTCATGCGCGCCTTCATCATCACTTTCAAAGCGTTGTGTATAAATTTTTCCATCTCGATGTACTTCAACTTCAAGCCATTTAGCAGTATGATTGACAATTTTATTACCACATCCATTGATACCAACAGAAGATTCATAAGCCGTTCCAGCATGTTTACCACCGCTATGATTTATCAACATGGCGGCGGTAAGTGAGTTCATACCATCTTCACGTATTGCAACAGGAATACCACGCATGTTGTCTTCTACGCTAATAATGCGTTTACTAGTATCTATAATGATTTTTAGAAAGGGATTTTTAGGCTTATAAACTTCATATTCATCTTGTGTATTAACAATAAGTTCGCGCAAACCTAAATTAACTGCCTCCTGCCTATCTCCGGAAAGATACATTCCAATCTTTTCTCTAAATGCTCTACCTTGTGAAAGCGTTACTATATCTTTTCCTTCATAAGACATTAAATATTTCCCTCCTCATAATCTGATTTAAATCTCCAATGATATCCATAAGCTTTATGTTTTTT